ATGAGAAAATCAGAATTTTTAGAAGAATTTGAAAAAGAATACAATAATATACAAAATAAAAAAAATATAATTAATGCTGACGATATAACTCTTGATTTAATGAAGGAAAGAGGCAATAAAATTTTGTACTTGGCTGCTTTTTGTGTTTTATTTGCGGCATTATGTGTTATTATTTTTAAAAATGCTCTTGTTATTATTCCGTTTGCTTGTATTATTGCATTCTTGTTATTCAAATTATATTTCAATTATAAATTGTTAAGAAATAACAATATTGTCGTAATTGAATCGGTATGTACGAATAAGAAACAAGATGTATTAAATTTTGGCGTAAACAAGATTTATGAATTTGAACCAATTAATTCAGAACAATATAATGATTTAATATTTTTATCAATTGCCAATGAGGATACAGGCGGATTATTCAAGAAAAACCAAAAGATAAAAATAGGCTATACATATTATTTAGCTTTTAAGAAAAATGACGATAAAAAGTATTCAAACGAGAACTTTTTATGTTTCAAACGAAGTGTCTATAATGAGTCTGAAAGCAAAGAAAACAAGATTAATTCAAATACTTGACAAACAAAATATTATGCGTTACTATGTGTATAGTAAGTATTATTTAAGTTAATTAATTATTAAAATTAAGTCAGTTATTGCATTTTGCAACAACTGGCTTTTTTTATTTGTAAATTAAATAATCTTATTAATCCGAAAATGATTTTATGTTCAGATTTCATTTTCAAAAAACTCTTATGTGCAAAAAACAAATAATAATTTAAAATAACTTAGCCGGCACATTTGAGTCCGTAGGCAACGGAGAAAGGAATTTATTATGAACAGCTATAACTTTATCGGTAGAATTACAACGGATTTGGAGTTGAAGAAAACGCCAAGTGATGTATCTCTTGTGAATTTTATGGTTGCAATTGATCGCTACAATGGTAAGAATAAGGAAAAAACCGCAGATTTCATTCCTGTTAGCGCTTATCGTTCAGATGCTGAGAATATCGTAAAGTATTTTTCAAAGGGTTCTATGATTGGTATTACAGGTAACATTAAAACCGATACATACGAAAAGAACGGTGAAAAGCGTTATACTTGGAAGGTACAGCTTGAAAGTTTCTCTTTTACAGGTGGTAAAAGAGAAACTGCTAATTCAGATGAACAGCCTGCTGCACAACAGCCAGCTCCAAGTTATTCATCTGCTGATAACTCAGATTTTGAGGAAGTTGTTGATGATGACGATCTTCCGTTCTAAGGTAGGTGAAACATCCATATGGAATGTGTTTAAAACTTAATAATGACAACAAAAAAAGAGAGGACATTTTCCTCTCTTTTTTGTTATCAAGAAAATCTAAAAACATAATTATGTCTTATTAGACACGGAGGTAGAATTATGGTAAAAATGTTAGTTGCTACCTGTAAAACTGATACAGGTAAACTTGCATGTATTGAAATTCAAAAAAATGGCGGTGCAAGCACTGTTATGATTGACTATTCAAGAGAAAAAATTTGTTTTTCATCTGTCACTCTTCAGCGAGAAGATGTTGAAGAATATTTTGATCTAATATGTTGTTGTAGAAAAGATTTGTATGTAACAAATCTTATAAATGGAGAAAATATAAGCCCATTTAAAAGTGTTTTTACCGATTCATACGTTTTTGATTATGAACTTTATGAATCAATGCCATTTATCATAGATGGTGTTTATACAAACGATGATGATTCACCGTTTGTGAATTCAAGAAAATTTGACAAAAACATTGATCAATTTATGGATATTGCTTTTGATGAAAGCAATTTGCCTGAAAACATTGAAGAGGGTTCTTTTATTACTCCTAAAACAATAATTTTGGAAGAAAAAGATTATACACTTTCACCTGAAAGATTTTTTTCATCTGATGAAAAGATTATGCTGGACGAAAATAATCAAATTTGTGAAAGTTATCACACAACCGAACAGATTGAAACTATTATTGCTGAGACTTATTACAATAAAAAGGCTGCTCCTGATAGAGTAAGAGGTATACGTCTTTATGGTGAAACCGGTACAGGTAAGACTACTGCGGCAAGGTTACTTGCAAAAAGACTTGGTTTACCGTATGTATGCTTTAAAGTTGATACAGACAGTGATGAACAATCTTTGTTTGGTACAATTTCGGGAGTAGGTGAGAACATTACATACAATCGTTCTCCTTTAAGCCTTGCTCTTGAAAAAGGTTATGTGTGTGAACTTCAAGAACTTTCATCTATTTCAAATCAAGGCGTTGAAACAAGACTTAATCCGATTCTTGATGAAAGTGCAATGTTCCAAGATGTTGATGGCATTACAAAAGCTATCCATCCTGATTGCTTACTTGTATGTACTTACAATCCGGCAGGTGAAGAATTTGTTGAATCATCGGATATTGCAAAATCAACTAAAAACCGTTTTGCTTTATCTTATCGTATGGAAATGCCGTCAAATGATGAAATTGTCGAACAGCTTATTGCTAAAACAGGATTTAATGATAAGAAAACAATCAGAAAAATAGTTAATCTTGTTTTTAACAAAGGTAATGGCTCTATAAGAAGTCTTATCGAAAACAATGATGTAAGTGACAGTGTATCACTTCGTCAATGTGAGGCTTGGATTAACAACCACGAGAATTGTCCGTTATATAAGGATGAACCTGACGGTTGGCTCAAGGCATCATATTCAACTATTGTTCAGGCAATAGGTGATAATGAACCGGAAGAAATCCAAGATGAAATCTATTCTTTAATTGAGGCTACATTTTAATGTGGCAGGAGGAAACTATGAAACTTTCTGTTAAAGAAATAATTTCTGCTAAAAAGCTTTTAATGAATTCATTTTCTGAAGAAGAATTTTGGAAGTTAAAATCAGTGAACAACTACTTTACTAAATTAAGTAGGAATGTTACAAGTAAATACAAGTCTATTAAACCTGTATTTACACAGTTTGTTCTTGATGATTCTAAAAATGCCGATGTAGCTCGCACAAACGGCTTAATTACGGTGATTAATCCAATTAACAGTATGTTTGAAGGCTACAACAGAAAAGAACGTTTTGCTCTTTGTGTAGGACTTCAAGCACACGAATGTGGTCATATTCTTTTTACTAACTTTAAAATATTAAAGGAAGTATTTAAAAAAAGAGATATGTCATTGTTGGACTTTTCCGGTTGTAGTAAAGAATTTGAAGAATGGTCAAAAAAATATGAAAAAATATTTCTCAAACTCTTAAAAGATTGTTCTAATATAGTAGAAGACCCTTATGTTGAATATCGTATTGTTAAACAGTATAAAGGCTCTTTTAAAACTGGTATTGATTCATTAAGAAACCTTTTAGCTGATGACTTAACTAAAAACTATAAGAAGTATTTAAGTCAAAATGATACGAGTGAAACAATATCGTTTGATGTAAGAAATCTTCTACTTATGCAAGCAAGAAAATGTTTACCGGAAGAATTAAAATTTGAGGATGAGTGGATTGAAGTACGAAAATTATTTAATAATATGTATAAACATCCTTACCCAAACACAATTGAACGTTTAAACATTACTTTGCAAATGCTTGACATTCTTTTTGATAAGTATATTAAAGAACAATTTACACCAAAACCGCCTAAAAAAACTGCTGCTGATAATCATTCAAACGATGAAAATAATTCATCTAATAATGAAGACAGTGAAAATTCAGAGAAAAACAGTTCTGATGATAATTCAAGTGAAGATGAAATGTCGGATTCACCGGAAGATAACTGCAATACAGATTCGTCAAATACAGATTCGGAAGGTGAGTCGGGTGAATGTGATACTTCTCCTGCCTCAAAAGGTTCTGAGTCTGATTTAGACAATGAAGATGATTTACTTGATGATGATAATTTGAACGAATCTAATACTGATTCAGACAATGAAGACGATTCGACTGATGATGACGATTTGGAAGAATCTGAAACTGATTATTCAGAAAATGATACTGACGAAATGTCAACCGGTGATGAAATATCAGAATCATCTGAAAGTAACGAACTAAGTGACACAGAGCAATCTGATTCTGAACAATTTAATGATGTTGAAGATGATGAAACAGTTGAAGATGACGATTCGGAAAAAGATAGTTCAGATGAATTAGATTTATCTGATTTAGATGAATTGAGTGAATTAATGGATAATGAAGCTTCTGATGATACAGAAAATTCTGAAACATCAAGTGATAGCACTAATGGTGAGTTCAATTCTGATGATGCAGAGGATACAGAAGAAACTGATTTTGAAATTTCTGACGAAGACAAAAGTTTTGATGATGAAACAAACGACTTTGAGCCGAATGATTTTGATTTAGAACAGGCAATTGAAGACATGCTTGATAAACTTTCAGAAAATCCGGCAATGCCTACAGATATGGAAGACGATAAAATGTCTGATAGTGAAGGTATTGAAGGTAATGAGGACGATTATAATTCAAGTCTTAATAATTCAGAAGATGCTGAATCACAAAAGAATAATCCTAATGAGGTTCTTGATGATATGCTCGATACTTCACCAAAAAATTACTTTGATGAGATTGAACATAAAGAAATCTTACTTGATATTCTTGAATATTCCGAAAGTTGTAATGCCGGTTATGATTATGAAGAAGTTGATATTAACAGTATTGATGAAATTGCTTATGTTTCAGACAAAGAGACTATTAAACTTCCTGCAAAAATAGCTGCTAATAAAATAAGAGATAAAGTTTTTCAAAAGAAAAAATCTCATAAAAATAATAGGCAGTTAAAAGGCAGTAAGGTCGATGTTAAAGCTTTTGCTCAAAGAAACAATGAATCAGATTTGGCAATTTTTTCAAATCATTCAAAACCCAACAAAATGCCACATATGTGCATTTCTACGGTTGTTGACTGTTCAGGTTCAATGTCTGGTCCAAGAATAGATGCCGCAAAAAAAATGGCACTTTTAGTTGAAAATTTTGCTACTCAATTACAAATACCTTGTAGTTGTATAGGTCATTCAACTGTTAGTTACTGTTTTCCAAAAGAAAATGTCGAAATTTATAAAGTATTTGATTTTAACCATTCTAAACAAGAAGTTAAAAAGATTTCAGGACTATCAGCAAAACGTAATAATCGTGATGGCTTTGCTTTTAGGTATGCACTTAATAAAATTAAGAAAAGACCTGAACCTTTTAAAGTTATTATAATTATTTCTGATGGTTTACCGGCTGCACAAATGTACTTTGGAAAGGTCGGTAAAATGGATATTCAAAACTTTTTAAAGGAAGCAGAAAAAGCCGGAATATCTGTATTAAGTTTTAATATAGGTTCAGACCAAAAATCACTTGAAGATATTTACGGAGATATTGTTGATTGTTCAAACCTCGATGATGCCCCTAAAAACATTGCTGAGGCTTTATTCAAAGAAAGCAGAAGATATTTGTATTAATTATCATAAATAAAAGGTCACTTTTCAGTGGCCTTTTATTTTTTTACCATTGTCAAGTAAAAAGTTAGCTGAAAAAATTTTTTTTGCGCGATATATATAGTGAGGATACCAAAGAAAGGAGAAACGATAGTTATGTATAAAGTGAAAAAGACCTCAAATGAGCCTCAATTCTATGCTAAATATCTATTTCAAATATTAATAGCACTTGGCTGTTTCTTTATATTAGCTGTTAAACCTATTGATAAAATAAGTCTTTTGGGCTTTTTTGTAGTTTTAATAGATTTAATATTTTTAATTGTAAGTTTCGTTAGCAGTATTAACGAAATTTATAATTTGTCAGCTACAGATGGAAGATTGTTATTTGAATTTGGTGACAGAACAGAAGCTTATACTGATATGGAAGTTCTAAAAAACAATGAAAACAAAATCGTTGTAAAAGCTTCTGATTGTAATAACACAAAAGTCAAAATGACAATAAAATTTAACGATTATAATGAAAAAAATGAATTTTTGAATTCTTATTGTAAAGATCAAGATTTTTGTGGGAAAGGAGAGTGAATTCTTTGCCAAACAAAAAAATTGATAAAAATGAAATAAGAATCCTTCGGGCTATGGGTTATGAGTATAGTGAAATCGGAGAAAAAATGAATTGTTCACGGCAGTATGCGTATATGGTCTGTACACAGGAAGATTATATATCTGCTAACTTATTATGTAAAATCAATAATTTGATTTTAAAAGGATATTCCATTGAGGATATAAGAGATAATCTTAATCTTGGTGATTGCGAAATTTTCAGAAGAAAAATGCTGTATAAAAAAGTCAAATATCCTGTTTTGAGAAATTATGTCATTGTTAATTACGGTACATATAAAAATTTCTGTGACAAAATCGGCTATACGACAATTAATTTCTGTGCAATTATTAACGGCTCCGGCAGGGTGAAAAAACCAAGCAAATACCTTATTTCACTTATAAAAAGAGAAACAGGAATTGATGAAAAAATATTTTTAAGAGAATCAACAAATGATTTTAAAAAGGATGTGATTTAAACGATTACGGTAACTAACAATTTAACAAACAAAATGCTTGATAGTTATTTTAACTATTTAGAAAAAAATCGTTTGATTGAACCTGATATTGCCATTCATTGTGATACAAGAGAAAAAGCAGAATATTTGATTGCAATGTATGCTGCATCCGGCAAAGCTTGGAGTTCAACCTCACCACTTATTACTAATGAAAACGAATATGTAACTCGTTGGGGGAAGGACAAAGAAGCAACATGTTATAGAGTTAATGAAAGCGATTATAAATACCTTTTTAAGAGTATAGCAAATGTATACGAAAAAAAAGGAGTTATTGTTATTGAATTTCAAGATTTATTCCCATTTATATCATTAACTGAACAACCTATTGTTGAAGATGAATCAAACAAAAAGAAAAACAAATCAAAATTATTTGGTAAAAAGAAAACTTCAAATACAGAAGAAACCAATGATAATCAGCCAGTAAAAAATGATGAAGATCTAAATGTACAAAATCACAGTTTGCCTAATGAATCAATTATTACTGACGATAAAACCAATTTTGATGAAAGTCAAGAAAATAATAATGCTTTGATAACTGATGAAAAGAATATTGACATCAATAAAACGGTTATTATGCCGGAAAGTAATAAAGCAGATACAAAAACATTTATTGATGATTCTCCAAAACAAAAAAATAAAGATGAGCCTAAACAGAATATTGACGTACAGCCAGTAAAAGAGGACAAATTTTCAATTTCCGAAAACAAAGGCTCTATTGTAAAAGATAAATTTGATTCAGTTAATTTACCAATTATGAAGAATTTTAAAATAAACGATGATATGTATCGGCTTAATAATTCTTTAATATGCGAAAAATGCTACGGAGCATATTGGTATCCTATACTTAATATCGAAAAATATATATCAATTCTTAATCATATGAAGAACGGTGATGTGAAATATGTTGAGTAAATTACAAAAAACAATCTTATTTATAACTGCAGTTTCAATTTTTATTGCTTCAACTGTTTTGACAGCCTATGCAGGTACACCACAAGTAGAAGATAATATTTATGTAGCTGTAGGATATTCTAAAACAATCCCTTGTTCTCTTGATAATTGTCAAGGCAAAAGGAAAAATTGGAGTGCCGCAAGCAAATACTTTACTATTTCTTCAACCGGTACGCTTAAAGGTATATCACGAGGAAATGGTACGGCTACTATTTCTACTGAATCGGGTGAATCGAAAACATGTAATGTTTATGTGACACCTGCTGCTAATCTTTCCTCTAAAATCGGTAAGGTTAAATTAATACGTGGCAAATCAAAAAAAATCAATGTCACAATAAGCCCTCAAAATGCTTGTTCTGACCTTATTTGGAATTCATCAAACAGCAACATTGCTACTGTTGAAAACGGTCTTATAACCGCTACCGGCTTAGGAAAATGTGATATTTATTGTAAGACAAATGACGGTGGCTCCGGTTATTTGAGTATCTCGGTTACAGTAAGTAATCCTTCTACGACAAGTCCTACCGTCAGTAAAAAAATACAAACCACAAAAAAACATAAGGTTACTACAACTAAAAAGAGAGTGACTCATAATAATACTGTTCATTCTCGTGATGATGCTACTAAATTGACTACAGTTGCTACAACAAAAAAATCAACAACACATCAAAATATTAGCACCAAAAAAAATACAACAAATAATTCAACAAATAATATAACAAATAATTCAACAAATGAATCAACTACTTTAGAAACTACTACTGAGAATGTGACTGTTGAAGATGATATTTATTATACCGGAAGCAATGAAATGCAAGATTATGACTTAAAAGGTATTAGTAAAAAAAAATCACCTATCAAAATAGAATGGAACAAAATTAAAGGGGCAACAGGATATCAATTGTTTTGTTCTTTCGATATGAAAAATTTTGCATTGATATATGATGGTACAAATAATTTTTATGAACAACACCACTTTCAAAATGGTAAAACATATTATTATTTTGTTAGAAGTTATAAAGTTGAGAATGGTATAAAAATCACTGATTATAATTCAGATGTACTTGTTCAAAAAAGTGTCGGTAAAGGCATTTTGTCAAAAATAATTTAGAAAGGATAATTTAATAATGATTAAAGGTTATGATTTTGGTAAATACGAAAGCAGAATAGCTATTCTTATTGAAGCTTGTAACACAGTTGATATTGAAAAAATACATAATGAATATGTGTATCTTAAAGACGTTTCAATGAAAGATAAGGATGAAGTCTTTGCTATTGATTATTTAGAACAAGAAGTAAAAATGCTTTATTTCAGAGCTATTGACTTGTTTTCATATGAAATTGCTAAAAAGGAAGGAGGAAAATCCAATGGATAATTTGGAAAACAACAAACGACTTAATATTACGATGAATTTCTCGTTAGAACCAAATGAACATCAAATCAAATTGTCTTCAAAAACTGATTTCTTTCATGATGAATTAACAGAATCAGAAGCAAAATTGCTTTTTGCAAATGTAGTTAAGCTGTTCATTGATACTGTTAAATCCGACAGAATTAAACTTGAATATGTTGATGAAGACCTTGATGAGAAAAATATTTGCAATGAATTGTTTGAATCTGCAGAGGTTATTTTAAATGAATACTATACAGAGAAAATAGAGGAGGACTAATTATGGCAAAATCTTATCAACAGAAAGCATTGAACGGCTTTTTGTATAAAAGTACATATCCGCAAGGGCACGAATTAAAATTAAAAACAAAGGCTGGTAAAATCAGCCTTTGGGGATATAAACCTGAAGAATACAGAGCATTAAAGGCAGCAGGTAATAAAAATATGAAGGTAATCGGTTTTACAAATCTTTTACCTGACAAACCGGTTATTGCAAAAGATAAATTTCTTGTTGAAATTGAAGGACAAGCTTGTGCTTTTGCAATAACACCTACTCCAAAAAAAGAAGTTTATTTATATTTATCTGTTGGTAAAAACCGTTACGTAGGTCTTGAAGATGCTTCTCTTAAAGATATGGTTAAAACATATAAGAATGCTAAAAAGTCTGAACGTAAAGAAAAAAAGAAAAGGAAGGCAAAAAAGAATGCAAAAAAGTAAAAAAATTGTTTCAATATTTCTTTTGATTACAACCGTTATTTTTTGTTTCTCAGGCTGTTCATATATTGATCAAATGAAACAGAAAAATGTTAAATATTCGATTTCATCTGCCGGTTATTTATACATAGATAACGGCGGAACTGTAATTCCGCAAGAGGAATTTAAAGATAACACCGACATTAGAGTAGCTTATATTCCTGATTCTGTTACTACGATTGAAAAAGGAGCATTTGAAGGTTGTAAAAATTTAACCACAGTTACAATGTCAAATAATATTACAGAAATACCTAAAAATTGTTTTAAAGATTGTAAAGCACTTAACAAAATGGAATTATTTAGTTCTGTTAAAAAAATTGGTGAAAGTGCCTTTGAAGGTTGTACCACACTTAATATGGTTACAGGTACAACGGAAGTTAAAGAACTTGGTGAAAATGCATTTAAAGATTGTACAACACTTACTAAGTTTGATATGCCGCAATTCGTAGGAATTATTCCTGAATATTGCTTTAGTGGCTGTGCTGCTCTTACTTCAATTACTATACCAGATGCAACTGTTCAAATTGACGGATATGCTTTTTCCGGTTGTACAGGTTTAAAATCAATCAAAGGTATGAAAAATGTTGCTAATCTTGGTAACGGTATATTTTATAATTGCAATAATGCAACCGAAATTCAGTTACCTTTAAAAACAACTGAATTAAGTGAAAGCTGTTTTTCTGACTGCAAAGCTTTAACTACAATTACAATACCTAATAATATTACTAAAATTGGTGTAAGCTCTTTTGCAGGTTGTGAAAATCTCAAAGAAGTGAAAAATTCAAAAAATATTACTTCAATAGGCGATAGTGCATTTGCAAGGTGTTTTGCTCTTGAAAAATTTGACTTTTCCGATAATTTTGTCGAATTCGGTATGATGTCATTTTCAAGCTGTTATTCACTAAAAAAATTAAATATTCCTATCGGAATCAGCATTATTCCAAGTTCTTGCTTTTCCGGATGTGTTTCTTTGACATCTTTGGATATTCCAAGCACGATTCAGATCATTGATAAAGCAGCTTTTAAAAGTTGCAAAAATCTTCAAAATCTTACTTTGCACAGTGGTGCTTTGATCACTATTGATAAAGGAGCATTCGCAAATTGCAAATCATTGACTAATGTTGTTGTTCCTCATTCGGTAAATGTATTAGGGGAAGGTGTATTTAAGGAATGTAGTTCATTACAAGGCGTTATGTTAAATGCCAACTTGACTTCTATACCTAATGAAACATTCTACAGTTGCACGTCTTTGACTACTGTAAATATTCCTAAAAATGTAAAATCAATTGGTACAAGAGCATTTTATAATTGCCCTTCATTGAATAAATTATCTTTCCCAAATGGTCTTGAAACTATCGGTTCTTGTGCTTTTGAAGATAGTCCTGTTTCAAAAGCTTCTTTACCAAGCTCAGTTATCAGTATTGCTGATGATGCTTTCGGAACTGACTAAAATATAACAAAACAGTCGGGCAGCAGGTCTGCCCGACTTCTAAAAATATTAAGAGGTGATATATGTGAAAAAGAAAATAACTAAAGGATTGTTAATCCAAAACTCAGATTCAATTAAATACATTTGTCTTTCATCAATACTTCTTTTGGTATTTATAACTTCATTTTTTGTTTTTGTAAATTCAATGCAAAGTATTAAGGATTTAAGTCAACCGATATCTTTAAAGAGTATAATTACAATTGCTCTTTGTGTTACTTCTGTAGTTTTATTACCTCTTACTGATACAATAAAAGCTATAAAAATCCAACATTTTATCTGTTCGGGCAAATATACCTATGAATATTGCAAAATAGAACATTTTGATATTGACAAAGAAACTCAAAAATATGCTCTTGTTTTAAACAATGGTCGTTCGGTTGATATTACTGAAAATGAATTCAAATATTACAAAGATAATGAAAATGAATCAGAATTTATTGGATTTAGTATTTTAAACAGATACTTAATATTTGATTGTAAAGATTATTGCATTGAGAAAGGGGAGAATACAACAATTGAACATTAACGATACTTTGACTTTATATGATCTTTTTAATTATATGTCTTTAGCTAATACTGAAATTAACAAATTAATAAAATCAAGAAAACTTTTCCGAGACAGAGAAAAGATAATTCCTTATTCGTTTAGTGTATCTAAATTGCAAAAATTATTTATTATTGCAATGCTGAAATACTTTAACAAATTTTCTAATGATAATCCTGTAGTTGATTTTATTAATGTGAATGTTGTTAATTACGGCTTTTCGGTTGATTGCCATAGTACGTGGATGCTACATTTAGACAAATATTACGATAATACAAAACATAAGGACCAAAATAAAAGTTTATATGCTTACCTTAACGATAACTACACAAAAGCAGATGCTATCAATATGATAGTTGACTCAGAAATGCTCAACACAATGCTCTCTAAGAGCTTTTGCATTCCACGTGAACTTCGATATACCATTATTGATACAATGCTTGAATTTGGGCTGTACAAGCCTAAAACATTGGGAATATTACTAAATGTTTTGAAAAATTCTTCGCACATACCACCTGTTGCACAGACTGTTTCTATTCAAGATTTATATTTGGCTACAAAATCTATACCTTCTGATGAAAATGTATTGATGGAGTTTATAACAAAAAGAAAAGTAATATGAAAATATATAAAACTTATACTGCTAAAAAGATAATCTTAATATTAATGTAATAATATAGCATAACTGTAAAAATACAAATAAATCATATCAGATTATATAGGAAAGTGAGGTTAAAAAACAATTATGAAAACCTTTTACAAGAAAGCTTTGAAAAATCGTTATGCTGTTACTTGCCCTTATTGTTGTTCGGCATATATTTCCGAATTAAGTCATCCGATTAGCAGTATCAAAAATAATATTACTGTTTACTGTTATCTTTGCCATGATTGTGGTGAAAAATGGTTGGATAAAGAGTTTAAGTTATAAGAGATTTGCAGTAAAAAAGAGCCTTGTTAAATCAAGGCTCTTTTCTATATTTCCCAACTAATATTTCCTTTATCATTTTTTTAGTCTTTCTTCCAAAAGCTTTCTTCCTTTACCTTTGTTCTTTTCAGACTCTTTAAGAAATTAATCATATCTTTCAGGTGCTACAATAAAACTATGGTTATTTGATATTGCAAAACAAGCTTCAATATTTTCTTTTGACATATAACCACACTTTCTTTTTCAGTTCCTACTATATGGCAAGGATTTTCCACTTTTTTAAGTTCCTACTATCCGGCAAGGACTTTCCGCTTTTTTCGGTCCTAATTTTTCGGCTTAAGCTTTCCGCTTTTGTAGCACCTATGTACTTATTGTATCGCATAATTATTGATTTGTAAATAGAAAAAAACTAATAAATTAGGCGTTGACAAATACAATATTTGCACTTTAAAAATCAAAAAGCCTTTAAACTATTTTTCATGATACATGAGAAAAGCAGGTCAAAAGACCTGCTTTTCTTTTACGGTAAATACGTAATTGTTAAATGTTCATCTTCATTAATTTCTTTATTATTATTAATTTGATAATAAAGTTTATTTGAAATTATATCGGCAGCCCTTATTAATGGTAAATATTTTGAATCACAATATTTTAATGTTAAAATGTTACAATTTTTAAATATTGGTTCATAGTAATGTTGATAATTAAAATTAAAAGTTCCTTTTACAAGTTCTTGATATAAGCCCTCTCTCAATTCGTATTTGCCGCTTGTGGCAACTGCATGTTCATCAACAAAGAAATGTAATTCTATTTCATCATTTGGTTCAATTAATCCTTTGTCAATTAGATTCATTAAAGCTTTTTTTACGCCGATTTTATATGCATAATCTAAATATCTTTGTTTATTTAATTTGTAGTCGTAAATATTATTATTAATTCTATTTTGATTGATAATTATTCCAAATTTATAATAATTATTTAAAGACCTATAAATACTATTTTTATGTTTTTTAGACAAGTGATATGCTTTTAATTCCAATGAATATGAAGATTTAGTTGCTTGTCTTAAATCCTTTTCAATGTGTTTATAATTTCTTATTGCATTATCTTTGTCTTCTTTGCTCAAAAATATTAAACCGCCAAACACAAAGTTACTATAATGAATATGATCAAAAACCCCTGATTCGTCAGAATATATGTATATTGTTGTCATAATATTAAATCTCCTCAAAAAAAAACCACCTACTAAAAAGTAGGTGGCCCTTGTGACTAACGTACTTACTATACGCCTGAACGGTTGTTTAGCTACCACAAGTATGCAGTGTATCTGTACCTGCAATATTATTGTACGCAAAATATGTGCTGATGTCAAGATTTAATTTTATTTTTTTTATAAAATATCTTTCGCAAAACCACATTCATTTTGGCACGTGGTAGTTCACGATATTTTAACGCCCTCCCTCATAACATTTTCATAAAAAGGAGTTGATTTATCAACCTCACAAATTTCAAAAGCGTCAACACTTTTACCTGTTATTTGCCTAAGTTCTTCTGCAAACGCAAATATATTTGACTTTTTAAAATTTTCTCCGCCAAAAACGAGCACATCAATATCGGAATTTTCTGTCTGTTCTCCTCTTGCATACGAACCGAAAAAAAACGCATATTCTGCATTGTATCGAACAAGAAGTTCTTTTATTGTTTTTTCAATTTCATCTTTAGTAAGCATAATATCGCTCCCTTTCCCTTATATTTTCTATATGTATTATATATTTATCGTTTCTGAAATGCAACGCACAATGCAATAATCTTAGTTAAAGTCCTGAAAATGTCTCTTGTTCAGGCAAAAAACAATTATTTAATATCAAAAAAATAAAACTATCAAATACTTTTCTAAAAAAAAATTTTTTGCGCGATAAAGTATATGAAAGGGTTAAAAACACTCTTTTATGTACCTTGAAAAGTTAATATGATAGTTCTTTATTTCGATATTTATTTGTAAAAAAAGGTCGCATTTTCTATATATGGTATAGTTAAAATAAAATATACAATATATTGAAAAATGGCGTTGACACTCCTATATATCTGCGTTATAATTAAGATGAACAAGGGAGGAAGTCAACTATGACTGACAATAGATTTAAGAAAGTAATATCAACCATTATGGCTGTTACAATAGCTTTTACCGGCTTGACTTTGGGTGCTCCAAGTTATGCAGCAAATAGGAAGCCAAGCTCAACAAGCGTTACGAGTATAAAGGCAATAAATAACGGCTTTACAGTTAAATGGAAAAAGAAGTCTTGCACAGGCTATCAAATCCAGTATTCGACAAGCAAAAAGTTTGCTAAAAAAGGTACTAAGGTTTTGAAAGTAAACAAGGCTAAAACAACTTCTAAGACTGTAAAGAAGCTCAAAGCTAAGAAAAAGTATTATGTAAGAGTAAGAGCATATAAGACTGTTAAGAAAAAGAAGTATTACTCAAAGTGGACCAAGACTTATAAAGTAACTACAAAAAAGGCTAAGAGTTCATCAAGCAGTAGTTCTTCAACTACTCCTACTATTAAATCTATTTCTTATCTTGATAAGGGATATGGCTTTAAACTTACTTGGAACAAAGTTTCTAAAGCTTATGGTTATGAGGTTCAATATAGTACAAATAAAAAATTCTCTGATGTTTATGATGATGAGGGTTATGTATTTGACAATATGCATAAGGACGTAAGTAAGAACAGTACCTCTGTAAATTTCAAAGTCAGTGATAAAGATCCTGCTGCTGATAACATTTGGTATGTAAGAATCAGAACAGAAAAGTCCGGTGGAAAGTATTCCGGCTGGTCTAAGACCGTTTCAATCCTTACTCCTGAAAGAAAAGATTATCTCAGACTTATGGATAAGGCTTATGGTGAAATGGGTATTGTAGCAACCGATAGTGAATTTGACAAACTTGTTAAAATTCAACGTTGGATTGATTATAATTGGTATTATGACAGAGATACTGTTCATAATGATGCAATTAGTGTTTACCAATTAGCAAAATATCATCATGATGGTTGTAATTCTTTTGCCGCTGGTTTTAATTACTTTGCTAATAAAGCTGGTATTCAAAGTTGCACAATCGGTGGAAGTTCAACTAAGCCATACAGAGAAGGACATTATTGGAATTGGATTAATATTGAAGGATATTGGTATTCTTACGACTGTGAGGTCTATAATCCCAATAATTTATTTGATGCTAATCATAAGCCTATGAGATTTTTAAGATATGATTTTATTGGTGACTCTTATGTACTTGATAAAGTATATACTAATATTTATACAAATTCAAATCCAAAAGCTGACAAGACAATGATCAACAATATGATCAATCGTATTAATTCAAAACTTTACACTTAATACTATATACAAATAAGTTTAAGAACTATCAATGTAAAAGTTGATAGTTCTTTTTTTATACTTTTTTAACAAAAAAAGATGCCGTTCTATTTCTTTTCACTTGGAGAATAGATGAAAGCCTATGCTCACATTCAAAATATGGAAGTGACTATATTTTGAGTGCCAAAGAAACTGTGTGAGGAGTCGAGGTCAGTGACACTTTGGCAATATTTTTTCGATATTACAATAAATTTATAGTTTTATTAAAATTTTAAAGGTGGTGAATTGTAATGACTAATAAAAATTACAAAGCATTAAATTGGTCAGGATTTATGTAGCTAACCTTTTGTGGGTTGGCTGAATATAAATAATGATTAAATGAAATAATTAAAATTCTCATTGTGATTTTAATTATCTGTTTTGAACAATGGTTTTAATAATATTATTAAAATACTCTTAAGAAAGGAGAAAAATCAAATATATGAAAAGATTTAATTCATATAAAGTTAAAGGTCTTGGTAAACGTGTACTTTCTGTTTTACTTGCCATTTTAATGGTGTTTAGTTGTTTTGCAACAAGTCTTACTGCTCTTGCTGATTCATCAATCAAAGATGTATGGACTTCATCTGACGGACATTCACATCACAGATTAAAGGTCAACGGTAAAGATGCCTTTTGTATTAACTACGGTCAAGAATCAACCGGTAAGTTTAAGACTGATTCTGCTGCACTTAAATATTGGAACAGTCTTGGCACCACAAAAAAGAATAAAATTCAAAATATTCTTTCTTGTGCAGAAGCTAAAGGCTATATAAACGGTTCTGATAAAGAATATTTTGGTATTCAGAGAGCAATTTGGAATGTTGTTACTACTAAATCAGAAAAAGAACTGTCGGATTATTTCAAATCACAGACAAATTCTGTATATAAATCGCTTAATTCAAATTATTCTGATTACGCAAAGAAAGCTCCTAAGTTTGGTACAATCAAACTGGAACCTCAGTATAACAGTAGTGGTAATGTTACTTCATATAAAGGCTCAGCGACAGACAGTAACAAAGTTTTGAGTAAATTTAAGTTTACTGATAAAGCAGGGCTTAAAACTTCTGTTTCGGGCAATAAACTTACAGTAACATCAACTACAAGATTTGATGGCTTAAAAAAGCTTAAAATGACATCTAATAATAAGCATTATACTATTAAGGATAGTCAGGTTGGCCATTTTGGTAATCAGCAGGTTATTGCTATTGGTAGCCCAAATGTACTTAACGCAAATGTTAGTGTAAGAACGAGTGAAATTAACTTAGGAGATATTACAATTAATAAAATTGCTGAAACCGGTGAACCTATGAGTGGTATCCGATTTGATTTGTATAATTCAAATGGCACATACATTAGTTCAGATTGGACTGATGCAAACGGAATAGCAACTTTTGAAGGTCTTAACGTTGGAACGTACACCGTAACAGAAGTCACTCCTGCCGGTTATGTGCCGTATGGAAACACAAACAGTGTTCAAGTAACAGTAAGAGCCGGAGATGTAGTCAATGCATCAAACCATTCAAGCGGTAAATGGGTCAACACTTTGCAACGTGGTGATATTTATATCCATAAGACAATTGAGGATACAAGTACACCGTATCAGGCAGAATTTACTCTTTACGATTTGGACGGCAATTATGTAATCTCAGGAACAACAAACACTGCCGGCGACCTTTACTTCTGTAATATCCCAACAGGATATTATCAAATTAAAGAAACCAATACATATAACAGTAATGTTATAGATTGGCAAGCAACATATACAACATATGATTCGGGTACAGGTCAAACAACAACTCATAAAGGTGCACAGATTTATGTATCTTGGGATGGTCAAACGACTTATCCATATACAAACAATGTAAACCATAATGGTTGGCTTAATGACCTTGTAGGTGGTACAAACCTTTGTGATTGGGTTAATGAGATTAATTTCTCAGGTAACAATACAATCGTAAATAAGTATATGCGTGGCGATTTGAGACTCTATAAAGTCTCTGAGAAGCCTGATACAACGAGTTCAAACGGATATACATACAAGTATGTTCCTAACGATAATACAGGCTCATATCCAGCCACAAAAGGTGCTAAGTTCACAATTACAAGTGAGGCAAGCCAAAATGCATTGGGTAAAGATTTAACATTTACTACAACTACGGATGAACAGGGATATGCATACTTCTGTGATGTTCCTATCGGCTATTATACAGTAAAAGAAGTTGAGGTTGATAATAAGTATGTTCAGCCTGACAATCAAATCTTTTACGTAGCGTGGGATGGTAATACAAACTATGATGTAACAGGTACGAACTGTAGAAACAGTGTTGATTACTATGCAGACTATAATTCAAATACATTAACCTTTATTAACTATTTAAAGTATTTCAGATTTGAATTTTCAAAGCTTGATAATGATACAAATAGTTCAAAGGCTCAGGGTGATGCTTCGCTTGCAGGAGCAACATATGAACTTTATAAAGGCAATGAACTTGTAGGAACTTATGTAACCGATGCAAGCGGTAAGTTTACAACAAACTATCATATTTGTGGTAATGACTATTACCTTAAAGAAGTAGGCTCATCTAACGGTTATTACATTAATAAGGAAAACTTAAAGGTATCCGAAGATCCGTCAAAGTACACAGTAAGGCTTAATGATACTTCAAAAACCAACACAGAAACGGTTAAAAAGGGTAGAATTGAGATTATGAAATTTACCGATGACGGTTCTGATAAATATGTTACACCAGAGCCTAATGCAGAATTTCAAATCTATCTCAAATCGGCAGGCTCATACGAGAATGCTAAAAACAACGAGAGAGATTTAATTGTTACCGGTAAAGATGGCTATGCTGAAAGTAAGGCATTGCCTTATGGTGAATATGTAATTCATCAGACTAAATGTGGTCTTGAAGGTACTCTTTTAGCAGATGACCAAATTTGTAAAATTCAAACAGATTCAAGTGCATACCCTGATAACGGTGATTCAAATGTTGTAGCAGTTTACAGATATGCAATTAAAAATCTTTTAGATAGTGCATACTTAAAGCTTGTAAAAGTTGATGCCGATACAGGCAAAGCTATTCCGTACAATGAACTCCAAGGTGCTAAATTCCAGATTCTTGATAAGGATTTGAATGTAGTCAAAATGACTTATACATATCCTAAGAAAATGGTAATTGATACATTTACTTTAAATGATGAAGGATATCTTATTACTCCTGAAAAGCTTCCATACGGTAAGTATTATATTGTAGAAGTAGAAGCACCATACGGCTATTTCAATCCAAATGCTGATAAAATCGTATCAAGGATTGACAGTAACGGTAATACGGTTTACGAGTATGATAAGAAATCTGTTGAAAAAACAGCGTTCAAAATTGATACAGTAAATAACGAAAACAAAGTTGATAAAACAGATGCTCAACGTGCTACAATTGAAGTAAGCATTAAGAATAATGTTCAAACAGCAAATCTCCAAGTTGAAAAACGAGGAGAAGTTTTCAAAACTGTAACAAAGAATGGTGAATTCTATTCAGCAGTTTATGAAGAACAAGGTCTTGCAGGTGCTGTATATACTGTTTATGCATCAGAGGATATTGTTACTCCTGACGGTACTGTAAGGTACAAGAAAGGTGATGCAGTATGTACTCTTACAACAGGTGCAACTGGTATTGCAGACTCTAAATTAAGTACAACACAATGGTTTGGTAAGTGGCATAAGCTTTATCTTGGCAAGTATGAAATCAAGGAAATTACTGCTCCGAATGGCTTTGCACTTAACGCCGATTCAAAGAAAATTGAACTTGCATATCAAGGTCAAAATGTTAAAGTTTATGATGTAAATGATACTTTTGTAAATGAAAGACAAAAGGTTGAAGTCAAAGGAACTAAGGAACTTGAAGTCAATGATATCTACGGTATCGGGAATAATAATGAGGTTGAATCAGTAGTATTTGGCCTCTATGCAAATGAAAATATTATTGCGGCTGACGGTACTAAAATTCCTAAAGACGGCTTGATTCAAAAGGTAAATGTATCTGCAAACGGTACGTTTGAATTTGATGCCGACCTTCCATTAAACTTTGATTATTATGTAAAAGAAATTGCAACAGATAATCATTACAAGCTTAATGATAAGAAATTTACGTTCAGCTTTGACTATAAAGGTCAAGATATTGCAAAACAAACAATTACCCTTAATGGCAATAAGCCTATTTCAAATGAACTTAAATACGGTAAGATTTCCGGTCTTAAAGTAGACGATTTAGGTAATAAACTTGCTAATGTAACATTTGGTTTATTCTCAAAAGATGAAACTAAATTTACAAAAGAAAATGCAATCGTAACAGTAACTACCGATAAAAACGGTGTATTTGAAATTGACAATATTCCGGTTGGTAATTATCAACTTGTAGAGCTTTCTGCTCCAGACGGTTATGCCTTTTCAAAAGAACCAATCGGCATTTCGGTTACTGAGGACAAACAAGTTATCAAAAAGCAAGTTGAAAACAAGGTTGTACGTGGTCAAATTGTTATCACAAAACAAGGTGAATTCTTCTATTCTACATCAGAAAATGAAGACGGTACAACAACTCCTGTTTATAAGAATTGTAATCTTCCGGGTGCTACATTTGATGTAATCGCTGCTGAAGATATTACTACTCCTGATGGTGTAGTAAGAGCACATAAGGGTGATGTAGTTGATACAATCACTACTGATGAAAACGGTGTAGCAAAGAGTAAGGAACTCTTCCTTGGTAAGTATGAGGTAAAAGAAACCAAAGCACCAAAGGGATATTTCCTTGATAAAAACAACTATACTGATGATAATAGCTTTAAGGTTGAACTTACATTTGAGAACAGTGATAAGGAACTTGTTGTAACAAATCTTGATGCATATAACAAAAGACAAACAGTAAAAGTAAATCTTATTAAATCAATGGAAAAAGATAATATCTTTAAAATTGACGATGTAAATGCACTTAAAAACGTTGTCTTTGGTTTATTGGCAAGAGAAGATATGACAGCAGTTGACGGTTCTGAAATTAAGGCAAACACACTTATTGAAAGAGCAAAACCTGATGAAAACGGTCTTGTATCGTTCAATGCTGACCTTCCTTACGGCTACAAATATTATGTAAAAGAAATCTCTACGGATTCTCTTTATACATTAGATGAGACAGAGTATGAATTTGCATTTGATACCGAGGAAAACGATGCAGAAGTAACTACAATCTCCATTAATAATGGTACTGTCATTGTAAATACTATTGCAAGAGGTAAGGTAACAGGTGTTAAAAAGGATACTGACGGTGCACTTGTAAAAGGTGCTTTGTATGGTTTATTCAGCTCTGATGCAACTGAATTCACAAAAGAAACTGCTCTTATGACAGCAGAAACAGATGAAAACGGTGTATTCACATTTGACTTAATTCCAAAGGGTAGTTACATTATCGTTGAATTATATGTACCTGTACCATATAAAGTAAGTAATGAAAAGATTGCATTTACTATCAGTGATGAAGCAAATCAAGTAGCATTTGATGTTACTGATGAATTTATCACAGGTGCTATTTCGGTATATAAATTTGATGCAGATTATCCTGAAAATTCATTATCAGGTGCAACATTTACAGTATATAATGACGTTGACGGTAACGGTATTTATGATGAAAATATTGATACTGTTTATAATACTTTGAACGAAGTTCAGACAGGATTTTATTTCCTCGACGGCATCAGATACGGTCATTATCTTGTAAAAGAAACTGCTTCTCCTAACGGATTTGCAATTGATGAAAATTATTATCCGGTATTCATTGAAGAAGATGGCAAAACATATAATGTTACTAATTCCGGTGAAAGCTTTGTTGATACAGCTCTTAAAGGTACTTTAAAAGTAGTTAAATCTTCGTCTAACGGCGTTGTAGAAGGCTTTACTTTCAATATCAAAGGTACAAGTACAACTGGTGAAAAAATTGATATCACAGAGGTTACAAACAGTAAAGGCGAAATCAATATTTCTGACCTTAGAGTAGGTACTTATACAATTACTGAGGTTGAAAATGATGCTACCGATAACTATAAAATTGAAGAACCAAAGACTGTTACAATTAAAGCAAACGAAACAGCAACAGTTCATTTCTATAATGAATATAATGCACCGAGTGCACCAAAAGCAGGTCTTGATAATAACTTCTTCGGTCTTGCTTGTGCAGGTGTAGGAACTTCAATTATGGGTTCAATTTCTATGTTAGGATACATTGTTTCAAAGAAGAAAAAGAATGATATTGACGATTAATCAGTAAAGTTCATGTTTTCGGAGAGTCGCTTCTGCGGCTCTCTTTTTTTATGCTTTTTTAAAAAAAATTATTTTTTTATGCATATTCGCAAAAATAAAAATTTCTTGCGCGATAAATATAATGAAAGGTATTTTATGAGTCAATATCTTTCAATAAGTTTTATTTTGTGTTTAATTTTTTTCTTCTTTAATTTGTTATTTTTTTGTTAATTTTTATTGCTTTTTTCTATTCGTTTAACAAGAATTTTATTATCCAAGGAACTATTGAACACATCAATAGTTCTTATTTTTTTTTTTTTTTGACTCAAATAATTGAAAGGAGAAAGAAACTTTGTATCGTCAAAATTTTCAAGAATATGTGAAAAAATTATATGCTTTTTTGTCCGAAGCAAAGGTAATTACAGTTAATGAAGCTAAAGCATTTTTAAGGGCTTTAGGTATTAAATCTGATTATACAGATACTATTGTAAAGCGTTTAGTATCCGATACATCTGTCTGTAAAAAAGACAATTATTTAATGCTTAACTGTAATAGAAGCTTAATGGAATACACTGATTTTAATTGCTTAAAAGGCAAAATTAATGCCCTTTATATTAATCTTTTAAATCAATTTAATTGTATTTCATACGAAGTTAAATATCCTTGTAAAGCTGTTTTATATAATTCCCGAACAGGAACTGCATTGTATGTTTTTTACATTTCAGAGAACTTTGCTAATGATTGTAATTTGATTGAATCACTTTATACAACCAATATGACAAAGCTTTCACCACTTAATGTTGCATTAATAATTAATGATAAGGTCGATAAAAAATCAATTGAATTATCAAACAATTTTAATGTGATTATTACTTTTCAAAACAATAAATTTACAGATGAAAGGAAGTGAAAAGCAATAAGGTATGAACAAATATGTAATGTGTAAAAAGATTTTTGCTATTAATGAAAACTATGTTGACATATCAAATTCGCTTAAGGATTGTCGAGATTTAGTCGTTAGAGAAGATAATGACGGACTAAGAAATTACTTGACAAAAACTCTTGTTGAAAGTGAATTAGCAACAATAGAATTGCGTAAATTAATGGCACAAAATGTTGAAACAAAACCACAAATGATTGAACTTGATTCCAAGATTGTTGATGCTAACGATATCTCAATCGAAGAAAATGACAAGGTACTTTCAATAAAAATGCCAATTATTCTGCCATTTAAGAAAGTAAAAGATATCAGAAGAATATCACCTCAATTCAAGTCATCAGAGCAAAGTAACGACTACATAATTGAAGCTTTAAAGAAAGCTAACAAGCTTGGTCTTGATAATCTTTTTTATAAAGTGAATGCAATTGTAGGTGCTCTTGATATTGCAATGCAGCGTTATTGCGTGAACAGTACATACGAAGAAAGAATCAAACTTTATTCAAACGGTACTTATGTGTTTACCAATTATTTCAAGTATGAACCGGGGCAGTTATCACCTGATCCTGACAATATGGAGTACAAACAAATTATTGATATTGTGGCTCGCTATCTTTCTTGTGGTAATGATAATCATATAAAAATTATCATTCAAAATAAGCCGGCTAAAAGCTCGTATACCGAACTTAAAGTGTATCCAAATACATTTGAGCTTATTCCTCAAAAAGTTCAAAAATAAGGAAAATAGGTTGGTTAAAACCGAACCATTCCGGTTTCACCCATTGCCTTTTTGCCGATTTAGTGAGTGAAATCAATAGTTTTTGGCAAATTTCTTTATCCATTTTGTCCGGTCAGGAGATTTCTTAACAAAAATGGACTTAAAAAGTAAGTGAGGAGTGTAAGAGTTGACAGCAACACAAGAAAAGGCAAAAACGCCAACACAACAAGAAATCAATAAAGGCATATACACAACATTTGAAAAAGAAATAAAGTATGCAGACACAAGCAAAGCAATAATAAAACTACTTTCTGAAAAATATTGTATAGCTAAAGATTTTGAATTATTACAGGAAGATTTGCAGGAAAATAAATTGTGGAAAGTAAAAAAAGCAATGAATGAGTTACAAAAAAACAATTATGTAACGGCATTTGCAATAGATTGTGAAAAAGCTAACAATCAAAAAGACAGTTGGAAACTAACTAACCGAGGTACTCGATTGGCAAAGTATCTTTTCAATCTTGAAAAAACCAAAAGCTCCACAAGTGCCCGAAAGGCACAATCCTGCTGTCGAAACAGAAACATAACAGAAACGATGCTCCAAGGTACTTTACAACCAAACGTTCAATATATCAACAGTGAATATTTAGGAACTTGTTTAAAGGAAGATGAAAAAGCACCATTGAGAGGATTGTATTGCACAGGATATTTACTAACACCGGAGACTAACTATTTACTTTACAGTTTAAGTGATAGAAATATTGCGGTGTATGAAACAAGAGAAAAAAACTCATTAAGAAAAATCGAGGTACTAAAAGGTACTGAGACAAAAAAAGACAGAGAGAATTATTTGGAAGGCTTTGACCGAATAATTTTTGTAGAAAATGAAGAAGCAATAAAAAATATGTTTGAGACTGTACCGTTTAATAAATGGTGCAAGAAGAACGGCAAGAGTTATGCAAGGAATTATGAAAATGGACTCTTTTATAGAGATGAAACGATAATGAGAGGACAGGCTTTTGTAATTGAACGAAGTATAAATCAAAAAAGTCTAATAAAACCTTTTTATAATACACCACAGACAACAATGAGGATGTCTGAGGATGCAGTTAAGCAGTATGTGGAGATAAAGAGGAAAGAATTAGGAGAAAAAGAAAAGGCAAAAAAATATCAGTTGTCAACAGTAGAAACTGATAGATACATAGTTGTAAATCTGATAGTGCAGGAACTTCACAAAATGGCAATGATAGAAAATATCATTGAAGATAAAAATGAAAAACGCGAGGTACTTGTTTTTACAACTGAAAAACAGATTGATTTTATAGAACGTTGTTTTGGAAAAGACAACATAAAGATAGCAAAGATTGGAGAAAAAGAGCTTGAAAGATATTTGGAAGAAAAGAGGAAACAAAATATGAGATAAAACGAAAGGGTGACGGCAACGAAAAAGGAAAAACAGAATAAAGAAAACCATTTGGATAAAATGTCAGAAAAATTTGGAAAAACCAAATTAGGTGATTTTGTAATAAGGCATAAATTGTTAGCCGGAATGATGTATTTCATAGGATGGTATTTGTCGGGCGTTTTAAGTCAAGCATTATACAAGAGTCATTTGCTTATGAGAGCACCGGATAAAGCAGATAATTATGAAGTATCGTTTGGATTAAGAAGCTTAGTCCAATGGTGTACTAATTTTCCAACAGGGTTAATAACACTGATTGTTTTTATGGCAGTGATTTCTTGGGTGATAATTCGATTTATTGCTCCACGAATGAGAGTAGAGGTCGGCACTAAAGAAAAAGAAAGAAATGTCATAAAAAGCGATAATGACACATATGGTACGGCTGCACTTGGCACAACAGAAGAATTTGAAGATGTAACACAGATTGGAAAGATTGAAGATTGTAAGGGAATAATTCTTGGTCAGGATAAAGAGAGCAATGAAGTAATCACATTACCAACGGCTGAGGATATGAACTACAAAATCAAAAAGAATAATTGGACTTGGGATGATATTAATAACAATACAAGAAATAGAAATATTCTTGTAATCGGCGCACCGGGTACAATGAAGACCAGAAGTGTTATTCAAACTTCAATATTGCAGGCTGTACGGCGTGGAGAATCAATTTTTATGACCGACCCGAAGGGTGAAGGTTATGAAAAGAATAAATCAATGCTTGAATCACACGGCTATACTGTTAGGGCATTCAATCTAAAGGACTTTAAGAATAGTGATAGTTGGAATATGCTTGCTTCTCTTGATGATAATGATGATGGAAACGCAAAAATATTTGCAGAAACTGTTATAGCAAATGCCGGAGGAGACAGTAATAGCAAAGATTCATATTGGAATGATAATGCTATGAACTTCTTAAAGGCTTGCTTGTTATTACATAATACGGATAGTTTTGGTGCACTGTATGATTTTGTGACAGGTACTAATTTGCCGGATTTTGAAACAGCATTTGCAAATTCACCTGACAGGGTATCTGCGTTAAGGGCATTTAAAGCATTTAATCAATGTTCAGAACAAGTAAAAGGTCAAATCATAAACGGTCTTGGAATTATGATAGATGTATTCCAGCAAGATAATGTTAGAAACATAACGGATTCAGACGAAATAGATTTAACATTACCTGCGAGAGAAAAATGTGCATACTTTGTAATTACTTCTGATCAACACTCAACATATGATTTCCTTGCAATGTTGTTCTGGGTAATGAGCTTTATTAAATTGATTGAGTATATAGATAAGCATAAAGATGAAAATGGTGACCCAACAACGTTACCAATCAATATGCTTTTTGATGAATTTAGTAATATAGGTATTATTCCAGACTTTAAAAAGAAAATATCTACAGTAAGAAGTAGACATGTCTATTTAACATTGATTATTCAAACATTACCACAATTACAAAATAGATACCCAAATGGTGTATGGGAAGAAATTGCTGCTTGCTGTGATATAACAATGTTCCTTGGTACGAATGATTTAACAACAGCAGAATACATATCCAAAAGAACAGGTATTATGACAACAAGTGTTAAGACGGAAAACAATATGTACGAAAGAGACAGAATCGCACTTGATAGAGATGCAACAAGTAGGGAAGTTACATCAGACGGTCAGAGAATGGTAATGACAACTGACGAAGTACTAAGAATGAAAAACACCGATAGCCTGCTGCTAATAAGAGGAATGAATCCTCTGCTTTGTAGGAAATATGATTATACGAAGCATCCAATGTCAAAGGAATTAAAGAAAATCCGAATTGAGGACTATATTCCACGATGGAGGCAGAGGAAAATCAATTTTGAGAAAGAAAGAGAAAAAGAGGAAAAGAGGATAGCAGAAGAACAAGCTGCCGAAAGGGAAAAACGAATAGAAAAAGCATTAGAACGTCAACAAGAGTCAACTGCTCAAGCTGACAATAAGACAAAAGAAACAACAAAGAAAACAACAGAACAAAAATCTGATTCGAGTGTTGGAATGAGCATGAATGATATGCTGTTAAATTTTGCTATGCCGGCAGACTCGTCAAATGTAAACGAAGAACTTGAAGAAGATAATGAAGAATAAAATTAAGAAAGGAAAACATTATGGCAAATAGAAGAACTACAATTGAAATCCCTGAAAGCAAATTGCATAAGCAAGAGCAGGAAAAGAAAAGGGTAGAAATGTTCCAGACATTAAATCAAAGCTTGGCATCTGCAAATAAAGCAGTAAAGCATTACTTGTCGATTAAGGTAGATGGTTTGTGGCCAAACGAGAATACCACTGATATGGGATTGAGGTATTGCGCATGTCATCAGTATGGTGAATGGAAAATAATTGTACCTGCTGCCTTGATGAATTTTGACGAAGAAGTAATCAAGGGAAAAGAACCATATCAATTGCAAGGAATATATCAAAGTTACATAAACGAAATGGTTGATGCAACAATTGATGTAGTTGTAATAGCAATAGATACAGCAAGCAAGAGAGTTCTTGCAAGCCGAAAGATGGCAATGGACTATTTGGAAGAAAGAAATTATTTCAAAGAGGACAAAGGCGGTTTAAGCAAAATTGAACGAGCAGTAAGAGATAACAAAAACATTGAAAGCAGAGTTATCACAGTTCGTGAAAAATGGGTATTGCTTGACGTACTCGGTCATCAGGTCAAAATGCTTGTAAATGATGTAGGTTGGAGATTTGTGCCTGATGCAAGAGCAATTGTATATGCAGGGGATGTAGTACCTGTAAAAGTAAAAGAATTGAATATAGACAAAGAGAACAAGAAAATTGAAATGCAAGTAAGTATGAAAGAAGCATTGCCAAATCCAAATGTTGCAAATTCAAAAAAATATCCGGCGGGATCAACATGCACAGGAACAGTAGTAGCAATAAGCAACGGCGCATATTTTGTGCAGACAGGTGATTTTGTAAACGGTGTGGATATACTTTGTAAAATCATCAATTCACCTGAATTACCGGAGGAAAGAGATAAGGTGCTTGTTAAGATAGGCTATGTGAACGAAGAACAAGGAAGAATCTTTGGAACAATAGAGCGAATTACATCTAAGCATAATAGGATGCTGAACTTATAATGCATAGCACACATAATAAATATTACAGTAATTCGTATATAATGGCTATAATATCCGGTATGACCGGAAATATATTATCAGCAATATTGTTTATTCAAGTAGCATTGGCTAACAACAGTCCGGAATTTCTTTATAAACCGCAAAAGGTAAAAACATATAGTATAGCGTGTATTATTGAAATTATCTTTCTTGCAGTTCTCTTGCTTATATCATTGATTCAAATACTTCAATAGTGAAAAAGACTATCTTTCTGAATAAACGGAAGGATAGTCTTTTACTATTTCTTAATTATTTTCTTCATTGCTTTCTTCATAACTAAATGAATATACTTCTGTAGGAATATAGTTGATGACTACTGCAAATATGTTACTCTATGTATCTTGTTTAATTTTAAACTGGTCGATTTCGACCGGGTTAAAATTCATACTATGCTTTTTATCAATAGACTAAGTTAATATTAATATAATGCAGTTATATATTGTTTAATTTTAAACCAATCGATTTCGATGGGGTTAAATATTATTTATTATTCCTTACTCCTCAACGATTATATTGACGATAAAAGTAAAGTACAGTATACGATTATCATAAAACCACAATTAAAAGCCTGAACAGAAATAGCAGCAGGAATACAACAACACCATTTTAGCAGTAATAGTTCACATAGCAAAAACCACAAACCTTTAGGTGAACATAACAAGTAAAAGATAATTGAATATAACATTAATACAGTAGAACGTTTCTGTTGAATTTGTAAAATTATCAAAATGTTTCTAAAAAATTCCACAAACTTTTAAACAATTTTTAAAAGTATTAAAATGATTTTAAAAGTTTAAAAGAAAAAACAGCAAATTTTCAAAAGTATCAAACGATTTCTAAAAGTATTAAACAAATTTAAAAAACTTTAAAAAATAAAATTAAGGTTGTGATGAAATGCAAGAAGAAGGGCAAGAAATAGTTGACTGGTACTTGACTAAACAATGATTTCACAGCTAAAAAGGGCTAAATCAAGACCTTTATTAACGATTATTTGGTTGACTCGTAGTTGACTGTATACTTTTAGCACTCGGCAAGACGGTAATATGAAGATTGTAAAATCAGTAATCGAACATTTGTGTACTTATAGTGGAGATATATAATTGACTTCTATTTGTGTATATACCTGCTGCACCTAAAATCGTTGCTCAGAGTGCACATTAGCTGACAAAAAGTGTTAAAATTATACATTTAGTACAATTTTCTATATAGAAAAAGCCTTTCATACTATTACTCATTGTAATATTTGAGAATAGGAAAAAAACCGTGGAAAAATAATTAACAGCAGGTAAATAAAAAAAGACTTCACAAGGCTGAAATAACGTTTTAAACTGCTCAATGTTATCGTAATTGTCTGAAATATAAAATATTGAAATAAAACGGCGTAGAAAGCCACAAAGAATGTTTAATAAAAATTGTTAAGCGTTGTTTGCAAAAAAAGCAATAAAAAATTTCATTATTTTCACTAAATTTTCACTAAAAATTCACTAAACTGCGTAAAATATTAAAAATTTGCTTGGTTGTTATTGCGTATTGTAGTAATATTAAATCGTTCTGTGCAGCAGGCTTGTAAAATTCTTGCATATCTCTTGCATATCGAGATGAGATAATATATACTTTTAGGTAGTAGATTATGTAAAAACAGCCTAATGCTAATTCCTGTTCGGGCAAATTGCACCAAATTGAGATTTTCGTTATAATAGGTGCTATTTTGACAAGGTGGTATTGGATTTTGGAAAGTATCCTGATGGAGAAGTAGACAAACCATTAATCGCTTATTTTGAAAAGAAAAATGATTATGTGAAATTCAGGATAAAATATGATAAAAAGCAGATAACAAAAGGGAAATTCATAGCAACTCCTGAAGGCAACAATGACTACGGTATCTATTATTTTGTTTCAGATGAAACAGCACAGGAAATGACTCGTGATGATGCAGAACACATAATTCAAGTTATTGTTACAAGTTATATAGCTGTTAATGCATTGCTATTGTACGGTAATTTGGTAGATGGCACTTCTACAACGGTAAGAGCCAAAAGTGATGAAGATGATAAACATTATTTCATCAAAGAATACGATAACAAGCTCTACGCTGTAAGTTCACATACACACCGTTCACCGGAAGGTATATTTAGTGTAAGAGGGCATTTTAGAAAATATAAGAAGAGTGGAAAAGTCATTTGGATTGATGAGTACCTAAAAGGCACAGAAAAGGATTAACCTGCTGCAAGAGGAAGACTATATATAGTGTATCATTAATTTTAGTTGACAAAATATGGGATTGGCGATATTATGAGAAAAAATGATAATATCGTTAAGATATTAGAAAGGAGAAATCTTATGGAATATCATGTATATCAGAGAACATATACTGCCGACAGAAAAGGCAAGGATTGGACTGCTGATGAGTTGGATGATTTAACAATGCAATTGACCGAAGATATGGAAATTGATTGCGGCGCATTTGATGACCAAGCTGAAGCTGAGGAAATGTTTGAAGAATGTAAGGTGGAATGTTCATCTAAATATACCGATGATGATAAAGTGGTATTCGATTACTTAACTTTGGAAGAGGTTGAGGAAGATGCCTACGGTAATATTGAGAGCACAATTGATGCTACTTATGTTGCACCGGTAGAGTAATTAAATATAAAAAATACAATTTATGCAGAGCTTTTCAATGTTGATAAGCTCTGCTTAATTATTAGGAGATATTATATGCAAATAATAAGTCTTATAACAGCAATTATTTCAATGCTTGCAACAATTATAATTGGAATTTTGCAAGTAATACAAAATAAAAAAATTGATAAACGTGATGAGCAAAGACGTAAAGATTTAATTTATTCAGAAGCAACAAAGTTTATTACGAAATACAGTTTAGATTATAAATATGACATACAATTACTACCATTATGCGTTATGGCATATAAATATAATCCTATTTATCCATATCATAGACAAATATATAGTGAGTTCTGTTCTCTTGTCGAAGAAGTTCAAAATTGTATATTAGAAAGATGTAATATTGATATATCAAGTTCCAAAACAAATAAATTTTATGATAAAATTGTAAAACTTTTAGAATCAACCATTAAAATAAATTACCCTAATGATGACGGAAATTTATTTCACGATAATGGAAAATATTTTAAGTATTCTTTATCAAAATACGGCAATGAGAAAATACCCGATATTTCTTGTAATGCAGATAAATGGTTTGAAAAAATAAATGCTTCATCAGATAATACTATGGATTATGAAGAACATATTACAAATTTATTAGCTTATGAAAAAGAACGAAAGCCAATTGAACGATTGATGAACGAATATACCAGTATGGGAGTTCCAACTACAGGTGCTGGAACCTTGCTTTCATACTTAGCTTGTATTGTGGCTAAATATGCATTTATTTATTCTCATAATGATTTACAAAATGAGATTGGATGTATTGAAGATTATCCTTATGAATTATATATGGAAGATTTATTTTTGGATGCATTGTTTAATATTTACTACATAGCAGAAAATAAAAAATTAATAGAGAATTAAAAATCAAATGATTATATTAAAATAAGGACAACAAGTTTGTTGCCCTTATTTTTTTGCGAATTTTTTGTAAATATTTCTAAAAATGTTCTAAAAAAAACAAATATTTGCGATATTTAATTGGAAACAAAAATGTTGAAAAAGGAATGATTAATTATTAATAATTTTGAAAGTTATTTATTTGGATTGATTTTGACAGACGGAAGTATTTATTTAACTACAAGAAATAGAGGACATATTTCAATTGAACTTGAGGCAAACGATATTGAATTGTTGAAAAATATACAAGAAAAAATTCCTGATTCAAAATTAAACACACGAATCAGAAATACAAATTTTAAAGAAAATTACCAAACAGCAACATGGTCTGATTATCAAAAGGAATTTAGAGAGAAATTTTTTTCTTATGGAATGCCAAAAAAAGATAAAGGTATTTATGGCACAGTTCCTATAGTAAAATATTCAGAAAACGATTTTTGGAGAGGTGTGATTGATGGAAACGGAAGTATAGGCTTTACAAGTGACGGTGATCCGTTTATTTCATTAACAACTGCAAGTAAAATTTTAAAAGAAAATTTATGTGAACTATTATATAAAAAATTCAATATAAAAAAGAATATTAAACCTAATAAAAGAGATAATGTATATAATATTGTTCTAAAATGTGAAGATGCTATTGCTTTTTGCGATTTTTTATATAAAAATGCTGAGATATATTTACAACGTAAATATATCAAATACATAGAAATAAAAAAATGGAAAAGAACTAAGAAAAAAATATATTCTCAATCATGGACGTCAGAAGAAATAGAATTTATAAAAACACATACTGTAAAAGAATCAATGATTCATTTACAAAGAACAGAAAAATCAATAAAAATGAAGTTATGGAGAGTCAAACAAAATAATTTATAATGAATTTGAAAGGATGATAATATGAGAAATTATAATTTAAAGATATTTACAGAAAACATTGAACCTGTGGCTTTAAACCAAATATATGAGTTGGTAAAGCAACCTGCATTTTCTGATTGTAAGGTGAGAATAATGCCGGACGTACATGCCGGCACAGGTTGCGTAATCGGATTTACAGCAGATTTAGGAGAAAAGGTAATCCCTAATATTGTAGGTGTTGATATTGGCTGTGGTATGCTTACAGCAAAGTTAGGTAAGATAGATATAGACTATGCAGAACTTGATAGAGTAATTAGAAATTATATTCCTTATGGAAGAAATGTAAGAGATGATGCAGTTGAATGTATATTAGATGATGATATTGATAAACTCAGGTGTTACAAACATTTAAAAAATATTAATGGAATTAGATGCAGTCTTGGTACACTTGGTTCTAATAACCACTTTATAGAAGTTGATGAATCTAAAGATGGTACAAAATACTTGATTATACATACAGGTAGTCGTAATCTTGGTAAACAAGTTGCAGAGTATTACCAGAACAGAGCCATCGAAGAGATGTCAGGCAAGGATGAACTTGAACAACAGTGCCAGAATCTCATAAAGCAATACAAAGCTGATGGCAGACAAAAGGAAATTGAAAAAGCCTTAAGTGAACTCAGACGGAAGTGGCAAAACAAAAAATTAAATGTTCCAAAAGAACTTTGCTACTTAACAGGTCAAAGCAGACTTGATTACCTTCACGATATGACGATTTGTCAGCAGTTTGCATCATTAAATAGGCTTCGTATTTTTCTTATTATTGCAAGAGCAATGGGATGGGAAGTTGTTTCAAATGTTGCTATAACTCACGATGCGCCTAATTTATTTGAAACAGTACATAATTACATTGACTTCACAACCAACCACGATACTAATATGGTCCGAAAAGGTGCGATTTCTGCCAAAAAAGGTGAATATGTATTAATCCCTATGAATATGCGTGACGGATGTATTTTAGGAATAGGAAAGGGAAATGAGGACTGGAATTGTTCAGCTCCGCACGGTGCAGGACGGCTTATGAGCAGAAGTATGGCAAAAGATACTATTTCTCTTGATGAATACAAAAACTCAATGCAGGGTATCTACACGACCTCTGTGTGCCAAGAAACAATTGATGAGTCACCACAGGCTTACAAATCAAAAAATGAAATTGTAAAACTTATCGAGCCTACTGTTGAAGTGATTGAGATTTTAAAGCCGGTATACAACTTCAAGGCAAACTAAATCTGTTCTGCCATATACAAACTATAGCAAAAACAAGAGTGGAGAACCTGCTGCTCTTGTTTTTTTGTTTTATTTACTTTTATAAAAAATATTTAATTAAAAATTTAGAAAGGAAATTTAATATGAAAGAATTAATTAATCAAAAAGAAATACTGGAAAATGTGAAAAAAATATTCGAAAATTGCGGATTTCATGGAATAACGTCTACTGATAAAAAAGAATTTGAGAATTTACTAATGTCAGTTAAAGAAAATGATACGAAAAATAAAACTGAATTTCCTGATTTTATATCCGAAAATGGCTTTGTTGAACATTTTCATGTAACATCCGGCAAATCTACACGTAAAGGTTATGATACAACAACACAAGAATCCAAAATGCAAAAAAGTCATGAATCTTTTATGAAAAATGTTTCTGAAAAAACATTGGAAACATATAACAATGATGAACCTTGTGAAAGTCAATCAGAAACAGCATTTTTGAGAGAAAATGATTCTATAGAAAATTTTCACAAAAGTTTCAAAAGATGTTGGGAAAATCACATAGAACATTTACATAATTACAAAGGAAACAAACATTTATCTTGCTTCCTTGTATCATCAGATGATGTTTTTGAAATATATGAAATTGTGCAAAGAGAAGAAGGTATGCTTTTTGGAGATTTAGAAAATAAAGAACCAATAGAGTTTTGTCTTTCTTATGATTTTGAACTACTTGATTATATATATAAATACCGTGATGATATTGACTATGTTATTTATTACAACAAGCATCGAAACTATTTTGAATTATTAAAAATTAAAAACATTCCAGCAATTAAGCAAGTTTTATCTGAACGTATATATGAAATACGCCCTTTACCAACAATGGAAGCTTCAATTACTTATAACATATGAAAAACTGTCAACAACAATAAATGAGCATAACAAAAAAAGACAAGTGCAGCAGGTTTGCACTTGTCTCTTTTTATAATTGTACATATTGATTTTTGACAAAAAAATAAGCACCGAACTAATCCGGTGCTTTTATATGAAACCAAGAAGGAGGTAGACCGTCCTTGGGTTCAGTTGACTTTAAGAAAGATTGAGTATCTATACCGTTTTGTAAATTGAAATTTTAAAATATTATATTAGTCCTGAAAACAGAGTGAATTGACACACAATCTTTCTTTTGTCTTGATTATATCACAAGTTTAAGGACTTTGCAATATAATCAAAGCAAAAGTGGAAATTATCACATCCGGAATTTAAAACCGTTAAGCCGGAATGTTTATTATTAATAGACCATCTCGTAAATTTGGTAAAAAGTCAATGGCTGTTTTAAAAAATTGTAATAATTGCAGTTTGTTTGATTCACTTATTGCAAATATATATGCAGGAAATTTTAAAAACAACTATGAAATTAATAAAAAGATATTCCACTTTTGCACAAATGGATGAAAAAATTAGTTGAAATGCTTAGAACTGGTTTTAAAGAAAAACAATATATCATTGAGGATTTAATCAATCCGGGTGCATACTTACTGTCAGGTGCACCGAAGTGTGGCAAAACCATCTTAGCAACACAAATAGCAGTTGCAGTAAATATAGCTAAATTTCGCATCCATATATATCAAACACCTAAAAGGTGATGATAACATTTTAAAAGAAAGACAGAAATGATTACTTAAAGAGCAAAAAACACAATGGGAAGCTGTGATAAAAGAGGTGACAAGTATCTCCCTGTCTTTCTGTCTTAATTATACTACACTGAATAGTAGGTGTCAATAGGAAAACTGCGAATTTTTTGCGAACATTTACTCCATTATGATTAAAGTAAAAAGCACCGGAAAACCGGTGCTTTAAAATTATATAAAACCAAAGAGGAGGTATAGTCTTTAGTTTTTGTTTGATAAGAAAAGCAAAAGTAAAAATATTAATATTCCCTTTGCTTTTCTAACTAAATTGTAACACACTGAATAGTAAGTGTCAACAGAAAAACTGTGAACTTTTTGCGAATTATCCCCTCTAAAAATAATGTTTTTAGGGGATTTTTTCTTTTTGTAAAAGAACTAAAAATTTCATCTCCAAATTTTTAAAATTAACACTTGGAGGAATTATATCAGCTACGATTGATGTTCGTAATGCCAGAGATTATCATGCTGCCATTGTAGCTTTTATGTCTTTTCGCAAAACAAAAGCCCGGCATAAGCCGAGCTTAGATATTTTTACTTTCGATACTACTCATTAGAAAATTCAGTTGCTCTCTTGTAAGCATCTGAGGTAAATATTTACGATATTGTTTGAGAACAGTATCATTGTTGTCCTTTTTTGTAAACTTAATTCTGATATTAACACTCCTATATCTTTAATAACTTTTTGAACCCGGAATATATTCTTGCATGAGATAATCCCAATTTACCAAGTATGTACTTTGATTCATTTTTTGTAATGCTCTGAATTTACAAAGTTCACGTAAACGCTCACTTACTTTTGATTGAGATACAGAAAATTTGTCGATAATTTCCTTCTGCTTAAATGTAACAAAATAATGATCTTTACATTCATCAAAGAAAAACTTGTTTTTACGAGGTACTACAAGTTCATTATCTATTACTGCTTTTGGCAATAGATATTCAAGTAGTTTTATGTCGTTCTTTGAATATTGTAACATTTCGTCAATTCTTTCAAATACTTTCATTAAAAAATCCTCCTTAATATACATCCTGATGGTCCTGCACAACAGAATCATCATTATTAACGTTATTGTTGCCGGGGAAATTGTCTTTGCAAGAATATTGATTGTTGTGTGCTTTTACACGTTTCTTGTATTTGCCGCCTTTAATAATCTTTACAACAGCTAAAACTGCATAGAAAACTGTAAGCGTAAGAGCATACAAAGGAATAGTTTTTACGATAACACTAACAGTATTGCTGTAACTTAACAGATTTGCAAATTTTACAAAATGATTTTCCAAATAAGCAAATCCGAAATATGTTACTGCACACCAAATACAATGGTATAACATTTTGCCTAAAGCACTTTTGCTCGACATATATTTTGCATTACGTAAAAATAATATTACATTACCTATTACATATATAATTATTATGACTTGGATTACTTTTACAATAGTTTGAGTATCCATTTTTTATATCTCCTTTTTACACTATAATTATACCACACCTACTATTCAGTGTCAATGCTGAAATGGTAAATATTTCTTTAATAATAGCCATTTTTTGTAAAAAGAAAAAGCCACCAATAGGTGACTTATTTTTTGGTGCTATTTCTTTTCTGAGCTGATTTTCTTTTTTTAATTTCTTTCCTTATCAGCTCTTTGACAAATTGTGTTTTGTTCGGTAGAATGCCTAAGAACTCAATGATATCGGCATCATATTCTTTGTTCAGGGTAAATGTAAATTGTTTTAGATTAGCATTTTTATACTCTAAATTATATTTCTTTTTATCAAATTTTTTTGTTTCTTCTGACATAAATACAATATCTCCTAAAAAAATAATTTTTTTAAAAATGGCCTTGACACCTACTATTCAGTGCGCTATAGTATAGGTGTAGAGGACGTCAAGCCCCCTCTACTTCATTTAAACACTCTTTGTTTTTTCCCAGAGACAAAGAGTGTTTTTTCTTTTTTGGGTATTGGAAAAAAATGGTAATTATATAATACTTAATTATTATATCATATTTGTTATAATCATACAATTACAAAATTTTATTTTTTTTCAAAAATGACCTTGACACCTACTATTCAGTGCGCTATAGTATAGATGTAACAGAGTTACAGACTTTGTTGCTCCTTTCTGCTCTTATTAGAGCAACATTATTGAATACAACCGCAGGAACTACGGGGTTAGCCTATTGATACTGTGTTTGTTTAAGAACACTTGAGTAGGAAGCTTGGCATTCTAATGCGAAGCAGTTCACTTTGTTTTTGGTGTTTGTCATTTTTTATTTTCAATGATCTACATCAACTCCTTTTTAATCACTTATTGCCAAATAAGTGATGATGTCTTTTTTCAAAAAAACCTTTTGATTTTTAAATCGGAAGGTTTTTTTATTTTTTTTGCATTTTTTTAGTAAAAAATTAATTTTTTTTTGCAAATTTTTATGAAAAAATGAAATATTTGCGATATATATATTGGAAGCATTTCCAAATATATACAAAATGCCAATTGAATGGCAAAAAGAAAGGAACATTTTATGTTAAAATTTTTTACAAATTTTAAATTCAAAGAAGGAGAAAAGGAAAAAATTCAAGATGAGCTAAGTCGTATTGAAAAACATTTTTCAAAAGAAGCAAAATTATATTTAAGAATTATGTTTGACGAAAAGAAAGAAATCTATACGTCAAGTGTTACTACTAATTTTGCTAAAAAACTTCTTGTCGGAACAGGTGAAGGCGTAACGTGTGTTGTTGCAACCGATGAGGCTTGCGATATGCTGATTCGCCAAATCAGAAAGGAAAAGACAAAGAAGTTTGACAAAACCGGCAGAACACCTCTGTCAGAGCTTGCTGCTGAACAGATTACTTCCGATGAAGTGTCTATGGATGATTTTGAAAAATACGGTATGAGTTCTGATAGAATTACGAAGGTAAAAAATATTTGTGTAGAACCTATTACTGTTGATGAGGCAATTGACGAAATGGAAGTTCTCGGCAGAGATTTCTTTGTTTTTAACGACCCTGACGGTAATGTTAATGTTGTTTACAGAAGAAATAAAAACAAAGGGTTCGGACTACTTAAAGGATAGTATCTGAAAAAAGGAGGATATTTTTTTGGAACAAAATTTAAACATTAATGACTTATTAAGCTTTAGTCCTATGGATTTAGCTCAAATTTTAAATGATACATTTATTTTTGATATTCCGTGTCAGATTGAAACTGAGCAGGAATTAAACGAAGTAGGAAAAATGCTTGCTATTACAAGCAATCAATATTCGTTTTTAACATCAATGTTATCAATTGCAAAAGTGAATGTAAGAAAATATAAGAGAGCTAAAGCTAAAACAAGTTACGAAGATGCAGTCGATAAAAGGGATATTATTTCTTATACCGTGGATGCTGTAAAATTGCGTCATAAAACTTTATCTCGCTTGATTACCGTAAAACAAGAACGTAATAATGAGCTTAATATGTCGGAAAGGAGACAGTTTTGACGTGTAAAAAAATTAGCTTAAACGAATATTTAATTGAGTATGATGCTTTGTTTGACAACAAAATTTGGAAAGGTCATACTCGATGTGATAGTACCAAAATTGATGAATCCTTTGTGAAAATTACAAAAGATTTCATCAAAGAGGATATTCACAGAAATACCAACTGCCCTTTAGATGAAATTATTATTTCAATACAAAATATTAAATGCATTGGCAAAAGAGTAATAGAACTGTCTAAAGAAGACACTGTTAAATTTAACAATCTATATGCTGAAGAAATGTTCAATGCTCAATTTCTTAAAGCAGTGAAAAATAACAGGAAAAGTAAAGGAGAAAATATTCAATGACTAAGTATGAAAAATTAGAGGAATATTTCACAAAAACAGAATTTGCCGTTTTAAAATATTTTGTTGACCATTCAGTACCGCTTAATACTATTGACGAAATTCCAAAGAATTGGAGAGATTGGTTTGGTTCAAATCATTTGTATAAATGTGAAGCAAAGCAAGCTGACATCGCCAAAGAATTAGGAATAACTCCTACTGCGGTAAGCAGAAGTATAACTTTACTTCGTACATACCAAACCGTCACTAAGATAAGAGGCATTAAAGGATACATTGTCAATAAAGATTGGCTTTATGACGAATATCAATATTAAAAACCTTGACATTAATTCTTATTTGCGTTACTATAACAATAGTAATTATTATTATTTAATTTTATAGTATATTAAGTCAGTTATTGCAATTTGCGATAGCTGACTTTTATTAATTTAATAAACAATAGCCGATTAATTTTGTGTATACAAATTTAGTCGGCTTTTTTTGTTTTCATAAGAACTTTCACATAAAAATTTATGCTCAGTGAAAAGTTCAGTCGTAAGGGCAACGACAGGAGGTATTTTATGAGAACAAAATATTCAACACACTCTTATTTACTATATAGGTTCAAATATAAGAAACTATAAGAAAGAGAGGTGTAATAAATGGAAGAAACTGTAACATTGGTCGGTACACATTCGTACACAATCTATGATAACAATGGTTTTTCCATTCAAACAATTAAGCTTGTGGAAGAAGGAGGCAGAATTACTGCTAAAGGCTATAATCTTCCACAAGACCAATATACCTATCAATATAAAGGAACAATCATTGAGGATAAAAAATACGGAAGACAGTTAAATGTTCAACTGTGTACGCTTTATATCAATGAAAAAGAAGATATTATTAAATATCTTAAAGAAAATATTGCTGGTATAGGTAAAAAGTACGCTGAAGCACTTTATAAAGCATATGGAAAAGATGTATTCAAGCAAGCTAAAGATTATGATGCTGTATTCGCAGTAATCAGATCTGAAAAGAAAGCAAAGAAGATAACCGAAAGTGCACAATCACAATTAGTATCTCCTGAAATGTTTGAAATTATTTCCAAATACCAAATACAACCAAAAATACTGAACAAATTAGGATTTTCTTTTGAAGCTATAAAGGAGAATCCTTTTATTATGTCCGGTAATGTTACTTTCTATAAATTAAATAGAATGGCAATTGATTTTGGCTCGGATTTGATATGTTATGACCGCATAAGAGCAGCAGTAAATTATGTTTTAAATGAACTTATAGGTTCACGAGGACATATGTACTATCCTTACGATGAATTTGTTACAGTAACATTAAATCTTCTTAATAAGGGCGTACAGAGAAAATGCTCACTTGATGATTTAAAGAAAACTCTAAGAAAAATGAACAACGATCAAGAAATTGTACTGCGTAAAGCAAACAATAAATTAATCATTTATTCAAAGTTTAATTATGAAACCGAAAATATAATTTCAGAAAGCATCATAAAAACACTTCTTAAACCAAAGGACAAAATCAGCGTAAGTAAAATTAAAGCTGCTATTAATGAAACCGAAAAAGAATTTGGTATCTCTCTTGCAGAAAAGCAAGAAATAGCAGTAAAAATGGTAATGGAAAACAATTTTTCAATTATCACAGGTTCAGCAGGTACAGGTAAAACAACTGTACTTAAAACAGCAATAAGAACCTACGAAAAAATATTCAAATGTGAGGATGAAGACATTCTCTTACTTGCACCGACAGGCAGAGCTGCACAAAGAATGAGTGAGGCTACTATGCACAATGCACAGACGGTCCATTCAAAACTTCTTATTGATGAAGACGGTTCAGTTGGTCAGGAAATAGAAGAAAAAATCATTTTTATAGATGAAATGTCAATGACAGATGCAAAATTGCTTTCACTCATTTTTAAAAATACTAAAAATGATAATGCTAAATTTGTATTCTTAGGCGATCCTAATCAGTTACCAAGTGTCGGTGCTGGAAACATTCTTGAAGATTGTATTCTTTCTGAAGTTATTCCTACCACAAAACTTGATGTAATCCATAGGCAAGCCAAAGATTCATTGATCATTAAAAACGCATTGAATATTTTAAAAGGTAATTCTTCTCTTACTCTTGGTAATGATTTTGATTTTGTAAAATCAAATACAATCAAAGATGATTGTGTTGAAATTTTTAAAAATGAATTTGCCAAATACAAAAATAATATTATGGCTGTTCAAATCATAACACCAATGAAAACGAGAGGAGATTATTGTCAGGAAACCCTTAATAATGCTATTCAAAAATTAGTTAATCCGATAGAAGACGGCGATATTACTTTCACAATAAATAACTATAAATTCCATATCGGGGATAAGGTTATTTGTCAGAAAAATAATAAATTATCTAAAAACGGTGATATTGGACTTATCAAAGATATTTATCGTGATGAGGATAATAAGTTGTCTGTCGATATAGACTTCTATAATCACATTATTTCGTATACAGTTTCTGAATTAAGAGATTTAAAATTTGCACTTGCTTATGCAATTACAATTCATAAATCACAAGGTTCGGAATTTCCATCAGTTATTATGCCGGTGGGAAGTGAACAAATGTGTATGCTTCAACGAAACCTTATGTATACAGCAGTTACAAGAGCATCAAAAAAGATGACTCTTGTTGGCAGTAAAACTGTATATAAAAGAGCAGTTGAAAAAAATGTGAAGCAAGTAAGATTAACTGCATTGAAACAATATCTTGTTAAGGCGTATAAAGAAGCAATCTAATATAAGCCATTAAGGAGGATTATATATTATGGCTACAGAAACATTAAAGCGTATTTGCCTTCGTTCAGAAAAAAAGATTGAAATGATTTCAAAACTTTTATCTGATGGTGAACAAATAAACAAATTTATTATGAGTTCCGATTACTATAGAGAACATTTCTATATCAGTACACCTGAACAGACAGACATTCTGTCTGCAATTGAGGATACACTTCACCGTATGATTGAAGCCGGTTGGTCTGATGATGACATTGCTTTTGTTCTTGATGCACATAAAGATGTGTTTGAAGACACAGAAGATGCAGAAGATACAGAAGACACAGATGAAACTATCACACCAATTGATTTGGGCTATTCACTTATTGGTGAAGTTATATTTCACAGAAAGGGGTACAAATTGGAATGTCAATAGAAAATTTAAGAACTCATTACCTTTATCAGTTTGTTGGCGGAGAGTTAGATGGTCTTATCTTAAGTTATCCAACGCTTAAGTTAAAAAATGTTATTAATGGCTATTCTGAGGATTTGACCGAAAAACGAAATAAAGGCTTTTTGTGTAAGCGTGAAGAACTTGATAATCAGCCGATTATCAAAGGCTATTTAGGACCTATGTACGGTGGCGATTGCTATTTAGTACATGGTCAAATTAAAAAGTCGTACAAATGCACAGATGAAGTAAAAAAACATAATAAACATATTCATATCATCAGATATGAAACACAAGAAGTATATGATATGCTTTCTTGTTGAATTTTGGAGGAAATTATTATGGCAAAAAACAATTTAACACCTTCCGACTTACTGTCGGAAGATAATGACTATATTGAGTTTTACGATAATGTATTTGATATGTTTGTTGGTTTGGATTATGTATCCGAAAAGGATCTAAACCGTGAAGCTGATAAATATTATTATCGTTTTCTCAATTATCTTAATAATAATGTTCAAGTGTTATCTGTGGCAAATTCTACTTGTGCTTGGACTGATTTTATCAAAAAACATATCAAGGCTTTTAAAAAGTTTACAAAAGAACATTGGGTACGTACATATAAAGATGATTTGGATGAATTTATCTATCAGTGGATAAAAGAACTGCATCTGTATGGTGCAGGATATGTTAGTGAAAGTGAATACAAAGCACTTGTTGATATGTTAATTGACCCAAATAATAATTAAGGAGGAGTTGTGAAATGACACAACCTATTACATACACTGCATACAGAATTGCATTGATGATTATTGAAAGCGAAGATTTTGAATTAAAAATTGACAAGGATAAAGACGGCAATAAAGTCTTTAAACTTGTTGATGATAATTCAGCAAACTGGGGTGATATTGAGTCTGATGAGTTCTATAATTTGGCAACAGTTATTGACAGATTAGAAGCTTATCACGATGATTATTACTTCAAGGAATTTGAAGAAAAGCGTAACCCTGATATTTTAAGTGGCAAAATTCTGCCGGATCTTTCGGATGGTAAGCCATTTGAAAAATACAGTGACCTTGCTGCTATCTGTTGGTTTATCAAAAATTCAGCAGATATTCTTAGTAAAATCACGCCGGATGTGGCTGATGCTTTTGATTATGATATGGCTTTAAGTCTTGTTGATAGATATGACCGAGATACTGATGAAGAGTGTTTAGACTATTATGTCAGCAAAATGCTTTTCCATATTTTATTTAAAACACTCTCGGCTTACAGAGTTGTTGAGTGCAATAATCATATTTATTGTACAGCTTATGATGATGCCAAGCTTTGGAAATCGGACAAGGAATTATGTAATTTGATTTACAAACAAGTTGAAACCGATTTATGCAATTTTGATGATTGGCTTAATGGGCTTCACTCATGGCTCAAAGAAAATTTTATCTATGAATCAACAAGCAATGATTCAAGCGGTAGAGCTTACCGTCAAATGCTTGAAAGAGAAGAAGAACAAATTGTTGATGACCTCAAAGACTTAGGCAAAGAAGGTCATTACTTTGACGAATATGCTTTTGCATATCTTGGTCTTTTAGACGAGTATGATAAAGCATAACAAAAAAATAATAACAAAAAGAAAAATCCATTGAGTTATATAATTCAGTGGATTTTTTTATGGAGGTAAATATGAGTAATTCATATAAAGAATTAATAGATAAGCAAATGGAAGAAACCAATGCTTTTCCAGTGAAAACTGCCACTAATAGTGAGCATTTTAAAAAAATTGTAAATGAATGGAATTTATCTTGTTACGGAAAACAACTTGTTCAGTCAGGTATTGATATGTTTATTCGCAAAAAAGATGTAAAAGCATTCAATGATATGCTTAACCGTCATCTTGAAGAACATTTAAAAGCTATTGATGAAGATAAAACCGGTGATGGATATATCTATGATATGTTCGTTTACGAATTACAAAAACATAAGTACAAATATACCAGCCGTGTTGATGATACACTTAATGCTTTGGCTATATCAAGAGAAACATTACAGCAAAATACTGTAATGAATCAAGCATTAGAAAAAGCTTGTAAATTTGTTATGAGTTTAGATGATTAAGGAGAATTCTTTTATGGAGGTAAATATGAATAATTCATATAAAGAGCTAAAAGACAAACAAATGGCGGAAACTAACGCTTTTCCTATTAAAGCTGCTTTCAGTGATGAACAATTTAGAAAAGTTGTTGAAGAATGGAATTTATCATTTGATGAAAATTCTGATGATTATTTTGGAAAGCAACTTGCTTCATTAGGATGCGGTGTACTCATCCGTAAAAAGGATGTAAAAGCATTTAATGAAATGCTTAACCGTCATCGTGAAGAACACCAAAAAGCTATTGAGAAAGACACAACAGGCGAAGGATATATCTATGATATGTTTGTATACGAGTTACAAAACTATGAATATGGATATACCGGATGTGTTGATGATACTCTTGAAGCTTTGGGTATATCAAGAGAAACATTACAGCAAAATGCTGTAATGAATCAAGCATTAGAAAAAGCTCGTAAATTTGTTATGAGTTTGGATGATTAAGGAGGAACATTCAAATGAGAGTTTATGATCCAATAGATGTGAGGATAAGCTCGGACCTTTCAAACGAGGAGAGGGCTTACGAAATATTTAAGCGTTGCTGGATTAATCAACATATTGATGACATAACAATGACACAAACCGAGGCTCTTTATGAAAATGATGAGTCTAATAAGAACCTTCACGAATGCGAAGATTCAACAGATGGTATGTCATTCGATGAATATGTTGAAGAATATGGATTTGCCAACGGTGAAATTTATCCTTGCTATGAGGAATTTCTCAATAATGATTTTGAAGATTTTCTTTATTATCCTGAAATTGAAAAAATTATTGATAATACAGATGAAGAAGAATCCGGAATGCTAAAGCTTATTTGTTATCGTTATAGGCTGTCACAGGTTTTAGGTAGAGAATGTATTGATTTTCCGAGTGTTTTTAGTGACAATAAATTACTTATTGAAACACTAAAAAAATTGAAAGTTGATAAAATTTCTTTTGGAAACGATGACAACACTGTTGTTAACGAACATCAAGAAAAAACCGATAAACCTATTCATCTATTTTTTGATGAGCTTGTAAATCTGTTATGAGCTTAAATGATTAAGGAGGAAGTTTTAAATGAAAAATTGCAATAAGCCTATTTATTACGATGAATACGAAGATTCAATCGTTATTGATGAAAAATCATTTTCAAAGCCAACAATTCTACGTGATGATTATCTTCAAATCAAAACAACAGGTCATCATTATGATTTTATTGCATCTGTTCAAAACAAAACTGACAAACCTGTTCATCTGATTTTTGATGAAGAAGTTGGAGTGGATGTTGACGAACTTGAAATTGATTCATTAAATTGGTTTGGCATTCTTGCTAATGATAACGGTTACAGGATGCTTGAAGCACTTGTAAATAACAAATTTTCAAAAGAATAAATTTGTTATGAGCTTAGATGATTAAGGAGGAAACGATATGAGAGTACATTTATATAGAGGCAAGCCGGTAAGTAAAACAGATCATACACTTTATGAAAAACTCTGTAAAGATGCAGATGCTTTTAATAACGGATTTGTCTATGGCTCTTTAATTGTAAAACATGATAAATACTTTATCTGCGTAGGTGTTGCAGGTGTTTTATTAAACAGTTTAGTAAACAATGCAACGGCAACTCTGATTGAAGTAATACCTGAAACAGTCGGCGAATATACAAATTTGATTGATTGTCACGATAAAATGATTTTTGAAGGCGATATAATTCGATACGCTGACAATGACGAATATGAAAGTTATCTTGAAAGTCTTGAATGCCCTGAAGAATATGAGGGTGTCAATTTTAGCAAAATGTGGACGGTTGATGAGGTTGTTTACGGTGACAAGATTGGTTATCCTGCGTTTGATTTGAACACTCACGATTTCGATTGTAACGGACTCGCAGAGTTAAACGAAAGTGGTGGTCAATGGTTCTATGAAATTATCGGCAACATACACGATAATCCCGAATTGTTAGAGGCAACGAAATAACAAATTTAAAAAAATAAAATCAAAAAAATAATTCAATCCCTGCTGCCAAAAGTCAAACAGCAGGGTAGGAGGTATATTATGACTAACAAAAATTATATGGTTACATACACAAAAGAAGGTAATGAAAATTTCAGTTGTGTATTGGTTGAAGCAATCAATGAAGAACTTGCTGAAAAAAACTTCAAGGTGTTTAAGCCTGATTGTGAATTTATCGGCATCAGAGAAGAAAGTAATCCTGAAACATACATCAAAAGAGGTATGTCAGTTCTCAACAATGAATTATTTAATTCAATTGTTGCAAAAATGGATCACATTACTCTTGATGATGAAGTTAATAGTGATTCTTTTGTTATGATTGCCAAAGTAAAAAATCAAAGAGAACTTGGTGCTCTAAAACTTGATTGTAGTGTTGAAGATGCTACTATATTACAAGAACCACTTCCTAATTTCCCATTCTTTGTTACACTGGATTGGGATGGTTTGGAATATACAGTCAGAGCTGTTGAAACTATTGATAGCATAAATGATCCAAATTCTGATGTTGCTTACATTTACAGAAGTTCAAAAAACAGAGTAAAGGATATTCAAAAGCTTGTTTTTGGTGATAAATATTTTGATTTCCAAGATAAACTTATTCAGCTTATTGATGCGTTTTCGGATGAACCAAAAGCACAAGAACAAATCATTAATCGTTTAGCATATGAACTTCATTATGGCAATGTCAAAGGAGTTTTAAACAAACACAGTCACATCAGATTTACTAAGGAAGATGTATTAGAAGATAAAGTTCTTATTAATGTATATAAGAAATTTTATCCTCAAAATGAATATTCATACTGTGTTAGGTCTTGGAGAGATAAGTATGACCGAAATAACGGTAAATCTACTACCACAGCAGGTTATAATAACCTTGATAAAGCACTTGAAGATGCATTTGATATATTCAAAGATAATGAATCAGTCGAGGTTATTGCAATTGACAGTGATTATGATGAGTATTCAATTCTTTATCTTGGCCCGGATGATGTTGCATCTAATGATTACGGCTTTGGCGGTATGATTGTTGCTGAATTTCAAGATATTGAAACAATGAAAAGAGAAGGCTATTTGCCGGAAGATTATTAATCGGAGGTTTATTATGGCTAATACAACTGTTAAACATAAAGAACATACTCTTTGGAGTAATTATCCTTCTGATTTGAACTTTGATGATTGGAAAGATGATTTAAAGGCTTCTTATCCTGAATTAGATGAATCAGAACTTGAAAGAAAAATGTATGAAATTAATGATTCATATCTTGATGATGAGTGTATTAATCTTAATGATATTGTTTTTGATTTGCCAATTATCATAATTGGTAAAATTGGCAGATGGAACGGTACAGTAACAGGATACAAAACTATTGAATCCGGTAAGGTCGTTGATTGTTTTTATACCGATTGTGATTATGCAAAATGGTATGTAGATGAAAACAATGATTTACGATGCGACTGTTCACATCATGACGGAAGCAACCATTATCTTTACAGAACCTTCAAGACAAGTCTTTATGAAGATGAAATTGAAGAATTTAAAGATAAAATTTTAGATAACACCTTCACACAAGAGGATATTGATAAATATACCGACAGTGTTGGAGTTGCTATTCGTGAAGTTTACGGTTGGGAAGATTAAGAGGTGTTTTATGTTAGAACAAACATATAAGATAAGACATAACGAAGATGGAACAATAGTATCACAAGATGTAAGAGATATTGTTGATTTAGCTTTGGAAAATTTGATACTTCAAGGCACTAAAAACGATTATATTTTTGTGTATCGTGAAGCATCTGAAACTAATCCTGAACAGTATCCTGAAGGTTGGTACAAAGATGATTACGAGATGGTTATTCAAGAAATTATGCATTCAGACGAAGGTTTTAACTGTATTCTTAATGCATTATCTGAAAATGACATCTTATTTGTACCGACTCTCACAACATCAGTTTTAGATTTTATGAGAGAGTTTCAAAAAGAACTTAATAAGGAGAATAATTGATGTCTGATTTTATTGATAGAAAAAAGCTACTAAAAAAGAAACAATATTCATTTCAAACTGAGTATGGAGCATTTCCAAGGCATGATTATTTTATCAAACTTTCTGATATAAAAAGTATGCCGACTGTTGATACAGAAAAACATGCACATTGGATAGTATTATATAGTGATGTCGGATATGTAACAGCTAAATGTTCTAATTGTTTTGATTCAAAACGTGAAAATATTATTTGTGTTGACAATGAAAGTGATTTTTATCCGTATTGTCCTTTTTGTGGCTATAAAATGGATAAAAATAAGATTAAGGAGAAATAAGTTATGGCTGAATATTTTGAGAGAGTAACTCCTATTACAACTGTAGTAGAGTTCTACAACAAAAGTGTTAAGAACAACAAAGCTTCACTTTTGAAAATCTATCCGGATGCGTTTCGTATAAACAGGTTCAGATTTTCATTTGCAAATTGTGATGCAAGTATGAAACGAGTACCTAACGGCTCAATTGATTTTTATCTTGAAGTTGAAAAGGCTCTTGTGCTTGCAGAAGACATTCTTTCAAGACAATTGAAGAATGATGTTGCAAATGAAGTTGTTGAGCGTAGGAAACGTTCTGAAAAGGATGGTAAAGAATATAAATATGCAATGCCCGTGCGTTCATATCCGGGAGGTCTTAATGCCCGAAAAGCAAAAGAGAAAAAAATTCGTACCGATGGTATGGCACAGGCAAGGGTTTTAAAAATTGCCGGTGCTTCAAGCGATAAACTTGATATTATCATTTCTTGTGAATGCGGTCCGGGCAGAGAAACCAAAGAAGGATTGATTGTTCCTACATATGAGTATAAACCTGATACAATTGTAAGGGTTGGCATGACTTGGGAACAAGCAAAACAGCTTGCTGTAATGCTGAAAAGCCATTACGATGCATATTTAAGTTCTTGCTACACGTATGATGAGTTTGCTTATCAAAAGTTTCTTAGAGAACGAAATAAAGGTTAATTCTTACGAAAGAACATCACTTCGGTGGTGTTCTTTTTTTGTTATTTGCAACAGGAAATCTATTGACATTAGTTGATGTTTGCGTTATTATAATGATAGTAATTATTTATGTTTTAATTTTATATTTTGTAATATTCAGTAGTATATTCTTTAGGAAAATACTGCTGTTTTTTTTATATAAATTTTATACAGCACACCGATAAATTTATTAACCACGAGTTAAGAGTTTATCGGTGTTTTTTTATTTTCAGCAGAAGTATATTTTTACTTCTGTTTTTTTATATATTTTTTCCATTTTAATGAATACTTGCAAATTACTTTATGCTCATCAGGTATTCAGTCGTAGGGCAACGACAGGAGGTAGTATTATGGGAAAAACAAAATTAAATCCGACAAGGCAACTGTTAATCGACAAGTACATTGAGGCACTTGAAAGTAACAGGATACCGTTTGAGTACGGTTGGTATGTGGAGGGAATGCCTGAAAACGGTATTACTCACAGAAAGTACAATGGTATTAATGCTATTTTGCTTTCTTTTATTATGCAATCAGAAAATTTGGAAGGAAACCGTTGGTGTACTTTTAATCAGATTGCAGATAGAGATGGAAAGTACCATCCAAACGAAAAATGGCATCTTGTTAAGGGCAGTAAATCAGTACCGGTTGAACATTGGTACTTATATAACACTGAGGAAAAAAAGAAATATACAATTACTGAATACAGACAGGCAATCAAAGACGGTAAATATACCGAAAAAGATTTCATCTGGCGTTCAATGACATTTCATGTTTTCCACGAAAGTTGTATTGAAGGTATGCCTGCTGCAGAAAAGCACGAAATGCCTCAAATCACCCGATTAGATTTCATTGATACATTGATTTCTAACTTGGGCGTAAAGTACAAGGAAGAGGGTAATGATGCTTATTATTCACCTTCAATGGATACGGTAGTTGTACCACCAATGAAGAATTTTAAGAATGAATATGAGTATTGTACTACTCAACTTCATGAACTTTGCCATTCGACAGGACATTCAAGCAGACTTGCAAGAGATATGAGCACAGGGTTTGGTTCGGAAGAGTATGCAAGAGAAGAATTAAGGGTAGAAATTGCTGCCTCGTTAATTGCTTGCGATTACGGTTTACCGGCTTCTGAATCAAATACCAACAATCATTTGGCTTATGTTCAATCGTGGATTGAAACACTTAAAAACAAGCCTGATGAACTTTTTAAGGCTATTAAGGATGCTGAACAGATTGCCGAGTATATCAAAAAAAATTGTGAAGTAAAAGAAAAAGTTGCTTAATTAGGAGGAAAAAGTAATGACATTACTTGAAAGTAAAATTAGAGCTTTTCTCAAAGATTATGAGGATGTTGTAATTAGAGAAGAAGACGGCAAGTATTATTATGACTTGTATTGTGATATTGATGATGAATTGAGTAACGACCAGATTAATGAAATTTTAATTTCTGATAATCCGATTGAAACTCTTTACCGTAAAATCAGAGAAGCGTATTATCAAAGTCTTTATGAGGTTGAATTAAATTTAGCTGCTGATTTTAGAAAAAGCAAATATGGCTATACTGAAAAGATTGATGATGCTTTCGATTGGTTTTACAATAATATAATTCTCGATTATCCGAAATTAGCAGAGCATTTTCTCAAACAAAAAGTTTGCACCAATATCTTTCTTGATACCGGTGATAAAGCAAATGGATATGAGGATAATGATATTTATCCATCCGGCTATGGCAGATATGATGAATTGTATGACATTTCCGACAAATCATCTGTTCTTTGGCTTGCTAATCAGCAAGGATACAGTAAGGATGACTTTCTTGATGTATTTGAAAGTGAATGCAGAAATACCAAGTCAGGACTTTTGTACGACCTTTATCATGAATTACTTAATTCTTATAACGGTGGTTGTATTGCTGTATTAACTGAAATGACATTACAGCAGATGATTGATATTAATGATGCAAAAAATGATAACATTGCTGGCTTTGTTACTATTGAAAAGAATACATCTGTCGGTCTTTATGATTATGCAAACGGCGGTGGAGGCCCTTTTGATATTGAATTGGAAAAAGACCTTGATATTCCGATTGCTTATATTGGTGAGTGTCTTGCTGATTCAACAGTAGGTAGTATTCAAAATTACACTCTTTCCAGTGTCTATGGTACTTGCGATTCTTTTTGGCAATACGGCAAAAAAGAACCACAAATATTTATCCCTGATATGGATAAACTTGCAAATCTTGATATTTTTTCTTGGCGTAGTACATCACCAAATAACCGTGTTTTGGAACATGTCTACTTTAACCCTGATGCAAATTCAGGTTTTCAGTTTGTATATGACATTATACAAGATAAAGAGGTAGCAAAGGCAATTGAAGAGTCAAGCGACAGCAAAGAGTTCTTTGACATTATCAATAACTGTGAGAGAAAAACAGAACTTACAGATATTGATGAATTGTCTCTTTTTAAAGAAATATATTTTAAATATTGCTTTGAAAAGAATTCTTCTTGGTACTACGGTACTAACAAAGAAACATATCAGAAACTTTATAAGGTCTTTGTTAAATCACCTGAAGTGGTTATTGACAAATCAGTTCTTCAAACAGATGAAACATTCAGGTATATGCTCCTTGATAGGATGAAAATTGATTGTAACTATTATTTAGGTAATGGTGACGGTCATAACAAATTTCTTTGGGGCGGTAATGTGGAAACTCAAATTGCTTATATGAGAGCACTTTACGATAGTTTCCCTAACGAAAAAAAGCCTGAATGGATTTCTATTGAAGATATTGACAATTACCAAAAAAAAATGATTGAAAAGGAGACAGTAAAGAATGCCTAATTGGTGTGTAACGGATATTGAGGTATCCGGCAAGAAAGACGAATTGTCAAAATTATATGATTTAATTAACACTTGGGGTCAAAAATCATTAGATGGGGATTCAAATGGAGATTATTTCTTTTTTAGATTTAAAGATGTAGTTGAACTTACAGATATTGTTAAGTATGCAGAAATCTTTACTGAAGATAAACTAAATAGTTTATCAATAAGAGGCAATCTTGAAGATATGCAAATTCAAAATGATGGTAGTTTGCTTATTCGTGTTACAACCCCTTGGAATCCAATGTTATTAATGTGGGTTAGAATTTTTGATAAATATTTAACCGATTATACGATGTATTATATGTCGGAAGAATCAGGAGAAGGTATTTATATTACAAATAACCCTAAGTATATTGGTACATATAATTTTGATGTTAAAGATCATGATAGTTTGGAAGAAAAACTTGGCAAAGGCAATGTGCCTGAAACCGAAAGTTATGTTTCCGAAAAACGAATCATTGAAATTTTGCAGAATCTTCTCAAATCAGAGTTAAATGATATTGATGAGTTAATTACTAAATTTAATTCGTCATATTTTATTGATGATATTTCAATAAATAAATTTAATTTTGTTCCAATTGAAGATGTTTTGTAAAAAAGAAATTATTAAGCAGTAGGAACAATCCTGCTGCAAACGGAGGTTTACTATGAAACTTATAACTAAAGAAATAATCAAATTGTTTGAGAAGTATCCGATTGGAAGTCAAGACGGAAAGGGAGGAGATGCAACAGTAATTGTTAAATTCTTCTATCCTGCCGGTGCGGCTACATGGTTAATTACCGAAGGCAATTTGATTAAGGATGAAAACGGAAATGTTTCAGATATTGAAATGTTCGGTTTCTGTTGCCCTATGGGCGTTGAATACGGTGAGTTAGGTTATGTTATGTTATCAAACCTTGAATCAGTTGAAGTAATACCGGGATTAAAAGTTGAAAGAGATTTATATTTTCCTAATGGAAAAATTAATCTCCGTAATGCTTGTATGAAATGTTTCATGACCATTCCTGAATTGTTTGACTATCCTTTGTATTACTCAATTTATCAACTTAAAGAAAATGATGATAACCGTCATCTTCGATTTGCAAAATTTAATGAACTTGAAAATGGTTTGGCAGATATTAAAGCTGAAAACTATTATCAAGTTTATCGTGACAAATATGAAGATAATATTGATATGACAAAATCATCTGAACAACTTTCCTTGTGCAATTCTTTATATAGCTTGCTTAATAGTGATATGCCTATGCCACTTGGTTGGTACGGTCACTCTTTATCAGTAAGTGACATCATTACTCTTGAAAAAGGTAATATAAAATCTGCATATTATGTTGATGCTATCGGTTTTAAACAGTTACCTGATTCACTTGTTGATGAACTTAAAACTGAGCAAAATAATTATCTTCCAATTCAACTCGTTGCGTTTATAAAGAATATGGACTTTTATGAATTTAACGACAATCTTGAAATCGGACAAACAGATGAAGATGCCATTGAAGAGGTGCAAAAACAGCTCAATGATAAAAAAGCCCGTGAGGGTATTTTAAAAACATTGAGAGAGTATTTGGAAAATTCGGAGACTATTATTTCAAATACAACCATTAAAAAGCTTAGTCTGATTGAGCTTAGTCTGATTGCTGACAGTTTAATAATGGAATATCTTATAAGAATGGTATCTCAATATCAAGAAGAAACGGAGGATAACAATGGCTAAGTTATATTTCAGATATGGCGCAATGGGTAGTTCTAAAACTGCTAATGCTCTCATGGTTGCTCATAACTATTCTGAAAGAGGGCAAAGGGTTCTTTTAGCAAAGCCTGAGACTGATACAAGAGATGTCGGCGTTTTACACAGCAGAATAGGTCTTGAAAAAGAATGCGTTTCTGTTGAAAGACTTTTTTGGCTGTACGAAAACTTTGCTAAATCAATTGATAACCGTTTTCTTAAAGACTATGATTGTATTATTGTCGATGAGGCACAGTTTTGTGATAAATCTGAAATTGAATTTTTCACACATATTGTGGATGACTTAAATGTACCGGTTATTTGCTACGGTTTGCGAACTGATTTTCAAAATAATTTATTTGAGGGTAGTAAGTGGCTGTTAGCTTGGGCTGATGAAATTGAGGAGCTAAAAACCGTATGCTGGTGTGGTAAAGCTGCTAAGTGCAATGCTCGTATTGACAGTGACGGAAATATTATAAGAGAAGGTGAGCAGGTACTTGTGGGCGCTAATGAAAAATATGTTTCTCTTTGCAGAAAACATTTTTATCAAGGCAACACAGGTCCAAAATCACATTATCTTGATAAATAGGAGGATATTTGTATGTCAAAATACAATCCGGATAACATTAAAGATTTAAAGGAATTTATTGGCTTGCTTACAGGTGATGCTGGTTATTTTCCTGATGAACTTTTTGATTTTGATGCAACACTTCTTGGTAAAGCAATGGAAAAACCATTAGTAAATCGCTCTGCAAAAACAATTTTTAGCGATGCTTTTCAAATTGCTTGTGATGAATTAACAAGTCAATTTACATGTATGGAAATATTCCATTTCCCAGATAATGAAAAAGTAAATACATTTGTTCAAAAATGTATTCAAAAACATTTTTTGTCGGATTTATTTAAAATAAAAGGAGATGCTGTTTCTTCTTATATTGAATTTATTTGTAAAGACAAAGATGTTATTTCAGTAATGAAATTTCTTGATGAGGAAACCGGATGCTTTTCTTACTTTCAAGAAGAAGTACCAATAATCGAAAATTTTGATATTGTTTTAAATAATTAATAAAAATTAAGATATAAGCAGCAGGCTTATGCTTGCTGCTTATTTGGAGGAAAATTTTATGAATGAAGAAAAATTATGTGACTTAGTACAAGATTGTTTTGTATATGATAAATATGGAAAAGTGACCTTTGATCTTTGTGATTTTATACTTCTTTTTGATGATTTTTCGGTTAATTCGGTTAAAGCCGTTTTTAAGTGTTTAACAGATAATCAAAAAGAATTTTTAAAAAACAACTTTACAAAGTTTAAAAATTTGCGTGATGACCTTATTTTGCCTTCAAGTAGTTATATTAGCTTAGAGGTATTAAATGATATGATTACAGGTGAATTTAAAAACGCTAAAATGCGACCGGCAACTGAGGAAGAACTAAAATCCGTTTCTGACGGAATTAAATCAATCTCAAAACCGGTTGTTGATAACAAAGAAGGAGAAAATATTATGGAAAAGTCAAATATTGTTTTTACGGATGAGGATATTTTAAGATTGGAAAAATTATACTCTCAGTCAGATTCTCTTTTTTTACAAGAATTATTAAAAATTCTGAACGAAAAGAATTCGTTTAATTGTGTTGAAAAGGATGTACTGAAAGAATTAATAAAATTAAATGATTTGGCTTATAACGAATATATTAATATATTTAGTCCGGAAACAATTTCAAAGTTTGATGAAGCTTATGTTGAATCGAGAAATGAATTCTTGAAACACTTGGGCTTAGATTATCTTGTCAATTTTGAAGAAAAATTTAAAGATAAACTTCGAAAGGAATTTAATGAGTTCATCAAATCGGTTCAGGAAGAACAGAAAACAAATCCAAATTATGCAATTCAACATGCATATGAGATTTGTTGGAAACAAGAAATTGTTTTTGTTTCTGAAGATGTTTGCTATGATAATTTTGGTATCTTTACAAAGAAAAGTCTTTTGAATACCAATGGCGTTTTGGATATCATTTATAAAGAATGGCTTGACACAGATTCAAGTGACATCAATGAACAAATTTCAAAAATTATAAGTGAAGTGTAAGAAGGAGAAAATTAAATGATTCAATCAGCAGTTTATTCTGAATTAAATGCTTTTTTCAACGCAAAAGAAAAAGGTGTTTCATTTCAAGAGTTTATCAAAGGTATCCACAAGTACGAGCTTATGGATGCAGAAGGTGACAAAGTACGTGATGATGACGAATTAATAAACTTCTTAACCGATAATTCAATTGATTATGAATTTGTTAGTTTGCATAAGTCAACTTACGGTGATGTATATATGATTTTTACTTATTTTTACATTTATTTGTTACCACAGTGCAAAAAAGGTTCAAAGTATTATGTGGATTTTTCTAAGCTTACCTGGTATAAGAGTAATTACGAATCACAAATCGTACATTGCCCTGAGTGCCAAGAAGAACTCAGCTATGTTAATGCAACAGATTTTATATTTGATAATGGTAAATGGAAAGAAGAAACATTTCCGACAGCTATTACATCAAATTTAAAATCAGGTTCATCTATGAAACTTGCTTTCTGCAGATTAAAATATGGAAAACTTCCAAAAATTTTATCGTTAGTTACACTGACTGATGATAAATTAAAAGAAGAACACAAAAAAGAATGTGAAAAGATTGGTGTTTATTGCCCTCATTGTGGTAAAAAAATCAATCTTCAAGAAAACAGAACTTATTAATAATTATGTTCCGTTTTTTAGTTCTTTAATTTAATTAAAACAAAAAGCCACCTTTTGGTGGCTTTTTTATTAAAAAATGTAAATATTTTGTTAAAATCGAGATTTTTTTCAAATTTTTTTGAAATATTTGCGATTTCTATAATGTACGGACCAAAAGGTCAGAAAGGAAAATTTTATGAATTTTAAATGTGATACTCAAATAATCAAAAGTGCTTGTGCCTCGGCTTCAAAGGCATCAAGCGTAAAAGCAACAATCCCAACATTAAAAGGATTACTTCTCGAAGCAAAGGAAAATTGTCTTACAATTACAGGCTATGATTTACAGCTTGGAATTAAAAAGTCAATTACTGCTGAGGTAAGCGACACCGGAGCAATTATTGTTGATGCAACAATGCTCAATAATATTCTCTCAAAAGTAAAAGGAAATACGGTTGAATTTGCTCTTGAAAACAATAACCTTGTAAGAATTAAATCAGGTAGGGCAAGATTTAAAATCAATGGCATTAACGCAGAAGACTTCCCGGAGATTCCGGCAGTGACAGGTGAAAACTTTTCTCTTACTGAAAAAGATTTTCTCAAAATGATTTCAGTTCCGATTTTCGCTGCTGCTGATGAATGTCAGCAAAAGCCTATTTCTACAGGATTAAACTTTGAACTTTCGGATGGTTGTCTTACTACATACGCTCTTGACGGCTATCGTTTAGCTTTATACAGATTATTTAATGATTTTGTAGGTTCATACAGCTTCACAGTGCCTAAAAGAACGATTAAATGTATCAGTAAAGAAATAAGCGATTCAGAAGAAAAAATCGTCAATATAACGCTCTCTGCCAATCATATCCATATTGTAACAGATGAATATGATTTCTTTAGCAGATTGCTTGAAGGTGAAAGATTTAATTATAAGAATGCCATTCCTAACAAGTTCGTTTTTGAAACAATAATTGATGTTGACAGCACAGCCGAATCAATAAATTGTTGTGCACCTATAATCGAAAGTTCACAAAAGAATCCGATTCGTTGTGAATTTAACGGTAATCAATTAAATATTAAAACGAAATCCGTACTTGGTGAGGTCGAAGATACAATTGATATTGAGACAACAATGCAAGAAACACCTGTAACTATCGGTTTTAATGCTAAATATCTTTTAGAGGCATTAAATAATATCCCACCTGAACACAGTACGGTTACATACAAGCTTGCAGGACCGGTTTCTCCGAGCGTTATTGTTCCTAATAAGGATGATGATTCAAACGAAAAATTCTTATTTATGGTGCTTCCTATGAGGTTAAAGAACTAATATTACCACTTGTATTTCATCACGATTCTAAAAAAATAAAAATTGCGTGATATATATAGTGTAAGCAGAAAAATTTAATACAGTTCCTTTTATGGCTTTTTGGGGAAATAAAATAATCAAAAAGAGTATCACCAAGCTTAACTATAAAATTGGTGGGGCGGGGCGAAAGCGGCTTGACCAAGTAACCCTGTCCTGAGCGGTGAAGTTCTTCCATACCGTTGCCTAAGTCAACTAAGTTGATATGGTTAAAAGGAAGAGGATGGAATTCAATAGAGTTCTGGGAACTGCCGGTGAGTGGAAACACTCAACAATGAGGGATCTGTACCATTGAGGCAGGTTAGATATTGGTCTAACAACTCGTCAAGTGTCCGATCAAGCGGTTTAGCGACGGCGACGGCATAAGCTGTTTTTGTCATTTTTACTGTAATGAAGAGGGGAAGGAGTTTCTTCAAATGCCCTTGGGGAAACTCTGTCCTCTCTTCACAGTACGCTCTGGTTCTGGCATCGGTTCTTAGAAGATACATAGGAAATAAGTAGGAAGATAATAAAGATGGATATTATATATAGTAATTTATAATATATAGGACTGAAAAATTTTTAAAAATAAAAATAAAAAGGAGAAAAATATGTTTAATTTACAAGATGTGGCAAACGAATATCGACGTCTGGACCAAATTCTTAATGTTGACACAAGCAATATTGATTTAGTGCACTTCGCCGGTGTTTTTCGATGTGGATATTGTTCCGTTTGTGGAGAAAAATCAATTAAAATTGGAATTAATGATTTGGTCTTTGAGTGTCCTGAAAATGAGTTTTACAATGTAATAAGACACGAATATGCTCATGCTGTTGATGCAATAAAATACAAAAACAGAGGACATAGCCAAACTTGGAAACAAATTTGTAAAATAGTTGGCTGTATTCCATCGACACATATTCCTAAAAATTCAGAATTACAAAAGAAAGTTGAGCAATACAATATGCAAACTGCAAAATACAAAATTACTTGTTCACATTGTGGTGAAGTTTATTACTATCAAAGAAAATCTTCTATTGTAAATGCTTATTATGCAGGAGCAAAACTTAAATGTCCTGTATGCCACAAGAAATTTTCAATTAATACGAACAAGGAAAATATTTCATAAAAAATATTAAGCAGTAGGATTATTCCTGCTGCTTATATGTACACAAAAAACAATATAATCAATAATTTATAAAGGAGAATTATACATGGCGTATTATGCTGTAAAAGTTGGCAGAGAACCCGGTGTTTATAACACTTGGGATGAATGCAATTCACAGGTGAATGGTTTTCCAAAAGCAATATATAAGAAATTTTCTACTTTAGAGGAAGCTGAAATATTTGCTGACGTGAAAAACAAATCTTCTGCCAAAAAAGTTAAAACTGAAAAGAAAAAATCAAAAAACAGTAAAATTCCTGATAAAGAAAGAGCAATTGCTTATACAGACGGCTCTGCAATCGGTAATCATGTGATTGAATGCGGCTCAGGCGCAATTATTATTTGGAAAGAAAATGTTGTTAAAATCTGTTCTAAGCTTTCAGGACCTATTGTTACATCAAAAAATGTAACAGGTGAGATTTATGCTGCAATGTCGGCTATGAGTTTTGCAGTACAAAATAACATCAAAGAGGTTGTTATTTATTACGACTATGAGGGAATAGCAAAATGGTGTACAGGTGAGTGGGAAGCTAACAAGCAAGTAACTCGTCGGTACAGGGAATTCTTTGATTTCTGTTCGGGCAAAACAAACATTAAATTCAAGAAAGTCAAAGCTCATTCAGGAGATGTTTATAATGAGATGGCTGATGAATTGGCTAAAAAAAGTATTAATTTGTAAGAAAGGAATTTTAATTTATGCAAAATAAAATTACATACGAATCAATAATCAATAAAAAGGATATTGAATTTATAGTGACACAAAAGGTATTTATGGATCCGATACTTTGGATTTCAAGACTTGTATTTGCTTTAGGCGGTATAGGTTTGATGCTATTCTCATTATTTGGTTATATGAAAGATAAAGTTAATCTTCCTCTTGCTCTTGTGTTAGGTATTATCGGTTTTTATCTTCTTATTATTGACCCATTCCTCAATCATAAAATTAAGGTTAACGCTCAGTTTAAAAATAAAATGAACAGATTTCCGCATTATATAGAGGTTGATAATGATTCAATTGATATGGTAATTAAGGACAATTCAAGAAAGCCTTTGACATATAGATATAAACTCAAAAGAATTGATGTTGCTTTTGAAAAAAATAATAATATTTATATGCACTTGGCAAACAGCAAAATGTTTTTTGTTTTTCATAATGATGAATTTATTTCAGGTAATATTGATGAGCTAAAAAAGATTTTAAATTCTAAAAATATTAAACTTATTTCTAAATAATACTAAAAAGTCACCTTTTGGTGGCTTTTTTTATTTTTTAAAATACAATTTTGTTAATATTTTGCGAACTTTATGGAAAATTACAAATTTTTCATAAATATTTGCGATTTATATATTGGGTGGTGAAAAAAATATGTTTTTTGAGATTATTAACAACGAAAAAAGAACAGTTTTTACAACTGATGATAAGAAGTGTATTCCGATGATTGGAATTTTAAAACTTCAAAATAAAAATGGTTATAAATTCAAATTGGATGGTAAAAATATTTCATTAAATAACCTAATTAATTATGTAAATGAGGAGGAATAACATTGGATTACAAGAGTAAATGCAATACCAAAGAAGAACTTGCAGTATTAGAGTTAATCAGAGAAGACCAATATATTACTTCTACTGAAATAAGTCTGCACACAAGGTTGGGTACGCAGCAAATAAGAGAACAGATTAATCATATGAGAACTAACGGTATTCCTATCGTTGCTTGTAATAAAGGTTATAGACTAACTGATAGTGCTCAAGATGTATCCGACCAAATAGAATCACTGCTTGGCAGAATTAACAGCATATATAATGCAATAGACGGCTTGAAAAAAGCCAAAATCATTTTAAAGGAGAATGAAACAAATGGGTAATGAAAACGTTTTAAACGACATTTTAGACGGTAAGAAGGTAAAGGTTGACAGAAAAACCAAAAAGGCTGCAAAAAAGCTTGTAAAAAATAATTTAGGCGGTATCACTTCTCTTGTGAAGGATCTATCTAATTCCGAATTATCGGATGCTGAAATGCAAAATAAATTTAATGACTTTATGTTTGGTATGTTGGGTTCACTAAAAAAAGACGATACCAATGGTGCTGATGAAGTATCTGAATTTATACCAGATAAAGAAAATAACAGTGATGGTTCAGAGAATGTTGAATTATCGGAAATGGTAGGTGAAGTTCTTGAAGAAGTCAGCAAGAATTAATTACGCCACACCAATTGTAGCACTGATATTACTTGTCGTAATAGGCTTATTTACTTATTTTGTGTCTTACAATGTAAATATACATAATTATACTTTTACCTTTGATAAAGCATCTTACGAGTACACAGGGCAACAAATAAAGCCTAAGTTTGTTGCAAAAACAAAAGCCGGTATAAAAATCAATATGGAAAATTACACTGTTGACTATATTGATAATACAGAAGTAGGCACAGGCACGGTAACACTTACTAATAAGAACAAACTCTTTGCTATTGGTAAAGCAAAAGGACAATTTAAAATTGTGCCTGCTGCAATTAAAAACACACGAATCACTTCATCAAAAGCATATCCAAACGGTAAATATAAATTTGATATTGAATATAACGGAATGAAACTTGAAGAAGGTAAAGATTATGCTGTGAATTTCAACAAAGATACATTAACACCGGGTGATATTAATATTTTCGAACTTAAAGGTATCGGAAAACATTATCAATCAACTACTAAGGTAAATGTTTTAACAGCACCAAATACGATTAATAAAACAGATTTGATTGTATCTACATCATCAACAATTTCTATTCAATGGGATAAAGATAACAATAATGTCAAGTATGATATTTTTAGATGCAATAAAAGTGGTAATGATGCTTATTTAATAAGTACGGTTGATAAAAATACGTACACATTTAAAGAATTACCTCATTCAACATACATTTACTATTATATCAGACCGTTTATTGAATTAAACGGACAAAAACTCTATGCAGAAGGCAAAAAGGTACTTTCGCAACATACCACTACACCGGAGATAATTATAAAAGGCGTTAGCCGAAGTGGTAGTACAGTTTCAATATATTGGAAAGCAGAAAATTGCAAGTCATATGAAGTTCAGTATTCAAATGATAAAAGTTTTTCAAATGCAAGAACTGTAACAACCACTAAAAACAATATTACAATGAAAAATATGTCTAATCCTTGTTATGTAAGGGTTAAATGTGTAACAAACGATTCAAAAATTATTGGCTATTGGAGCCAAGCACAAAAAGTATAAGGAGAATAAATATTATGGAAATTCCAAACGTAAATGAAAGAATCTTACTTTCACAAATTGAACCGGAGGCAATGACAGAATGTGCAATGTATTGCAAAGAAGGAAGAATATCCAGTTGCTTAGCACTTGAAGAACTGGTATGTAAAAAGAAATTCTGTCCTTTCTTTAAACGTAATATGAATGACAAACCAATGAGTGTTAAAGAACAGAAAAGATACTTACTTGGCAAAAAACTACAAACACAGGCAAATGCTAATAACGCAGTTGGTAATCAATCTTCGTTGTTCAAGTAAAAAATGTAAGGCAGAATTACCTACTCTGCCTTATTACTTTAATATTATGTATGTGTGAGGAAAATTATGATAGATATGTTATTTAAAGGAAAGACAACTGATACAAAAAGATGGATATATGGTTCTCTTGTTGTAGCAATCGTACATCAATGTAAACATTATTATATTACTTCCGGCAGAACCAATATTAATGACGGTAATATTGATTTTGAAAAATTTGAGGTTATTCCTGAAACTGTAAGTCAGTTTACCGGTAAATATATTAATAACACTCGAATCTTTGATGGAGACATTTTAGAGTGGTGTGATGATAGTTGGGGAATCACAAATACTGCTGTAACAAGGACTGTTGTATCTTGGGATGAAAATGACTGTTGTTGGGTTTTAAAACATGACGGTAAGGACGAATGCATTTGCACATTCACTGAATATGATAAATCTGAGTGGGAAAATATGAATTTAATCGGAAATATTTATGATAACCCGGAATTGTTATTGGATTATAACAAACAGGTTACTACCGTTTAAGGAGGCAATAATTTGGAAAAATGGTATTACGAAATTATAGATTCAACTAATAATGAAATAGTATTTTATGTATCTATTGATTTACCTATCAAGGAAGAAAAGGTGTGTAGTATTCTTGGTTTAGACGGTTTTCAAGCAAAAATGATATCAAAAGATGAATATGAAAAAAATACTGACGATGAAACTTAAAAAATTGTTGATGATTTAAAAATTAAGGAGGAAACGATATGAGAGTACATTTATATAGAGGTAAACCTCTTCGTAAAAAAGACTATATACTCAATGAAAATATGCAATATAGTGTTGGATACTTTAAAGACGGATTTGCCTATGGTGCTTTGATTGTAAAACATGATAAATACTTTATCTGTGTAGGCGTTGCAGGTGTTATGATTAATAGTTCAATCAACAATGCAACGGCAACTCTGATTGAAGTAATACCTGAAACAGTCGGTGAATATACAAATTTAACCGATAAGAACGGCAAAAAGATATTTGAGGGTGATATATTAAAGCCAGATTATGATAACAGCTCTTATTATAGAGTTGCTTGGGATAGTGGCAAATTACACTTAAACATAGAAGAATATTGTTTTAACGATTTTGAGGGGAAAGCTTTGTGGTCGTGGTGCGAAAATATAGCACAATATCAAATTAACGGTTGTGTAGACAATTGTGAAATTATCGGCAACATATACGATAACCCCGAATTGTTGGAGGTAGACGAATGAAAGCGTGGGAAGTAAAAAATAAATATGAAGGCTTTAATACTGAAATCGTTTTTGCAACAACAGCAGGTAAAGCTAAAACACTTGCTTTAAGTATAAGTGAAGATAATTTTGATGATAGTAACTTCTGTGACCTTGAAGCTCACAGAGCACCGGCACTTGACAAATATTATAGGCAGGGCAAAACACACATGGATTGGTGTGAACCAAATGACAGGCTTGTGCTTGTTAAGGAATATGATTACTACTGTAGTGATGATTGTTTTAGCGTAAAAGAATGCTACAAGTGTATGGCAAACAAATATTGTCAAAGATACAAAGATTATGTAGAAAGGAATAAGGAATAATATGGATATAAAAAGAGCTGAGAAATGCTTTGAAAACCATAAGGCAACATTAACTGATTACGGAAATATTAAAATTTTGGATTTTAAAAACCCACAATCTTCTGAATACAGAATAAGATTTCTTTTTGAAGAAGATTATTGCAGACTACATATATCAGGCGATTTAGGTGAACTGATTGCTACTAATTATTACAATATGACTTACGAAAAATTTAATGATATGGTAAGAGATGTAGGCTACTTTGAAGGAAAGATAAATTGCCACAGCAGACCTCTTTACATTTTTGATGAAGATGCCGTAAAAGAAGATGTCCTTGAACTTATAAAAGAAAAGTATGGAATTGAAGAATTAATAGAAGATTATAGGGATTGGGATTATGATTTTTATTCTAATGAGGAAGTTTTGAAAGAATTTTATGATGATATTCTGTCTGATTTTTCTGATGTAACCGGTATAAGTTCTGAGGCTCGTAAAATCTTAGCTAAATACATTGGTGAATATGACGCATACTCGGAGGATATTGGCAAAAGAAAAACAGACATACTTGATTGGTATATGTTTGCTTTTCAATTGGCACAAAAACAATTAAATGATGACAATGCAGAAATTAAAACATATCCACCAGTTGATACAGAAAAACATGCTTATTGGATTGATGTTACCACAGAAGATGATGACGAACCACTTTTCAAATGTTCTAATTGCGGTAACAAGGGCGGACAATGGAATTATAACTGTGATTATTGCCCTGACTGTGGTTACAAAATGGAAAAAGTAAAGGAGAATAACAATATTGAGTAAAGATTATTATATTTGCAAAGCATTAGAAAGGCATAACAGATTTGCAACTGAAATTGTTAATAATCCTCAAAATATTATTGGCTGTTTTCTTATCGGTAGTCAAAACTACCATTTAAGTGATGAAGAGTCAGATGTCGATACGGTTGTTTTAGTTGCGCCAACACTCAAAGAAATTGTTACTAACAAAAAGCCGATAAGCAAGACATATATTCAACCTAACGGCGAACACACCACAATTAAGGATATTCGTCTTTTTGTTGAAGGCATTAAGAAAGGTAGATTGGAATGCCTTGAAATTTTAAATACTGTTCATTTTATAATCAATGATAATTGGCGTAATCATTTTGCTTTTAATTATTTTTTCTTTTATTTTATTAAACAAAACAGAGAAAAAATTGCTCGTCTTAATGAGAGGGCAGTAATTCAAGCTGCAACCGGAATGATTAAAAGTTGTAATCGTAAAAATGCAAAACCTAAAGATCTTTACCATTCTATGAGATTAAAAAGTTTCTTGCAAAAATATATGAATAAAGAACCTTATGAGGTATGCCTTGTTGGTGAATCTGATATGATTGCTTGTAAAAGAAAATCTAAATTAACAAATGATGATTTAGTGATTCTTGAAAACAATGCAAAAATGGCTCAGGAAATATTAAACAATTTAGACGATTGTGAATATTCCTTAACAGATAAAGAAAAAAGTGAAATAAAAAAAGAACTTGATGCTTTTGCAATGAATTTTGTTGAATTTGGCTTAATGGGTGAAAACAGAAAAAAATTTAACATGCCTAAAAAACCTATTACAAAAAATGTTGTTTGTGGTGACGTGAATTACAAAAGATTCTATTGCCCTCATTGTAAGAAACTTATAGTAACAAAGGTTAATGATGATTTTAATGAAAATTTTATCGGAGAAAATGGTTTTGTTATAGAAGAACTACAATGTTATTGTGACAACTGTGGTCAGCATTTAGATTGGAATGGTGAAAGGCAAAGTGAAAGGTAATATGATTGCTGCACTGTTCCTGATTTTTAATATTTCATCTATTCTCACATTTATATATTATTGCAAATTACCACAGCCTAAAATGTCTGACAATGAGCACAATTTTAACAAGTGCGATTTCAAAGTGATTAATATTATAAAAAATCAGCAAGTTACCGGCAAGTAAAATAACAAATAATAAAGCCAAATAGTTGAAAATATATGCTTTTTAGCAAGTTACAAGCAAGTTAAACTGAAAGGAAAAATAAAATGTTATATGTTCTAATATTGTTAATTATCAATGCATTATTAACGGCTTTTATGTACTTTTTAACCGAAATTCCAATCGTAACAATTATGTATATAGTTTTTCTGTTTGTATATGAAGGATTGATATATTTTGCATACAGAGTTGTGAACGGTAACTGTGATGAAAAGTCTATGTGGATTGAAAAATGTGAACCAAAATGGTTTGAAGTGAAAAATGAAGTTATATACGATCCTATTGATACTAACATTAATGATATTTACAATCTGAAATTGTATGCTAATTATTATCATAGAAAACGAAACGGTAAACTGATTCAGAAACATATTAATTTATATAATGAGTCAAAAAATACTTTGGACTTTTCCGAAAAGTACAGTGAACCACACAAAATCACTTATGTGTGTAGCAATACAAAATTAGCCGTTAAACCTAATTTTTGGACCACATTGCCACACTTATATTTCAAATATCGTGGCACCAAAGTAGGCTCTTATGTCAATTTCAGTGATGAATACATCAATATTGTGTTACCTATGGAATACAGAAAAAACATTTATAAAACTGAAAGGAATTAAAAATTATGGATAATAAAAATACAGTACAAATTAATTGGAAAACAATGTTTATTATTTTAGGTATTATAGTAGCTATTGTAGTAGCATTCTTCTTAACAAAACTTTCAATTAATACGACAGCGATAAACAAGGAAGAACAAATCTTTGAATCAGCATCGTCAATTAATGTTCAAATGGATACTCGAAACAGAAAAATCAAACAGGTTGCTCAGGTTGTTGAAAAATATTCTGATTATGAAAAAGGCATTATGACAGATTTCGCAGAAGCAAGGAAAGAAATCTCCTCCGGCACTGATAAAGCATCTACGATTCTTAATGCTATTTCAGAACAGTATCCTACACTCAAAGCTGACAAGCAATATGAAAAGCTGAGTAATGAAATTATTTCCTGTGAAAACAAAATATCTGATTACAGAGAAGATTATAACCAACAAGTGAAAAGTTATCGAAAATATTGTAGAAATCCGGTAAATAAGTTTTTCCTTGGAAATTATAAAATGATTAATGATTCGGAATATTTGCAGTTTGATGAAAGTGTATCGGAAGTAGGGGATGTTTTTGAAAAATAAAAACGATAATGTACTGATTGATTGTGATACCTTTACGGTAACAAAGCGTGAAGCTCTTGTTTCGATAATAATTGTTGTTTTACTAATTGGAATAGGCATATATACAACTTCTTCTATTATCAACAAAGTAGACGAGCATAATTCCAAGGTTAATCGTATTCAGTGTTGTGATACTCAAGATATGTTCGACCATTTGGTTGATACCAATGCAGGAAAAGTAATTGCAAAGGCAAATGTAGTATGTACTAAACCCGTAGCTATGAACGATATAATATCAGGCGAATACTCTTATATTTATTATCAAAGAGAAAAATATGAAATGAAAACAAGAGTGGTTACAGATACATATACCGATGCTGACGGCAATACTCATACAAGTTCACATACAGAAACATATTACGAATGGGATACGAAGGATTGGGAATCAAAGTCAAGTGATGAAATTACAATTAATAATCATAAGTACAAACCGGAAAATGTATCAAAATATTTCCCATATAAGTATTTAAGTGCTAAAGACTATAAAGGTAAATATTCTTATGAAAGTGGGAATTATATTTACTTGTCATCACACGAAAGAATATCATTTAAGGTCTATGAATTGACTTCTGCCGGCGTAGTGTATTGTAAACTTGACAATAACAAAATTGATTATGTTCGTAAATATTACCTTAACAAGACAAGTCCAAAAGAAGTCAAAAAATCAATGTTGAAAAACGCCAATTCTGTTTTAGCTGTATTTTGGATAATTGATGCTTTGCTTATATTGGGCGTTGTATTTGTATTCGTTTATTTTGACAACGATTGGCTTTATGGTAAAAAGGAGGAGAAAAGTTTTGATGAGTACGATTGGTAAAATATTATTTGTGGCAATTATAGTTTTGTTAATTGTAATTGGTATAATTGTTTTTAAATGTGTAAAAAAATCAAACGATTATTTTAAAAAAAACGGACAAACCGGAACCGCCGTGATTGTTGGATATGATAGTGAATCTACAAGCACAAATGTAAGACTTTCTGTTAAGGTTCTTAACTCTGATGATGAACATTCATACAATTTAAAAGGCATATATAATGTAAAGAAAATTGACGGCTCGTTAGATGAAAGATATCCGCATTTTTCTATTGGAGATGAAGTTAAAGTTATTTATGCAAAAAAGAAAACTTTAGGCATCGAAATGCTTGATGTCAGAATTGATCAAAGTCAATATGATTATCCTAAAAAACAGGAGAAATAATTAATGGGTAAAGAATGTCAACTGCCACACACCGTAAAGGAATGTGGTTTTACGGAAAGTTGTTTATATGATTTTCACAATTATATGGTGAAAGATTAATTTCTGTAACTCTTTTTTAATAAATTGCGAATTTTAAGCAATATTTCAAATTTTTTCAAAATATTTGCGATTAATTATATAGAAACAAAAAACAAAAGGAGATTTTTATTATGACATACGAAGAAGTTTTAGAAAAAGATTTAGAACATTGTACAGGCTGTGAGAATTTTTATAAAGATGATTGTACAAAAACTTGTGCATATGGTATTCACAGAAATTCTGTACAAAAACAGATACCGGTACAAGCAACGGTATATAACTTTCCAAAGGCTCAAATTGCATTTTGTCCTGAATGTAATAACTTACTTGGAAAAGATTCAAAATACTGTGATAAATGCGGTCAGAGGGTGAGAATTAATGCAGATGCTTGATTCGATAAGGAAGACAATGCTTGTCTTTCCAAAAAGTTATATTAATTACAATAATGAGCTGATTTTAATTCCAAAATTCAATGTTTATATCTGTTTGGATAATATCATTTCTGACGAAGATTTCTATGTTGAACTTTGTGAAAACTTTAGTAGGGAATGTTCATCAGCGTTAAGGAGTTCATCAAAACCAACACTTTACAGATATTACAATAATAATACAAGAAATTTTAACAAAATTTGCAACACTTCATTTTCAACAAAAGATATGGATACGATTTATGCAAAGTTAGGCAATGGTATTAATCATCAAATGGCTGTAGATTTTGTTAAATCAGGTTTTGATTTAAGCGTTTTAGGAGAAAATCAATGATTAAAGAAGATATGGCAAAACTATGTCCGTTCTATTCTTGTGTTGATAATGGTAATGTTAATTGTTTTGACCATCCGGTTTACATACAAACTTGTACTAAAACTAATCAAAAAACTTCACTCATTAATTGTAGCCGTTGTAAATGTGGTAATATTTACAGACAATTAATCGAAAAAGAATTCAAAAAGATACAAAATTTATCTGTCGAGACTTTTGCAGATTGGCTATGCAACAATTTGTTACAATGCAAGAACTGTGGACTCAAATACCATAATTGTAAAAAACAATTAGCTTTTAATCTTAGCCAACCTTTGTCTGGTGGCTATGGTAATAAGCATTACAACGAGTTATCAACAGAGTTATTCTATGAATTTTTAGAAACACAGTGGCTTTTTAATGACAGCAATAATATTAACAAAAATTTCAGTAAAAAGTTAATTACGATAATCGAAAAGGAGAAAAATAATGAAAGTTAATAATACTAAAGAATATTGTATTTTTCCGGAAATTAACAATAATTTAGAATTAAAACAAACCTTTAAGGAAATAAAGAAGAACAAAAGACAAGATTTTTTTTCTGAATTAAAAGAGACATTTAATTCAAAAAAGTTTAAATACATAGTTGTTAATATTATATTGGCAATTATTATAGTTCTTTGTAGCTATGCTCGTTTTAATTTTATTGCTCCAATTGATTATGATTCTTTTCCACCTGATAAAAGAATTACACTAAAAATTGCTGTTGGGTTTGTATGTGTTCTTTTTGTATCATTAGCAGCACTTGTATTGAGATTGGTCGAAGGCAAAATTCAAGATTTAGTAATAGAAAAAAAGTTAAGTAAAATGTCATATAAGAAAATGCAATATATACCTTTAACCAAATCTGAATTTATCAAATTAGAAATTCATAACATTACTGATTATGTAACTTTTTTAAATGATTTTTTGAAAGCAAAAATAGAATATTTTGATATAAATGTTTTTTCAACTGCTTATAGAGCTGTAACTGCAACACCGCCACAAATGATTTTAGACAAAATCAATGAATCATTGATATATCTTGCAGAACTACCTGAAAGCGGACAACAAATTGGATTTAATGATGTTAATAAATTCATTGTTAAGAAAGGAGAAAATTATGGAACATTACACGACTAAAATTAATAAGATTAAAGTAAAAAATATACCAAGACTATGTACAATATTAAGAGGCTGTGACCAATTTGTAATTTCGTCCGGTAATTATAGATTGGAAACAGCATCGTTGCTTATGATGATGTCACTTATCGGTCTTAGAAACGGTTTTAATCTTGATATTTATAATTATGATACTGAACGACAAAAGTTCATTATAAGGGAAATTGAGGCTCTTAAGAAAATCCTCTAACGGCCTTGACAGTTTTAATATATTGCGCTACACTAAGTGTATAGTAATTATTATTTATGATTTAATTTTATATATTTTAAATTCAAGGAATGTACTTTTTGAGAAAAGTGTGTTCCTTTTTTTTATTATAAATTTAATAAAAGTAAATTTTGAGCAGATACTTTTGGGTATTTGCTTTTTGTTTTTTCATAATAAAAAATAACAGACATATTAAATTTATGCTCAGTTTGTTATTTTGTTGTGAGCACAACAGGAGGTAGAATTATGAAGAACGTTATTACAAAAAATGAGATGCAGTCTATTCAAAATCTTATTTATGCTGTTACAAAAGCTTGTGCAATTGATATTCGTAAATATCGTATTTTTGTTGATAAACATGGTACGGAATTTATGGATAAGAAAATGCAAAAGGAGTTTGAAAAGTATTTGGAAAATTTTGAAGAATCGAAAGATTGGTTACTTGCTTCTGATATTGGTGTTGCAATTTTTGATAAACTTATGAATGAGAGCATTCAGGAAGCTAAGAAAAATTTGCATAACATGTATACATCAAAATCAGAAGAATACATTGAGGATGTTGCATAATTTAATCAAACTAAAAAGAGCCACCGGAAGGGTGGCTTTTTTTATGCCTTGATTTACTCTTTTGTAAACAATTTGCGAAAATTGAGAAAATTTTCAAATTTTTTTGAAATATTTGCGATTTATATAGTGAAGACTGAAAAAGAGTGAACTACCACACACCGTAAAGGAATGTGGTTTTACGGATAGTTATTTATAAATAACTTTTTTGTAATTTTAGGAGGATTTTTTATGAGAACAAGAGGAAAATTAAATTTACACAAAATAATTCAAGATAACTTGAATTTATATATCAAAAAAATTAACGAAAAATACATATATCCTATTGATTATGCTTCGCCATGTACTATTTTGTTTGACTTAATTATGGATGTTATAAGAAAGGATAAAGATAATTTCTTGTTTTATAATTCATCACATAGTCTCAACGGAAAATTTACCAGTTTTGAATTTATATATTTTAATAATAATTATGATATTGTAAAACAATTTGCAAAAACTTATGAAAAAATATATAAAACAGGCAAAAATCCGGGCGATGTGGAATTGGAAATAAGGAATATGCGATTTGAAATAACAATTTCAGATTATATTGCAATAACTGTGCAACCTTATCGATGGGTTAAATTGTATTGGGATAGAGCCTTTAAAAAACTTGAAATATCCACAACCACAAAAATTGGTAATAAACAATTAATGTTAATATACAATGACGGAAGTATATATTCTCAAAAGAAATATTCAAAACAGTTTTATCCGTCTTCAATACATAAAGTTTTAGATCTTCCACACGAAATTGCAGAATTAATATTTCAATTTTGCACATATAAAAATTATTTTTACAAAGATTTTTTGAATGAAAATTATCAATCAACTTTGGCACTAAATAATTTACAAAAATACCACAGTAAAAGTGAATACATGAATGATGTATTTCCTATCGCTAATTTTCCAAACAAAAGTAACAAACTTGAATTTTCGAATTTGTATATGATAGGTAGTGCGGCTAAATATGTTTTACCGGAGCAAATATCATTATTATTTGAAGATGCATTTTTGTGTGACGATTATGATCATAAAATTATGCCGGTCAGAATTAATCGAGAATGTTGTGCTGAAGAATATTTAAAAGCAATATTTAGAAAGAGGTTTCACGATAAAGGCGATATAGACTGGTATAATTCATACTATTATATAATTGATGATTATATAGATATGGCGATAGAACTTGGCGAAAAAATCAATTTAAAGGAAAGAAAAAGAAATATTCTTCAACTTCACGATTATTATTGTGATAAGATAACTGCCAAAAAAGTAGCTCAAGGCAGAAAAAAATTACAAATTCCTGAAACACCATTAAAGTATTTAGAACTGCCTGATAACTATAAAAAGCTTGAAAGATATAATGAATTTGTATCAGAAGGCAAAAAACAACACAATTGTGTTGCAAGCTATATAAGCGATGTGGAAGATGGCGAATGCATGATTTTTAGTGCAACTGTGAATGATGAACGATTAACAATCGAAATCCGTGAAACAAAGACATCGTTTAAAATTAATCAGTGTTTAAAATCTTGTAATGAAAGATGCTTATCTGAAACATTTAAAATCGTAAAAACAGATGTAAAAAATGCGACAGAAAACGCCTACAAAAAATATAATGCCGTTCAAAAAAGAAGAAGAAACAAAGAATTAAAGGCAAAATTATAGAAAGGACTAACTTATGGAAGAATTCAAGGTAGAATTAGAAAATTTAACTGATAAAGAAAAGAAAACTTTTCTTCACTTGGTTAAAAAAAGTAAAAAAAGTCGCAGAAAACATATGAACGAAATATATTACAGTATTGCTGAAGATGGAAATATTGTCGGCAGTGTTGAAAACGATACGCTTTACGATGAAAACTGTTGGAAATTTGGAAATTATTATAACACCAAAGAAGAAGCTGAATTTGTAAAGCAAAAGCAATTAGTATATCAAGAACTGAAAAAATATGCCTTAGAACATAATACTAAGGATATTGATTGGGAAAATTATTTACAAATCAAATATTTTATTTATTGTAATACAAAGTCTAACGACCTTGGCATTATGGATGTATCTAAAAGGAAAATAGCAGGGCAGGTATATTTTACCTCTGAAAAGATTGCAGAAAATGCAATTAAAGATATTGGTGAAGATAGAATTAAGAAGTATTTATTTGAAATTAATTAAAAGGAGATAACTACAATGCCTATTAAAAACTATACAACAAAAATTGATTGTTACCAGTCAATTGGAGAAATACAGGGTGCTCTTGCAAAACACGGTGCAAGACAGATTATGATTGATTATGATGAAAACGGTAAGCCTACCGGAATTGCATTTAAGCTTGTAAACGGTAATCAGTCGCAAGCATTTATTTTGCCGGCAAATATAGACGGTGTGCTTGAAACATTTAAAAAACAAAGAATTAAAGTTGACAGAGAACAGGCTGAAAAAACAGCTTGGCGCAATGTAAGAGATTGGATTCTTGCACAAATGGCATTTATTGAATCGGGTAATGTAGAAGTTGACGAAATATTCTTACCTTATCTGACTGACGGTAAAAAAACGCTGTATCAAGCATATAAAACAGGACAACTACTATTAAGTGACGGAGGAAATACTTATAGTGCTTGAATTTAACAAAATTTATGATATGGAAGGCACAGAAGGGCTATATGCACTTGAACCTCATTCGGTTGACCTGATTGTTGCCGACCTGCCTTACGGAGTCACAAAGAACAAATACGATATACCTATTCCTTTTCACAAAATGTGGGAAGCAATTGATTATGCACGAAAACCAAATACAGCTATTCTTCTGTTCGGGCAAGGTAAGTTTTATATTAATTTATGTGCAAGTAATATTGATATGTTTCGATATGACTATTGCTGGAACAAAATACTTACATCAGGTTTTCTTAATGCATCGAGTATGCCATTACGACAGCATGAAAATATTGCTGTATTTTACGAACAAAGACCTACATACAATCCGCAATTTACAATAGGTCAACCTTTACATTCAAGAGGTAATTATACTCAAGACAAAGTTAATTCAAACTATTCTGATTTTAAGCTTAATGATAACAGAAAAGGATGTATGGAAAAATATCCTACTGATATATTAAGCTTTCCGATTGCTGATGAAGATGTCGAATTTTATGTTGACGGCTTGGATTATGAAAATCAAATATTCTATATTAATGACTTTATAGAATTTCAAAAAGTCCATCCAAGCAAAGCTATTCATCAAACAGAAAAGCCGGCAGGACTTATGGATTTTCTTATTCGTACATATTCTAATCCCGGTGATTTAGTAGTTGACTTTACTTGCGGTTCTGCATCTACAAATTTAGCTGCAATAAGAAACAAAAGAAAAACAATTGGATTTGATTTCGGTAAATGTTTAAATCCAAAAAGTAAATATTATTTACAAAAATGGGCTGACATCGGAAATCAAAGAATTAAAGAGTTGATGGATATGCCTGAACAGATTACGTTTGTATAAGGGAGAGATTATGATAACAAATTATAACAACAAAGTAGCAAATTACATTATTATACCAAATAATTTTAAAGAAATTTTAATAGAAAAATTCAAATCGTTAAATATTGAGAGCACCGTTTTAAGTTCAAACGGTATCTATCTCAACAAAGGTCAAACAATGTTTTTGTCTGTGACTAATTTTACCAAGTCGGATGAAATTAAATCAATTCTTACAGAATTTGAAATTGATAATAATGATAAGTTGAAACAACATATTATTTTCTTTACCGTACCGGTACTTGATTTTAATGTATTTTAATAAGGTGGCGTGACAATATTGACTTTTGAACACATGACTGCTGAGGAATATCAAAAAGAAATACTTGGCAAATGTAATAATAAAAGTGCTAAATATAAAAACAAATGTATTTGGTATGATGGCTTATATTTTCAATCGCAGAAAGAACTTGATGATTATTTGGACCACAAAAGAATGCTTATGGCAGGTGAAATCGCAGGCTTTTTATGGCAGGGAACACTTGTACTTGTTGAAGGTGGAAGTACCTCAAAAGAACGTGCGGTGACTTATAAACCTGATGTTGTAACACTGTTTAATGATGGTACATACGAAATGAGAGAAGATAAAGGAAAGAAAACAAAGGACTATATCATCAAAAAGAAATTAATATTAAAAAAATATCCAAGAATTAATTTTAAGGAGGTTTAAAAAGTGTCTGAATTATTTGTAGGATTGTTTATGATTGGTTTAATTTTATTTGGAGCTGTTATGTTTGTATTGTTTGTTTTGTTTGGACCTACAAAAAAAGGAATAATATGTTTTGCCGTAATGATGTTTTCTTTAATTAGTTTTATTGCTTTTGTTATGTTTGTTGCAAAAATATCAATTATCGTGACCTTGCTTGTTAATGCATTCTTAATAGCAATTGTTTTAATAGGCTGTTATATGATGAGCTATTAGTGTAAAAATTATTATTTTAATTATAATTAAAAAAGGAGGAAATAGTTAATGTTTATAGAACATGAAAATGTAATTGATGTTTTAAAATATTCTATGAAAAGGTTGCCAAAAGAAGCAGACGATGATGATATTATAAGTTTCTTTCCTAAAAAATATATTGATTATACGAAATTTCGATATGCAAAACCTGAATGTGTGAATAAAGAAGTTTGCTTAAAATTGCATCTTAAAGATTTTGATATTGGTAGAGCCTCTACCTATGTTCAATATTCTTTGGGTCGTTGTGTTGATGAATTTACAAAAAGAAGAGTAAATGTTATGTGGTTCGATCAAGAAGATATAATAGATTTTCTTCGTAATAGATGCGGAAAAACAATATATGTATGTGGAACTTTGAACTATAGTGAAGAATATAACATTTATTCTATAACAAATCCTAATATAACAACTGAATATGAAAATACGGCTTTGACTATTTTTCCGGCGTATGTCGGAGTACCAAGCACGGACTATTTCAATTACAAAGATTACAGAAAAAATTTAAGAGAAATTCTTGATGTTTATTATTTTGATGAATGGATTCCTGAGTACATAAGAAAAGAATGTAACCTTATGACTTTGGAAGAAGCATATAAGGAAATTCATTTTCCTACAACTTTTAGAAGATTAAAAAGAGCACTTTCAACAGTAGACTTCAATAAAATGTTGAAGTATTCTATTAATCTTGCAAAACAAAAAGATAGAAATTGTACAACTACAGCATTTATTCCTAAAAATTTAAAAATTGTAAGTGAAATTGCTGAAAAACTGCCGTATGAATTAACTAACGACCAAAAGCAAACGATTAATTCTATTCTTTCAAATATGAAAACCGGTAATTGTGAAACAGCATTGGTCCAAGGTGATGTCGGTTCAGGCAAAACTATTGTAGCTGTTATGCTTATGGCAACAATGGCAAAATCAGGCTATCAATCTGTTTTAGTTGCTCCTACTACTGTATTAGCAGAACAACATTATAAAAACATAAAAGAATTATGTGAACCATTTGGAATTAAAACCGTTTTCTTAACATCAAGCATTAAAGCTACTGAAAAAAGAAAAATTACGAAAGAAATCAATGAAGGCAAATACGATATTATAGTTGGAACTCATTCAGTTCTTAATGATGATATTGAATATAACAATTTGGCTTTAATTGTAACGGATGAAGAACATAAATTTGGCGTAGCTCAAAGAGAAAAGTTGAGAAATAAATCAACAGAAAATGTTCATTCAATTTCTATGACTGCCACACCTATCCCAAGAACCCTTGCAACAACACTTTACGGTGATTGGATAAATGTATATACGATAAAAGAAAAGCCTAAAGGAAGATCTCCTGTAAAAACAATAATTGATAATGATTATGAAAGTAGCTTTGAATTTTTAAACGAGGAAATAAAAAAAGGTCATCAATGTTATGTCGTTGCTCCTAAAATTGAAAAGGATACCAAAAGAAAAAGCAGCGTTCTTTCCGTAAAACAATTAACAGAAAAACTTGAAGATTTTTTTGATGAAGTAAATCCTTCTGTTAAGATTCAAAGTTTAACCGGAAAAACAAGTGCTGAAAGCAAATCAAATATTTTGAATGATTTTTCAGATAATAAAATTCAAATTTTGGTTTCAACAACTGTTATTGAGGTTGGCGTTAATATTCCTAATGCAACTGTAATTGCTATTTCAAATGCTGAAATGTTTGGCTTGGCTTCTTTACATCAGCTTAGAGGCAGGGTAGGCAGAAGCAACTTGCAGTCATATTGTTTGTTGATTTCAGATAAAGGCAATAATGAGCGACTTAATGCTCTTGTTTCAACAAATGACGGCTTTGAAATTGCAAAGCAAGATTTCTATCAGCGTGGCTCAGGTGATTTGGTAGGTGTTACGCAATCCGGTTTTACGGAAGAAATTGCAATTATGCTCAATCGACCAAAAATGTTTGAATTTGCACAAAGGTATGCTAAAAATTTAAAGCATTTGTCTGTTTAATGAAAAGGAGAAAAATAATGAAACCGATTTACGAACCTAAAGGTGCCGCAAAAGAATATGGCGATTATGCCATTAATATCTACACAGGCTGTCCTCATAACTGTTTTTACTGCTTCGCACCAAATGTGTTGCATAAGAAAAAAGATGATTTTCACAGCCTTGTAGAACCTCGTAAAGACATTGTGAACGAAGTAAAAAAGCAAATAGAAAGAGAAAAAATAACAGGTAAAACTATTCATTTATGCTTCACTTGTGACCCTTATCCACTTGGATATGATTCAACACCAACAAGAGAAATTATTAAAATTATTAAAAATTCCGGCAATCATGTTCAAATTCTTACTAAAAACGGCAAGGATGCAATGAGAGATTTTGATTTGCTTGATAGTAATGATTGGTTTGGTGTAACCTACGCAGGTTATTCTGTTCAGGCAAATTTAGATGTTTCTCCTGATGAACCTAATGCCGGTAAGATTTCGGATAGATTAACAGCTTTAAAAACAGCTTATTCAAAAGGTATTAAAACATGGGTATCTGCTGAACCGGTACTTAATGCAGAAAGTGTATTAAATTTATTTAAAAACGCCGATTATGTTGATTTGTTTAAAGTGGGTAAGCTTAATTATCATAAGTCTGATATTGATTGGAAATCTTTTGGTGAAAGTGCAGTTGAGTTATTGGAACTTAACAAGAAGTTATATGGTTCTGATTACTATATCAAAGATAGCTTAAGAAAAGAAATGGAAAAATAACTTATGGAAACAGAACTTACAAAAACGCTGAAAAAATTAACACATTATTTTAAGCCTATAATGCATACTCAAATGAGAACTTTGAGATATGCTGACGAGGTTTGGACTCCTACCGGCATTGTTGATAGCATTCGTTTTGAGGATATTCCAACTAAAGAATTAAACGATTGCAGAAAACTAAAACATAACGAGCCTTGTAAATTAGGACAAAAAGAAGTCGGCAAATATTGCAAAGGGTGTGTATTTTATCAACATGCCGTTTTAGAAACAGGTATTTGTGTTACTTGCTTTGAAGTAAAAATTACATTTGAAGATTTTAAAAGCCCACACGGACATAATTTTTGTGGTAACAGAAATTATTATGTTGTACCTAAAGAATTAGCTACTAAAATAGTGGATTTAGTACCAGATGATATTGGTATTATTACATATCATGGTCATAACTATATGAGGGTTTATAAGGAATGTAAATTTAAGGAAATTACTGAAGAATTAAAATGCCGATTGCTATATGACGGACTGAAAAAATGGTGTGATGGAAGCCAAAGCATTAAGTGAGGAGTTAAGAATTATGCCTTTAATTACGTCTATTGCAGTATGCTGTACTGGAATTATTCTGTTTACTGTAACAGTATATGTAACTAAAATTTTATTAAATTTATAAATAATTAAGGAGAAAATTAATATGACAAATACCAAAACAGTTTCACCAAGTGTAAAATCCGGCTATTCAGATGATTATAAAAGAATTAGAAACGATGCTGAGTGCAATTGGCCAGAATGGAAAATTGCTGCATACAATGAAAGCTTTGCAGTTTCTATATATGCAAAAAAACTAACACCAATTAAAGAAATGTTGACGGTTGCGAAGGAATAATAGTAAATACTCTTCTTGGCAGTAGTCATTCTAAAATGATGATATTCCTGCTGCACAGAATATTTACGTTGAACGGACTGATATTTATAAAGAAAGAAAAATTCCTTTTATCGGAACTGAAAAATTATACGATTGTTTGGAGGTATAAAAATATGAGTTATACTGAACTTTGGGGCATTAAAAAAGATTGGTACGGTGAAGAAATCAAATCATATCAAAACAGTTATATATTTGTGCCTGTTATTTGTGACAAACTACTTTGTGAATACATATCGGAAAGTGAAAGAAGAAAAATGATCGGCTTCGATTCGGAAGCTATTAATTCTTATTTGTTCTTTTGTTTTATCGGTATTGGTAATTGGGAAAAGCTTAACAATAAGATTAATGATTCTGATTGTTTCACTAACCGTATTATGTGGGATTTATGTAATTCAGGTATTTTTTCTGCAAAAGACAAAGAAAAAGTGGCTGATTGTATTATCAAATTTTCTGAAAAATATTTTTCTGATGAAGAATATGCCATTACTGCCAAAAGACTTCAAGAAGTTGCAGAAGATATACAAAATCTTGACAAAAAATATAAATATTTTTGTATTCATGGAACTTCTTGTGATGATAATGTTGAGCGTTGGTTTTACGACTTGGAAGGAGAAGCAGCACCACTATCTGATTGCTGTGACCCCGAATGTTGTTTTGTGACAATTTCAGATAATAATGAAATTTCATATAAGAATTGTTCGGAAGTGACAAAAAGAATTAAATTAAGGTGCAAAAATATATGAGAAAAAAGATAGAATGGAAAATAGATAAAAGGCAGCAGGTAAATATATCTGCTGCTTTTTTATTTGTAAACAATTTGTGAAGATTTAAGAATATTTCAAATTTTTCCGAAATATTTGCGATTTATATAGTGAAGGCTCAAAAAAATGGGTCAAAGTTTCATATTATAGGAGGAATTTTTTATGGAAACTACAATCTTAGAAATCAAAAGAAACAAAGAAACAAATCAAATTACTGACAAAATTGAAATTCGTAATTCTTTCACATTTGGCATTCAAGAAATTACATATTTCACAACAAACAAATCAAAGTTTAGAAAAGCTTTGATTATACTTAATGAAATGGCATTGCCTAACTTGATTTGTAAAGAACTAAGAACAACTGAAGGATATACAATTATGTGTTATTCAAATGATACAGATATTGAAAAGACTGTGCATTGCGTTTTTTCTGATTGCCTTCAAGGTAAAAAAGTTAAGATTATTAAAATAGGTTAAAAAAGGAGAAAAAAATATGAACACATTTTTAATTGGAATAGGAATAGCAATTTCTATTATTATTGGCGTTTTGGCAATTATTTTTATCATTAGTCAAACGATTGAAAATTATGAATACAACGACTTTGGTACGTATTTATTAGATGGAATGATAATTATATTCATTATTTCTGCGGTTATTGTGGGTTGTTTAGGCATTTATGAATTAAAAGATGATAATAAAGCTGAAATTACTCCATATTATTCACAAGGTCATATTGTCGGTGGGAAATTTGTTAGTTCTAATGAATTATTACCGTTTGAGGACGGTTCGTATGTAAAAAAATCAGAAGTTAATGATTTTTCTGAAAATTCTGATACATATTACATTCGTATTTATATCAATGACAGTGGTGATTTCGTTGAGCAAACAATAGAAGGTGAACTTACTTATTCTTATACAACGGATAAGCCACATATTGAAAAGTATTTGTCTAAAGAAAAAACAATTATAAGTGATGAAGAATATTCGTATAAGATTTATATTCCCAAAACTGAAAAATCAACAGAAACAACTCAGAGTACCACTAATACTGAAACAACTACTGATAATGCAGTAGAAAATAATAATTAAAAAAGAAAGGAAAAATTATGAGAAAGATAGAACAAAACAAATATTATAACAATTTTGATGAGGACAATGATGAGATGTATGTTGTACATAACAACGGAAGTTTTACAAAAAAATGGATAATCATCGGAGTTATTGCGTTTCTTTTTGTTGTTTTAATCGGAACAAGTATGACACAAGTAAGAGCCGGTCATACAGGTGTTGTATCAACATTTGGTAAAATTAGTTCAAATGTATTGCAGGAAGGTTTACACTTTAAAGCGCCTTGGCAAAAGGTAACTAAGGTTGATAACCGTATTGTTAAACTTGAAATTGAAACAGAATCATCTACAAAGGATTTGCAGACTGTATCGGCAAAGTTAGCAACAAGTTATCGTATTAATACCAATATGTCATATTCGATTATTAAAAATGTCGGTAAGAACTATGAAGATGTTTTGGTAACACCGGCAGTAAATGAGGTCCTTAAAGCCGTAACAGCTAAATATACAGCAGAAGAATGTATTTCATCAAGAAGTAACGTATCAAAAGAACTTGTAGATGAAATTAATAAAAAACTTAACGCTCAAGGTATTTATGTAAATGATGTAAATATTATTAATTTTGATTTCTCTGAGGCATATAATAAGGCAATTGAGGACAAGCAGGTTGCAGAGCAGAAATTAAAGAAAGCTGAAACAGATAAGCAGTCGGCAGTTGTAAAAGCACAGGCTGAGGCTGAAAAGAAAAAAATTGCTGCTGAGGCAGAAGCCGCGGCTACAAAGGTTAAAGCAGATGCACAAGCTGAGGCAAACGAAAAACTTAACAAATCAATTAATAAAAGCCTTATTGATTATGAAATTGCTAATAAGTGGAACGGTGAACTTCCTAAAGTATCAGGTTCAAATGGTACACTTATTAATTCAGACAGCTTGTTAAACGGCAAAAACTAACAAAAAAACAGCCAAGATATTATTTTTCTTGGCTGTACGAGGATTTTTTATGTCAAACGATATGTATAAAAATAATTTAAAAAATTGGGTTGATAATTTTGACGAACAAACAAAGATTGAATCAGGCAAAGCTTTTAATACTTATTATAAGATGAAATCACAAAATGTTATTTATCCAAACAGTGCTGATATTTATAACGCTTTTATGAAAACTTCTTATGATGATGTTAAGGTTGTAATTTTAGGTCAAGACCCATATCACGAAGAAGGACAGGCAAACGGTTTGGCTTTTTCCGTCAACAACGGTGTGAAAATTCCACCTTCATTAAAGAATATTTTTAAAGAACTTCAAGATGATATTGGCGGTGAACTTCGTACTAATACTGATTTGACCGATTGGGCTAAGCAGGGTGTATTTCTTTTGAACTCGTCTTTAACTGTTATAGAGGGTAGACCTAACTCAATGGCTGATATTTGGAATACTTTTACCGACAGTATCATTAAACTACTGAACAATAAGGAAAAGCCTATTGTATTTGTTCTTTGGGGCAAAAATGCAAGAGATAAGAAAAAGTTAATTGATACAAATAAACATTTTATTATTGAATCTGCACATCCAAGTCCATTATCGGCATACAGAGGTTTCTTTGGTTCAAAGCCGTTTTCAAAAGTAAATGAATATCTTATTTCTACCGGTCAAGTACCGATTGATTGGGTAGGTGAATGCTAAAATGGATTTGCGTTTACAATTGTTCATTTTGGGTATTGGTATTGGCTTGTTACTAAATTTTAGTATTAAGAGCCTTTATAATTTGCTGAAATATAAGCCTGAAAATAATAAGAAAGCAAGTGCAAAAATCATTGATAGTTCATACGACTATGTTTACATACACGAAGCAGGGCATGCGTTTCTTGCACACATGTTTTGCAATGAATATTTCGTTGAGGCTGATATATCTAAAGATAAAAGTCCTTGTGTTACAACATATAGCAAAGAAATTTGTACAAAAGATGATGTTAAAAATCTAATTCTTATATGTTATGCAGGGGCGGCGGCAGAAGAAGTTATTTTAGGTGAATTTAGTGCCGGTTCTATAATCAGTAACAAATATAATGATAGTGATTTTGTAAAGTGTGTTGATTTCTTAAAAGCATATATTCTTTTAGAAGAAAATAATTCTTCACACCCTAAAGAATCAAGACACAGTAAAACAATGCTTGACAGTGATTTTAACGATTTAATAGTTGAAAAAAGCAAGCTATTTTATAATGAAACACTTAAAATCATTGAACAGAACAAAAAAGTGATTATAGAATTTGCTAATTTGATTAAAAAGAAAAGACAATTGTCAAAGGATGAAATTGATGAATTTCTTATCAAAAAGGATTTGAACTTATGATATATTTTGTGATTATAATTTTTGTAATCGTAGTTGTTTGTTCAGCATGGTTTTTGATTGAAGATTATAAACTAACTAAAGAATTTAACAATGAAATACAAAAATTAAGTGATAATTTAGATTCTGTTATAGAAAAATTAACTAAAGGAGAAAATAATTATGAAGAATAACACATACAATTTTGAGAAAAAACAATCTGTTTTTGGATTGTTGAAAATGATAATTAGCATATATAAGGTATTTGATGCCGGAATGATTATCATAAGTTTTGCTTTATCTGTACTGTTTAATATATTCCTTAATAATCAATACTTTAAGGAAAGTGAGACTTGGACTAATACATTAAAATATGAACGACTATTTACTAACATTATATATTCTTTTATATTTGTAGTAAGTTTTTTCATTATCTTATTTGCTTTGTCTTGGATTGTAAGAGGCATTACATACGGCTGCGCAAAAATTAAGTCATTCTTAAAAATGAGATACTTACCATTATCAAGTAAGGAAATCGAAGAAACTCTTGGTGAAAAATCTAAATATTATGACTATATTAATTTTATCAATGATTTTCTTAAGGTGAAATTATTCTATTTTGACTCATCTGTAATCTCTACTTTTACTTTTATAAATGAATGGAGCAAAAAATATTGTATAATTAAAATCCCAAGTGAATTATTTGATCAAATTGCGGAAAGTGCAGTTAAATATTACAATTGTACTAAAGACGAATTTATTGATTCTTTTGAATATGAGAAAGCAAAATATGAGATGATAGATGATAGTAAGGACCTTTATATTGGCAAAATTTCTTTTGCAAAAAACGGCGAAACAATAACCCTTATCGAGTATAATAGCTGTAATGATATTAAAGTGAAATTTAAGGATGGAACTATTGTTAGCACAACATATTATAACTTTATTACTGGAAATATTGACAAATAATACAGGAGAAAAATATGATTTATGTAACAGGTGATTGTCACGGCGATTGGAGAAGATTTCAACCAAACTGTTTTCCAGAACAGAAAAATATGAACCGTGACGATTACGTAATTGTGTGCGGCGATTTTGGTATATGGCATGATACATATGGCAAAGAAACAGAAGAACTTAACAAACTTACAAAGTTGCCATTCACTATTCTTTTTGTGGATGGCAACCACGAAAATTATGACCGTCTTGAAAGTGAATTCCCTGAAGTCAATTTTCATGGCGGTAAAGCACATAAGATAAGAGAAAATGTATATCATCTTGAAAGAGGATATGTGTTTGAATTACAAGGAAAAAAATTCTTCTGTTTTGGTGGTGCTTCTTCACACGATATAAGCGATGGTATTCTTGACCCAAATGATTATAAATCAGAAAAGAATTTCGTTAAGGTATATAACGAATATAATTTATCCGGTAAAATGTTTAGGGTAAAAAATATATCTTGGTGGAAAAGAGAATTACCAAATGAAGAAGAAATGCAACGAGGGTTAGATAATCTGAAAGAAAATAACAATAAGGTCGATTTCATAATATCTCATTGTGCTCCAGAATCTATTGCAGATATTATAGGCTGTGGACTGTATCAAGAAGATATACTTACAGATTATTTTGAAAAAATCAAAAATACGGTCCATTTTACAAAATGGATATTTGGTCACTACCATGATGATATTAAATTTTTAGATGATTATATCTTATTGTATTATCAATTTGTGAGAATTGTATGACGGAAAGAAGGTGGATATATTGACGATTGTTCACTACAAAGGTTATTCAGGAGAAATTCATTTTTCTAAAGAAGATAATCTGTTTGTAGGTCAAATAATTAATATTGTCGATTCAATCAATTTCCACGGAAAAACAATCGAAGAATGCATTGAGTATTTCCACAAATCTGTTGATGAGTATATATTAATTCAGAAAGATTGTGCACAACGGTAAAAACAAATATTTACTTTTTTATAAAAACAGTGTAATATAAACACAAGAAAATATAAGAGGAAAATTATGGAACAGAAAAACATCAAAGAAAAATTACATAATCATATTAAGCCATTAGGCACCGGTGATTTGTATTTTTTGTATTATAAAATATATGGGCTTAGTGAGGTATCAACTACAGCGTTTCTTAATGACATATATAATCATTTTACTATTTTTGCAAAAAAATATGATTGCACTTGTAAAAAATCGAATCTTTTAAAGCCCCAAAAAAATGAAATTGGTTTTGCGGTAAAAGTAGAAGGCGCTCCTGAGAAGATTAACAAATTAGCATATGCTATTGCTGATATTTTGCAACAAAACTCAATTGAGGATTTTAGCAATGTGTAAAAAATTAACATTCAAAATACTTGTGATTTTAACTTCATTCCTGCTGCTGTTTGGTTGTTCAGCTAATGTAGTTAATAATACAACACAGCAAAGTATATCTAATACTGTATCAACTACAAACAGTCAAAAAAGTAGCAAAAATAACATTACAAGTAGCACGACAACAGAACAGACTTTTGATATTTCTTCGATACCTGAATACAATGGTTCACCTTATGTTGAAATTAACGATAACGTACCACAATTCACAAAGAGTGAGATTACTACATCATCATTTGAGATATATGGTGGTTTAGACGGTCTTGGACGGTGTACAACGGCTTTTTCTTGTATAGGTAAAGACTTAATGCCAACAGAAAAAAGAGGGGAGATAGGCTCAGTAAAACCGACAGGCTGGCATCTTGCTAAATATGATTTTATTGACGGCAAATATCTTTACAACAGGTGTCATTTGATAGGTTATCAACTTACAGGTGAGAATGCTAATGAAAAGAATCTGATTACAGGCACGAGATACCTTAATATTCAAGGTATGCTGCCTTTTGAGAACGAAGTAGCTGAATATATTAAAAACACAAACAACCATGTTATGTACCGTGTAACACCTATATTTGAGGAAGATAATCTTCTTGCCGATGGTGTGCAAATGGAAGGATATTCAGTTGAAGATAATGGCAGAAGTATTTCATTCAATGTATTCTGTTACAATGTTCAACCCGGCGTGAATATTAATTATGCAACCGGCGATAACTCTACATCAGGAGAATATACAACAACAACTGATGAAGATATAACGGACACATATATTGTAAATCTCAATACAAAAAAATTCCACAAACCAAGTTGTAGTTCAATATCTCAAATGAGTAAGAAAAATAAAAAACAATACAAAGGAAAAAGAAGCAGTTTGATTAACAATGGTTACGAGCCTTGTAAAAACTGCAATCCGTAAGATATGACAAATTATACATCATCTAATAAAACAAAAAGTACAGAATATACATATTTTGTTGCAACAACAGTTAATAGTAAGGATAATTCTACAAGCAAACAGTTATTCAGAGAACACTTTGCTACTGTTGAGGTATATAATATATATAACGGTCATTTTGTAGAAAATACTAATTATGTTCCTATTAGAACACATTTCATTTCTTCTTCATTTGATTCTGCTTTATCATATCACTTACGGTAAATTACCACACACCTAAAGGAATGTGGTTTTACGAATAGATATTTATATTTTTTTAGAGTAACCTTTATGGTTGCTCTTTTTTTATGCCTTTTTTTGTTAATAATTTGCGAATTATGAGAAGAATTTCAAATTTTTCTGAAATATTTGCGATTTATATATTGAAAGGAGCGTTTATAATGCCTTATCCAAATAGACTTTATGAAACAAATATTTCTAATCGAGGTCAAAAAATGAGAATTGTTGCATATCGAAGTGCAACTGATATTGACGTAGAATTTGAAGATGGTACTGTTGTTGAACATCGAACATACAGAAGATTTAAAGAAGGCCATATTTCTAACCCTAATTATAGCGACTACGACAAGGTGGGAGAGGAAAATATATCAAATTACGGTCAGAAAATGAAAGTAATTGCCTGCCATAATCTTAACAACATTGATATTCAATTTGAGGACGGCACTATAGTTACCGGAAGAAGATATTCTTCATTTAAAAAAGGAAGCATTTTTAATCCAAATTTGAAAAGATTATATTTGAATCAAAGCCAAAAAGCAAATAACGGTCAGTTGATGAAAATAATTGAATACAAAAATGCTAATGATATTGTCGTTGAGTTTGAAGATGGCACTATAACAAAAACATCATATCGTGCTTTTAGGAAAGGCAGTGTTGCAAATCCTAATGTTAAAACAAAATATAATAGAAGCTTTTGGAACAATATGGCAAAAAGCAGAATCGGCGAAACAAACATTGCTTCTTGTGGTATGGAAATGACAATTGTTGAATATAACGGAGCAAATGATATTATCGTTGAATTTAAAGACGGCGCAAGAACTCATACCACATACAGTAATTTTAAAAACGGTATAGTAAAAAATGAGAATATCAGTAAAACTAATTATGCAAAAAAAAGATATTCTTCTTGCTTTATAAAATAATAGAAAGGAGTTTTGTTTTTTGAAAAAAATATTATCAATTATTATATCAATCATGTGTTTTACAGCTTTATGTACCATTGCTGCTGTATCTTATGCAGATGAAATAGAGCCGTTGTTGAATATTACAAATTATTCAAGTGAAAGCAAAGAAAATCAAAATTTATCACCAACCTCAAATGATTATTCATTACAATGTTATTATTTAAACAACAGTATTAAAGTTAATGTATCGTCAATTTATGATAATCAAATATTAACTTGCAGTTTGTATGAGGATGATTTTGATACAGATATTAATATGGATTCACTTGTAGTTAAACCGGCAATTGATAGCACACAAATAACTACAAATTGCTGTTTTGAATTTAATCTCGATAAATTACACAGTGAATATACAGTTATTCTTACCAAGTTAATAAATAATCAGGAAACTATTGTTGCACAGTCAACTGTAAAAGTAAATATAGAAACACCTAAAATTGAAATAAAAGAAATAAGTGGTAAATCAGTAGTGCTTCAGTTCTCTAATGAAAATACCGAAGGCTATGAGTTATATAGAAATGATAAATTAGTTGCAAACTTTAATCAAAATACTTATGACGATACTGATTTACAGCCTGAAACTTCTTATACATATAAAGTAAGAAGTTACAAAAAAATTGATAATAAAAAGGTATATTCTGACTTTTCTAAAGAAGTTGAAGTAAGAACATTAAGCCAGTATGGTTTACCTGATGTATCAGGTGAATGTAAAACTTATGCATATTACACAGCCGTAACAGCAACAGGAAGCCCACAGTATAAACTACTTAACGGACCGAATTGCTATACAGATACCAAAACAGGTATTCGTATGGTTGATGATTGTTATTGTATTGCTCTTGGTTCGTATTATGGTTCTACAATCGGCACTAAATATAAAATAAGACTTTCATCAGGACAGTCGTTCAATGCAATTCTATGTGACCAAAAGTCTAATAGACACACAGATGACAATCATCAATACGCTGTGAAAAATAAAGATATTATTGAATTCTATGTTCAGGGAGGATATATACCTTCATCAGTAAACGGTTCATATAATACTATATTTAGTGGTTCTGTTGTAAGCATTGAGCAGTTATCAATTATGTAGTTTTTATTTACAAAAATATTTTAAATTTTCTTGCGCGATAAATATATAGAAAGACTTTTTTTAAAAACAAGTCAAATATTAAAGAAAAGGAGGAAAATTATATGGACTTAGATAATAAGGTCGGTGAAACCGTTGAAAATGCATCTGTAGAAGCAGACGGAAAAGATGTTACTAATACATATGTCACAGAATCAGCACAATACACCGAGGAGCAAGATGCTTCAAAAGAAAAAATGGCAAATATGGCACTTGGTTTTGGCATCGCTTCGTTGTTTATTGTTTTATTTGCTATTCCAAGTCTGATTTATGGATACGAGTATAAGAAACAATCTGCAATAACGGAAAATGGTCTAAAAAAAGCAAAAGCCGGTATTATTATCAGCTATGTTGCCATTGGCATTGTCTTGCTCACTCAACTTGCTAAACTTTTGGTTTAAACAACAAATACGTTTCACAATGTACGGCAAAAAAACATTGTTTAGAAAATAAGGTAAACATTATTGTTTGCCTTATTTTCATACAAAAATATTTAGAAAGGATGATTTATATTGAAAAAAATATTATCAATTGTACTTGCAATAGCAGTAATGCTTAGCACTGTTGTTATAAGCAGAACTGCATTTGCGGAAGAAAGTACAGAAAAAATCTACACTATGGTGTCAGGTAGACTAAATATTAAAACCGGAGTCGAAACAATACCTTCAAATTTTTTGGATAAAGACGATGTTAATAATGTTATAAGTATTACAATGCCTGATACTGTTACCAATATTGGTTCAAGAGCCTTTAAAAACTGTGCTAATTTGTCTTATGTTAAATTATCAAAAAACATTACGCAAATTAATGACAGTACGTTTTATGGATGCTCACGATTAACAGACATTACAATTCCGGCAAAAGTAGAATGTATTGATAAATATGCATTTTATGGTTGCACCAATTTATCAAATATGAATTTTGAATCAAATACAACACTAACACAAATTTTATCATACGCATTTTATAATTGTATCTCTTTATCTAACTTTAGTATACCTGATTCGGTTACAACATTGGGTACATATGCTTTTTATAACTGCTCTTCGCTTACTAATATAACGATTCCTAACAGTGTAAGCGTAGTGCCGGAAAAATGTTTTTACGGTTGTATTAACGCAACTGATTTAAAATTGTCAAAAACATTAACAGAAATAGGTAATAATGCATTTGAAAATTGTAAAACAATTAAAAGTATAAATATGCCTAATACTGTTGAAAAAGTAGGTGTGGCCGCATTTAACGGATGTAAGAATGTTAGAAATATTCATATTTCAACGAATCTTGGAAGTTTATCTAAGTCAGTATTTAAAAGTTGTTCAAGTCTAACTTCGTTAACAATTCCAAATAATATTTACGTAATTAACAGCAATGCATTTACTGATTGCAAATCACTCTTAAATATTATCGTTCCGGAAAATGTTTATATACTTGACAATGAAGCTTTTAAAGGATGTACAAATCTTAAAACTTGCCAGTTGCCAACGAAACTCACTTCGATACCGTCAGGATTATTTAGCGGTTGTACTTCACTTGAAGCTATAACAATTCCTAAAACTGTTAAGTCAATTTCGGCATCAGCATTTTATAATTGTCAATCACTTAAAAATATTGATATTCCTGATACCGTTAAAACAATCGGTTCAAGTGCATTTTCAGGTTGCAAAAATATTGAAACATTAAAATTATCAAATAATTGTGAGACAATAGGTGCAAATGCTTTTTACAATTGTTCAAAAATTCAAAATGTTGAATTGCCTGAGACTGTTAATACAATCGGCGAAAGTGCATTTGCTTATTGCTCTTCACTTTCTGATGTTACTGTAAAATCAAACCTTGATGCTATAGGTAATAACGCATTTAGCAAAATTAATCGAAATTGTGTATTTCATTGTTATTCAAACGGATATTCGTTTAATTATTTCAAATCTCTTGGCTATAACGTTGAATGTATAAATCATGACAAAGGCTCATATCAAGTTATAAAGGCGACTCCAAATACAAATGGCTCTTATGGTATTAGATGTAATGCTTGTGGTGCCGTTCTTGAAGATAATAAAGTGATTTTAAGACCTTCATCAATTCATCTATCAACCAATTCTACACCGTATACAGGTAATGAGATAAAACCTGATGTAATTGTATATGATGCAAAAGGTAATGCTATCAGTAAATCTAATTATGAAGTTGTTTACAATAATAATGTTCATCCCGGTAATGCAACAGTAACAGTTAATTTTAAGGGAAAATATTATGAGGGTTCAATGACCTCTGAATTTACAATTAGAACAACTGCAAATATTAATAATCCAATTTATGATTGGGATAATGCTACAGTAGTTGATTTTTCAAAATCAAAAACATACAAATATACAATTACAAATGATAATTCACTTTCTTATTTTAAAATTAATTCAGCAGATGCAGGATATTATGAAGTAAGAATATCAGGATATTATCCGGCAACTCCGGATTACAGTTGCTCTATGTTTATTAATAATACTCCTTTTGCAAACAATGCATCATATATTACAAACAACGGAATTATAAATGTAAATTCAGCTAATTCAAACGGTGTACTTAAAAGTATTATGCGGTTAGAGCAGGGAAACAACTATGGTGTAATTAATGTTCAATATGCTGCTAACCAAAATGCAGGGAAAACTATAACAGTTTCATTTACAAAACATACTTCACATTCAACAGTTGAAAATATAATACCGGCAAGTACAAGCACTAACGGTGCAATAGTTAAAAAGTGTAAGGTATGTGGTGAAACAATATCGACTACCGTAATACCCCGAATAAGAAATGTTTCTTTAACTAAAACGAAATTTGTATATAACGGTAATTCAAGAACACCATATGTAACTGTTTATAATACAAACGGTAATAAAATTTCATCAGGTTACTATGATGTTACATATAAAAATAATAAAAATGTGGGTAAAGGTACAGTAATTATCACTTTAAAAGGTAATTATTCCGGTACTATTACAAAAACATTTAAAATTGTACCAGCAAGCATCAATATTTCAAGACTTTCGGTCAAAGGAAAGACAGTTACCGTTAAATGGAAAAAGCAGAAAAAACAAATCACAGGCTATCAAATTAGGTATTCAACTAAATCTAATATGAAGTCTTCAAAAACAATTACAATATCTAAAAAATCTACGTCTTCTAAAAAAATTTCTAAATTAAAAAAGAAAAAGAAATACTATATCCAAATAAGAACATACAAAAAGGTTGGTAAAACTAAGTATTATTCTAATTGGTCTAAAAAAGGCGTAGCTAAAATCGGTAAAAAATAACCAGTTCGTCCTCCGGATTGCTTCGGCACCGGGGGCTTTTTATTAACATTTTGCGAATTTTGGCAAAAACAGCAAATTTTTTTGAAATATTCGCGATTAATAATATAGAACGACTGAAAAAAGTCTGATTTTTAATATGAAGGGTGGAATTAAGTGGACTACAAAATCGCAAAACCGGTAAGACTAATTGAGCTTTTTGCAGGTATTGGAAGTCAAGCTAAGGCTCTTGAATTACTTGGCGTTGATTTTGAACATTGGAAAGTTTGTGAATTTGATGATTATGCTATGAAAAGCTATAACGCAGTTCATAATACAAATTTTAAAACATCAGATATTCAAAATCTTACCGCATCCGACTTGGAAATAAAAGATAAAGATAAATATGAATATATAATGACTTATTCATATCCCTGTACTGATATTTCCATTGCAGGTAAGAGGGAAGGCATGGAAAGAAACAGCGGTACTCGTTCAAGTCTATTATGGGAAGTCGAAAGACTTTTGAAAGAATGTGGCAATAACAAACCTCAAATTCTATTGATGGAGAATGTAAGAGAATGCCATAACGGAAAAAATGCTCCATTGTTTTTTGAATGGACTTCCTTTCTTCGCTCTATAGGATACAAAAATTTTTACACAGATATGGATGCTAAAAATTATGGTATTCCACAAACAAGAAAAAGATGTTTTATGTTATCTATTCTTGATGAAAATGCTTATTATGAATTTCCACAAGCTTGTGGTTTAAACTATTCAGTAAAAGAATTTCTCGAAGATAAAGTTGATAAAAAATACTATGTAAAAGAAGAAACGGCATTACCACTTATAAAAAAGATGGAAAAAGAGTGCCCCAGTGCAACTATCATTGATGATACATACGGTTTTGATAACAGTGAGGTAAGATATTTTCCTGATGTTTGCCCGACACTTAGAGCTGCAAAGGCTAACTTAAAATGTATTGTTGCTATGAGAGGAAGAAATTCTGATAGCCTAAATCAAACACCCGGCACTTCTACTGAACAACGGCTTGAAAAAAATAAAACCAATTGCAGTAACGCAATTACAACCGTACCTAAAGATAATCTTGTGCTTGTTTATGATGATTATAACGGTCACATAAGAGATGGCCAAGATACAATTGGTACGATAACAACAAATATTGGTAATCAAGCACTCAGAAACGCTACAAAACTTATCGTAAACAAACGATTAAGGACTCTTACACCAAAAGAAGTATGGAGATTGTTCGGTTTTGAGGATAAAGACGTAGAAAATGCATCTGAATTTGTTCCTGATACACAATTATATAAGCAGGGAGGTAATTGTATTGTTGTCAATTGTCTTGTTGCCATATTAGGACAGCTATTTAAAGGTAAAGAAAGCGTATATCGTGAAATTGCCAAAAAGCCTTTATTTGATGTTGATTCTCAGAGTCAACTGACTTTTTCAAATGATTCTGATGACATAAATTTATTTAATTTAACAGCTTAACAAGAAAGGAGGAAAAACATAATGGATGTTGAAAAAAATGCTCAAATTAACAGCCAAAACAGCGTAAATAACGAAAATCAAGGTAACGTTTACTATTCACCACCTCAACAAAATAGTGGTATGAATAATGCTCAATATGTCGAAGTAAAAGGAAGTGCTGTTAATAACAACTCACAAAGCACATGTTCTGTTTCGGACAATGAAAATACATCTAATGACGGCTTGTCAATCACTTCATTGGTATGTGGTATTCTATCGCTCTTTTTTGTACTTTTAGCAGTACCCGGTCTTATTACAGGTTACTTATATAAGAATAAGCCAATTACTTCTACTCAAGGAAGAAAATATGCAAAAGCAGGAATTATTTGCAGTTGGATTTCTTTTGGAATCTATATTCTATTATATATTTTGTTGCTAATATGCTTTCTTTTTCCATTGTTCCATGATGAGGTGATATTTTGACTGAACTCGAAAAAAATAATTTAGATATTGCAGTAGACAATATTATCAGTTTGTGCGACAAAGAAAGATGGAATTATTTCTTTTTTGGTTACACGTTTTTTGTGTTTACACCATTCTCCGGTTGGAAGTTTGACCTTGATGCAAACAAAATTGAGCTTTACCATAAAAATTCTCGTATTGAGCCGAATGCTGAAAAGCATAAACAAGAATATCATAACCAAAATAAATCTTTTTCCATTAATGATTTAGATGATATGTTCAGCTATATCAAAAATCATGATAATGTCTATTTACATAAGAAAAAAAGAGGTTTTGGTGCAATATGAAAAGCAAAAAGTTTAAAATTGCAATTGTGATACTCATTATATCTATATTAATAGGTATAGTAAGCGGAAGTTATTTGGTATACAAACATAATCGGTTAAATGATTACAACACAACAATTTCTCAAATTAAGGATAAAACTACTGACGAAGATAAAAAGTCTATTTCAAAGAAAAAACTGAATTTTAAATCTTTAAAGAAAATTAATTCTGATGTAAAAGGATGGCTTTCAATTCCTAATACATATATTGATACACCGGTTACACAAACTAAAAACAATACATTTTATCTTAAACATAATTTTTATAAAAATTATAGTTTTTACGGAAATGCATTTCTTGACTACCAATGTAATGATAAATCTCATTTGAAAATCATTTACGGCCATAATATGAGAGATAATGCACAATTTGGAACTTTACATGATTTATACAAAAATCCTAATAAAGCAAAAAGTAATTCTATGATTACTTATGAAACTTCATCCGGAAAATCAGAATGGATTGTTGTCGGTGCTTATTATACAAACGGCACTGAGTTTGCACAAACCAGTGAACAATTACGTAATGCTCTTGATAGCAATAGTGTTAATTCTATTGAAAACAAAACGAAACAACTTGATAAGCTTAAAAATAAATTTATTTATACTTCAGATGTTATATTTGATGAATATGACAACTATATGGAGCTATACACTTGCTCTTATCAGGTTAAAGGTCAGCGCTTTGTCGTTGTTGCAAGAGAAAAACGTGAAAATGAACTTATAACAAACATTGATTACAAAAAATAAGGAGATTGTTACTATGGAAAAAAATGAAATTATTGAACAAATCGAAAAAATGTCGGATAAACAAAAGGCTAAGGTTTTAAGTATAGTTTTGGATGAATATCAACATTCAAACTCTAATGATGATTTTGGTCAAAAAGCTGCTGCCGCATTTGAATCGGCTGTAAGATGGTTACTCTAATATAGCTTTGAGGGCAGTAATTTATATTACTGCCTTTTTTATTGTTTTTTTCTTCATTCTGCGAACTTTTTGCGAATATTGACGATTTTTTCAAATTTTTCTGAAATATTTGCGATTATATAATGTAAGGAGAAAAAAGCAATGGGATCAAGCTTTAATAAGTTCAAAATTGTTGATAAAGAAACAACAATAGTTTACACACAAGATGTAAATGGAAACATCAATGGTAAATTCTATATTGATACTGAAGATTTGTCAAAAGTCCTTATGGGGTTATTGCCAAGGTTGTGCTCCTCCAAACTGCCTGAAATTGTTAATGTTTTGTAAACACTGAGAAAAATCACAAATTTTTTTGAAATATTCGCGATTTATATAATGTAAGGCGGTAAAAAGGAGGAATTACTGTGCCGGAAAAAGAAAAAAAGAATCAATATATTTTATCAATGGGCTTAGAAATTAATGCTGATGATAAAATTTATCTTGATAAGTATTTTGAATTTGTAAGAAAAATGCAAAATTATTTTATTTCTTATCAGCTAAAAAAATATAACAAAATGGTAAGAGAAACAAATTATCAAGAATTAAAAATTCAAATTGATAATATTGATAAAGCTATTTCTAATTTCAACAGACAAATTATAAACCGTCAAAAAGTTATTGATGAAGGTGAAATATCTAAATGTGAAATCACTTCATACAAGAATGAAATTGCAGAATTGAAAAAAGATATTTCTTCTTTGAAAAAAGAAAAATCAAAATATCAAAAGCAAATTTATGAACTTTTGAAAGAATACAGGTTTAGTGATTTAAGTTTTAAATCCGATGTAGCTATATTTGACAAAATTGATTATTTCACAAAACCTTGTTACAAAACAAAGAATGGTAAGCTTGCAAGAGATAAAAATGGTAACAAAATTCCTATTCTCGATGAAAACGGAAATGTAAAAAGAAAATGTTTTGTCTCTTCATTAGTGAGAAAATATTCTATTGCTGCACCGATTTGGTCAGCATTTGATAAAAAGTTCAAGGAAAACGGTGCAGTCCATTTTAAAAGCTTTTTAAATAAAAAATCAGTCAGCTCTATTGCATTCCCAGTTGGTAATTCTTTCAAAGGTAACAATGCTTTTGTTATTCCTTCTGTAGGCAAAATAATTAAATATAAAATACCAAGAACCCAATACGAAAAGGAAGTATTTAACAAAGAAAATGTTAATGTTATCCGAATTAAAAGGATTTGGAAGAATACAAAATACAGCTATTCGGTTCAGTTTACTATAACAGGTGAACCTGTGTTAAGGAAAGACAAAGATAATTGTGTCAAACATCCACTTGGCACTGGTGTAGCAGGTGTAGGTATAAGTTTAAATGAATGTTGGATTTGCACTGAGAACACATTAAAAAGAGTTTCTTTAGTTCCACCTGATGCTTATGAGTTTGATAATGAAATAAAACAAATTGAAAGAGCAATGGATAGAAGTAAGCGTGCTACTAATCCAAATAATTTTGATGAAAAGGGTAGGGCAAAGAGCTTTTACGAAACGCCTGACCCTGATAACCCAGACAAAATCATCAAGTCAAAGCTCCGTTGGAGATTTTCAAAGCATTACAGAAAACTAAGTCAAAGAAAAGCTTATTTGGAAGGTATTAATGCCAGAAAGCGTAAGCTTTATGACGAAAACCTTGTGAATGAATTATTGCTGTATTTCAATGAAATCAATATTCAAAAGAATGATTTCAAGAGAACTCAAATGAGTAAACAAAAAGTCGGTGACAGCGCCGATGAAAAGAAAAAGGCTGGTTTACATATTAAAGAAGCATCACCTTCACAGTTCGTTGAAATTCTTAAAAGAAAAGTCATCAGCCACGGTGGTAAAGTAAATATCATTACTAAAAAGGAATGTCAAGCAACAGAATTCAATCATATAGACGGTAAGTTCTATGATATGCCTGTTTCTAACAGGTGGTTTGGTATGAGTGATGGTAATGTTCTTCAAAGAGATGCTCATACGGCTTTTAATCTATTGACACTTAATGATATAGAAAAAAGCAACAAACTTTATGATGACTTTTTAAAACAACATTCTGCCGAACTTGAAAAGTTTAATGTTGTTGCACCTGAACAGGTAAATATGGTTACTTGCAGTCAGGCAAAAGAAAAAAGAAAGTCAGCAAGAAAAACAAAAAAGAAAAATATTGCATGACAGCAATGTTGATATAGGTAGACTTAGCTACCTAAAACTACCGGTAAACGCATTTTTGTGTTTGGTAGTAATGAAATAATTAAGGTTAAGCAGTTAGTTGGTTTGCGTTTGTCAGAACTTAATAGAGCTGTTTGACAAGATTATACAGTGTAATTAATTTGAGGTTTTGGTACTGTAGTAGATTACACTACTCTAAAAGAAATATATTGGGAGTGTCTGAAAAATCCATGTTTTGGTACTGTAGTAAATTACACTACTCTAATTACACCATTTGGTGTGTTTTATATAAAAAATAATTTAGGAGGAAAAAATATATGTCATTCAATATGGTTATGGTTATTATTTGTGCTGTAATTCTTGTTGCTTGCATTATTGCTCTTATTGTAAGAGGCATTAAGAGTAAGCGCAATAAGTAATTAAGTACAAATACAGCATCCCCGGATACGCTGATTAAACATTATCCGGGAATGTGACAATGTAGTTTAACGGTAAAACACAAAAGTTGTTTTTTTGATCCTCCTTCGACTTTTGGATGTAAGTTCAAATCTTACCATTGCCAATAAGATATGCTGATGTGATGGAATGGCAGACAGAAGAGACTTAAAATCTCTTGGTGGAAACATCGTGTGAGTTCGACTCTCACCATCAGCACCACTGCAGGGCCCAAGTGAAAGGTCTAAGAAGTTTCACAACGGTATAAGATATTTCTTGGCTGGTTTTTGCCGTGTGCTGGAATGCACTGAATCAATAACCTTACAGACAGTATCAAAAAAGTTAGGACTTTTTGTATTGGAAGGGTTGCTGACCTTTCCGTAGTTTTTCTAATGATTTAAAGGAAGTTAAGCAAAAGTGTACATATTACTTTACTGAATTTAATCACCGTATTAACACGCTGATAGACAGTATTTCTCCCACAATTCGGGAAGTAAAGAGATCTATTGGTTGAAAGTAAATGGATACGGCAGAACAGTGCACATCTGCCGTATCACGATTATTAAATACGCAGATATGATGTAATCGGTAGCATACAACTCTTCCACAGTTGGTGTGCGAGTTCAAACCTCGTTATCTGCTCCAAAATATTCTCCATTAGTTCAGAAGGTAGAACGGTAGACTGTTAATCTATATGTCATTGGTTCAAATCCAATATGGAGAGCCAAACGGACCGTTAGCTTAGTAGGTAAAGCAACCGGCTCATAACCGGTAAACCATGGGTTCAAATCCTATACGGTCCACCATATGTGTCATTAGCTCAGTAGGTAGAGCAACAGACTTTTAATTTGCAGGTCAAGGGTTCAATTCCCTTATGACACACCACTTAATAGGGCTGAATTAGCAGCCTGATGCTACTGGTAAACACATTTTTGTGTTTGGTAGTAATGAAATAATCAAGGTTAAGCAGTTAGTTGGTTTGCATTTGTCAGAACTCAATAGAGCTGCTTAACAAGATTATATAGTGTAATTAATTTGAGGTTTTTGTACTGTAGTAAATTACACTACTCTAAAAGCGCCGCAGAATTGCTTCCACGGTGGTCTTTGTTTTGGTACTGTAGTAAATTACACTACTCTAAAAGGACAGCTACAGTTTTAGGCACGGTTTTCTTGTTTTTGTACTGTAGTAAATTACACTACTCTTAACGTTGTTTGTTTTGAGAAATGCAAGACAAAGAGTAGTAAATTTCATTTAAAAGAGGAAAAAATAAATGCATTTAGATACAGCAGTAATATTTTTTATTGGTGTTCCTGTATATTTGCTAATGGCATTATTATCAAGAAAATTTGCGTATGTTGAAGCATCAATTGGATTGCTAATATGTTCAATTGTTAGCCTATTTACAGAAAACACAGGAATAATTTGTTTGGTGATATATTTTGGACCATTCATTGTTTCAGCTATTATGAAACCAATAGAAAATAGGATAAATAAAAAGAAACAAGAAAAAGAATTGCATAAATTTGCGGATATGCAAAAAGGAAAGGTGGGTGTTATCCATGAATTAGAAGATGGCAACTTATATTTATTCCTCTCAGGTAGATATTGGCAAATATCCGAACAGTCGAGAATTAAATATAATTGTGAGGAACAAGATGCCGTTAAGGTATTAGATATTAATACAGATAGACTTATCGTTAAGCCTATTTAGTATATATGGGTAGACTTAGCTACCTGAAACTACCGGTAAACGCATTTTTGCGCTTGGTAGTAATGAAATAATCGAGATTAAGCAGTTAGTTGGTTTGCATTCGTCAGAACTTAATAGAGCTGTTTGATAAGATTATGTAGTCGTAATAATTTGAGGTTTTAGAACCATATATAACTACACTACTCTAAAAGTACCGAAGAAGAACGAAGCGGTGCATAAAAGTTTTAGAACCATATATAACTACACTACTCTAAAAGGTCTGAGATAGTTGCAACAATAAAAAACTTTGGAACTGTATTATATTACACTATTTTTTAAAAAAAGGAGATAAAAATTATGCTAAAAATTGCAAAACCAAACTTCTTCGTAAATGAAGAAAAGAGAACAATCGTTGGTAAGTTGATTATGCCGGATGATAAAGAATTATTTGATGTTGCTCAATTAGTTGACGAGGTTGACGAAGATTTCTGTTATGAAAATCTTAAAAATTCCTATGACTTTACTATTTTTGAAGCAAAGGCAAAGTGCTGCCCCGAAGACAAGTGGGATGTAGAAAAAGGAAAGGCCATTGTTAATGAACGATTGGGTAAAATGATTATTCAAAGAGTTAAACGTCAGGCTAAAGAAGAAAGAACAAAAATTATTAATCGTATCAGTGAACTCGATGAAATCATAAAGCATTGTGATAAAAGCATCGACAATTCAAACAAACATATTGATAAAATTATCAAGGGGGAATAATTATGAGTTTAGCTAAGAAAGTATTATCGGTTGGTATTGCTTCTATTATGGCAATGTCAGCTATTGGAGTTGGCACTACTGCACTTGCCGAACCAATTAATTCTGTTCAGTCGGCTACTTCAATTTCACTAAATGAGAGTAAAACTGTAACCTTGAAATATGGTGATATTGGTAATTATGATGACATCTCGGAAGATACTGTTTACTATAAGTTTACTGCTCCGACCACTAATTATTATGAATTTACCTTAACAGGTTACAAGACAAGAATTGATAATAATGACCCAAGTGCTTATATTGATATAACAGATGAATATGGCGTCAATGCATCGTCAAGTGGGGGCTTATTTAATCCGTATTTTAATGATGTAAAATCAATTGCCTATTTGGAACAAGGAAAGTCATATATAATCAATGTCTTTTACTCACCAATTGGTACTCAAGAGTACAATTCAAAGGACTATGCCGAAACAGCAATTACACTAACTGTTTCTCCACATACACATGACATTACAAGTGTCGTTAATGACGGATATACAGACTACACCTGCAAGCGTTGCAATTATTCATATACCGAATTTAAACCGTTACCGACATCTCCTTCACAGCCTACACAGGCTCCTACAAGCACTGTTACTCCAATAACAGCAAGTAAGGTATCAAAGCCAAAAAAGACTAAAATTAAAAAGGTAAAGGCTGCTAAGAAGGCATTGGCAGTTACTTGGAATAAAGTATCCGGCGTAAAAGGTTATCAAGTACAGGCTGCAACAGACAAAAAGTTCAAAAAGAACAAGAAAACTGTTACAATCAAGAAGCAAAAAACTACTAAGACAACCGTAAAGAAACTTAAAGCTAAGAAAAAGTATTACGTAAGAGTAAGAACTTACAAGACCATAAATGGAAAAAAGGTTTACTCGGCTTGGTCAAGTGTAAAAAATGTAAAAACTAAATAGACTTTTTTGTAAATCTAAAAAGCACCATAGAATTTTGATTTTCTATGGTGCTTTTTTATTTTTCTAAAAATAAAAAACTTGCGCGATATATATATTGAACGAAGCAGTTAGGAGGAATGTTATGACACTTACAGGAAACATAATTTTGCTGATTGTATGTTCAATTACATTTATTGCAAGTTTGACGGCTCTCATTTTGAGAAGTGTCAAAAAACACAAAAAATGAAAAAATTTAATATTCAAAAATTTTAAAAAGTTGCGCGATATATAAAGTGAAAGGTGAATAACACTCATTTGATATTAGAAATTTGGAGCTTGATTATAACCTTTCTGAAAATAAAAAAATTGCGCGATATAGAAAATGGTGAGGTTAAACCGCACTGGCGTAAATATCGTATTGAAAATTATAAAAAATCAAATAGAACCTGCTTTGAGTGTATATTTTGAGGATTTGTATTTGATTTTATGAAAAAAAATTTTCTTGCGCGATATCTTAAGTGACAGCACTAATAATCGAGCTGTTCAAAAGGCTGGATAAGCCGTTATTATGATTGTTTTAGTCTGAATATTACATAAAAATACTTGAATTAAAGGGTTTATACAAACATTGTTATTTACTCTTCGGGCAAAAATAATTCACTTTTTTGATGATATCAGGCTTGAACATATATCTATTCAATGCATCTAAACAAAATACTACTTTCCGCATTGGAAATCTAATGAAAGGAGAACATATAGTACATGAAAACTATTTTCGAGGAATACGGTACAGTAATCATCGTTGCAATTGCTATCGTTGCTCTTATTGCTATCGTAACATTTATCCTTGGCGATGACCAGATTAAGGGCAAGTTCAAGGATCTTGTAACAAGCTTCTTCAATCAGGTTAAGTTTGACGCAGCAGCTTAATTAAATTGATTTGAAAAGGTTTTAAGTCTTGAACAGACACGTGCCACACCTTGTTTCTTGATGGACGAGGTGTGGCTTTTTCTTTGAAAATGATTTTTGTGGGTGAATTTATATGGGAATTTTTAGTAAGAAAAATAATGATTTAGAGAATATAGAAAATACAGAAATCGTTACTCTGATAGAAGAAAAGAAAGAGAAAACGGAATCTCAGATTATAAATGAGATGCAAAAGGATTATTTATCTAAAAGAGAAAATCTTGGCGATTGGGATTTAGAGCCTAAAGATTTCGGACCGGTATGGAGTTATGTTGCAGATGAAAATGTCACAGATATTAACTTGAATATGGACGGTCACGATTTGTGGATTACTGATTTAAACAAGGGTAAATATCGAGTTGAACCGGAAACATTTAAACAAAAATGTGATGAATGGTTAGAAACACAGGATGCACTTGAATTTGGAAATACAGAGCAGCAGGATTCAAACAGTTTATTTGTAAAGCAATTCGTACACAGAGTTGGTAATAAGCAAAGTAGGCAATTTAATAAACAAAAACCGTTACTTGAAGCAGAAACAGGAAATCTTCGTATATCGTGCGTTCATTCATCTGCGGCAGTATCTGGTATATCAATATGTATAAGAAAAACACCACCTGTAATGAGAATTACACCTAAAAAAGCGTTAGAGCAAAAATATTTTACAGAAGATATTTTGTGTTTGCTAACCAATTGCGTTAAGGCAAAAATGAATTTTGTCTTTTGCGGTGAACCGGGTGTAGGTAAAACAGAATGTGCAAAATTCTTTTCCCAATTTATTAATGCTGAGGATAGAGTTATTACAATCGAAGATAACCCTGAATTACACTACAGAGAAATTAATCCCGGCAAGGATTGTGTTGAATTGAAAGTATTTGAGCCTATGTTTACATACAGTACAGCTATTAAGGCTTGCCTTCGTCAAAACCCTCAATGGATTATGCTTTCTGAGGCACGTTCAACAGAAGTTAAATATCTTCTTGAATGTTGGTCAACCGGTGTATCAGGTTTTACTACACTTCATACTGATGATGTAAGAAAAATTCCGGACCGTATCCAAAACATGATGGGAGATAGCAGAGATGCCGAAAGACTTGAAAATGATATTTTTTCTTTCGTAAATATTGGAATACTACTTCGTAAAAAGAAGGATGAAAACGGCAATACATATCGTTATATTGATCAAGTTTGCTTTTTTGATAGAAGTAATGGTAAAAACAATATTGTGATGATGGTTGAAAACGGACAAATGATTAACAACAATGGAGAAAAACCAAAAATTCCTGACTATATTTTAAAGCGGTTAAGCTTTGTGGATATAACTGATCCTTATTCGGGATTAAACGAAATTTTGAAGGGAGAAAAAGATTAATGGATAAACGTGAAAAAATCGAAAAGAAAAAGGAACGTCTTGAAACTAAAATCAAAGATTGTGATGACCAAATTGCAGAAATCGAAAAAGCAAAAGCTTTAAAAGCAAAAATCGAAAAGATGAAACAAGAGGAACGTCTTGAAAAAGCCGAACAGAAAAAATTAAAGCAACTGCAAAGAGAATATGCAAGAGAGCAGGATAAAATCCGTAAGAAGAACGAACAAATTGCTCAAAAGAATAAAGTTGTTGAAAAACGTGAAGCTGAAAAAGAAACAAAGGCTAAAAAAGATTTCAACAAAAGAGAAAAGTATCTTAAATACGGTGTTGATCCTAATATAAAAACATTACCAAAAAAGAAAAAAGTAAATGTTTTTAAAATGCTTGATTACAATCAATTGCAGATGGAAGTAAATAAATACGGATATCATTATTCGTTTAAGAAAATTCTTATGCATTACCTTATTGCAGTTATTCTTGCTGTTGCAGTCGGTATGGTGTTTAAACTCAAATTCTATCTTATCGGAGTTATTGTCCTTGCCGCAATTATCTTTACGCCGTCAATAATTCTTACTTCTGTAAAAGGAATGTATGAAGGTAAACGATTTTATGACGTAGCAAATTATATTGAAACTCTCTTATATTCTTTCAGACGTAAGGAAAAAATCCTTGATGCACTTGAAGATACATATACGTCATATAAAAAAGACAAAGGCAAAATGGGTGACTGTATTGCAAAGGCAATAAATCATATTAAATTTTCCAACTCTGTCGGTGATGTTTCAAAAGAAGCTTTATCAATCATTGAGGATGAATATGAACATAATGAAAGAATGGTTAATGTTCACAACTTCCTTATTGCTGTTGAAAATAATGGTGGTGATGTTCGTAGACCGGTTGATTTACTTCTTAAAGAAAGAAATATGTGGGATGAAAGAAACCATTCGTTCCAGAAAGAAAAGACAACTGTAAGAAGAAATATTGCTATTTCAATTATATGCTCAGTTGGACTTTGTGTATTCCTTCTTTATATCCTCGGAACAGGACAAATGGCTGAACTTGATATTATTCACAATAATCTTGTTCAAATTACATCAACCGTTGCAATTATTGCAAGTATGGCTATGTATGTAATGGCTATAAACAAATTATCTCAGAGCTGGTTGGCTAAAAATACTAAATACAGTGATTATCAGGTATTAAGAAACTACTTTAATGCAAAAGATTTTGACTTCGTTTCTGAAATGAAATCAAGCTTATTGTTTTCCGTAATTGGTGTATTACTAATTGTCCTTGGTATTTCAAGAGGAATTAAAGTTACGATTATTCTCGGTGCTGCACTGACAATTTTCTTTATTTGTGCACCTCTTATTGCTCATTCAACAGCAAAGAAAGTAACAAACAAAGAAATTACAAAAGCGTTCCCTGAATGGCTTATGAACGTTGCACTTCTTATGCAACAAGATAATGTTCAGGTGGCTATTGCTAAGAGTGTTAATACTGCACCTGCAGTATTAAGACCTGATCTTACAAAACTTGTTAAAGATTTCTACAAAGAGCCTAACAGTATTAAGCCATACCAAAACTTTTTATCGGATTTTGACTTTCCTGAAATTCAGGGTGCTATGTGTATGCTTTATTCAATAACCGAAACAGGTGACGATGCCGGTGGAGAGCAAATTAACGACCTTATTGATAAACAAAATATTCTTATGGATAAGGCAGAAAGAACGGCAAATGAAGATACCATAGCAAGCTATTCGGCATATCAAATGATGCCTATGCTTATATGTATATTCAAAGCTCTCCTTGATATGACAGTCCTTGTAATGGGATTGATGTCATATATGAATAATTAATGTGAGGTAAACAACTATGAGTAGTGTTATCAAATCTTATACTTCAATCATTTTTATCATTATTGCTTTTGTTGTGTCAATTGGTGTTATTTCAATGAGTGTTGATATTCAAAACGCAAGAAATTTTTATAGCACTGCTGTTACCGAAATCGAAAACAGTGATGCTAACGACAAAGTTATTGAAGCGTTACAAAATGATGCCAAGAAAAATAAGTACAAACTCACAGTCACTAAAACAACCGGCGGTACAGCTAAAGTTGTTCTTGAATACAAATATTCCTTCAGATTTTTAAATATATCAAATAATCAAAAAATTGAAGGATATGCCCGATAAGGAGGTAAAGCAATGCGTTTAATTATTGAAGAATATGGACTTGCTGTTGTTTTTACTATCTTTATCGGGGGATTAATCGGCTTGCTTTTTAAATTAGTGACTCAATTGTAGGGGGGATTGTTTTTGAAAGATATATTTGAAGAATACGGAGATTTCATATTACAGATTATCGGAGGTTTTGCCGTATTGGGAATTGTATTCTCACTTTTTTCAAAAAACGGTTTGCTCAACGAAGCACTTGCCTCAGTCTTTAATTCTGTTACATAAGGAGTGATTTGCTTTGAAAATAATTTTTAGTGAATCCGGTAAAACAATTATTGCTATTTTGGTAGCACTAATAATGATTGGTACATTTGCTATGGGCGGTTTCTTTGCCGACTTGCTATCTGATTATGGTAATAAAAATAATAATGTATCATATTCAGATAGTGATAAAGCTTTTGCCGATTATATTCCGGATGAAAGTACAACATCAAATACTTAATAGGGGGTAACTTAAATTGAAAAACGCAATTATTTCGGTTGGACTTGTTATTATAATGATATTATCCTTATGTGGTATTCTCAGTGTTGTTACAAACATAACAAGGACTAATGAATTGGAAGAAAATATTAATACAGCAACATATCAAACTATGGATAAATTCTTTATGGATACAACGGTTGAATCAAATCAAGAAAATGAAAATAGATTTGTATCTGAATTTACGGCAAATTTAATGAATTTAATTGATAGCGATTCTGAAATCAATGTAAAAGTCGTTAAAATTGACCTCTCTAACGGCGTATTTCGTGTAAACGCTACAGAAAAATACAAAGGTATGTTTAAAATAAAAAAGTCAATTAAAGCTGACAGAACAATGATTTTGGACTTTGGTTCAAGTGATGTATATAAAAAGAATAATATTACTGTTACGTTCTATTGGGATAAGGATAAAGTCGTGAAAAAAATAAGAGCAACGGCAGGGGATAGCGTTTCGGCACCAAATGAATACATTTATGTAGATAATGCCAATTATCCGATTCCTAATGGCTTTCATGATTTTAAAGGTTGGACCAAAAATAAAGAAACAAATGAACTTGTTGAATTTGAAGACGGAAAAGAAAGAGTAACCGAAGATACGGTTTACTATGCTGTATTTGAGTAAGAGCAAGGAGATGTCAAGATGGCATCTCCTTTTTTGACAAATAAATTGTATGATTACAATTATAATGTTGATAGACAAATATACAACAATTGTCGAATAATGTAGAAAAAACGTAAAAAATATTGTATTTTGGAAAGGTTTATGGTAAATTATGGATGTAAAGGTATATATATTTACACACGATGATAGCAAAAACAGGAGAATTAAATTGAATAACCCAATAGCAAAAATTAATAATGATTTATTGAAAGATAATAAAAATGACGATTTTGAGAAGTTATACAAGCAATTATTTAATATCTTTGACAGCACTAATTTAACTGTTGATGAATTATGTGCTCTGCTTAATGAACGCCAAAATAGAGCATCACAAAAAAGCAATAATATTGACGAATCAAAATATTATGTAAAGAAAACAAGTGATATTGACAAGGTATCATTATATGCCAACTATGTTGTGGATTTATTTTCATATTTTAAAGATAAGAATGGCATAACTTTTAATTGTCCGGAAATTAAAATTCATAAGATGATTTTGATTTTACAAATTGCTCAAGCTTATAATTACATAGATTTTTTCAATCTGAATTATCAAATCGAAATATGTCCTTGCGGATTTAAAATTCCTAATTTAGCTATACATACAGAAAAATTTGTTAATAATGACTGTTCTGATAAAGAAGTTGATTTTACCTTTGAGGAAAAATATTTATATATAGAAAATTCAGGATGTTTCAATAACAGCCTAATAACAAATGAAAACAAAAAGAAACTATTTGTATTGTTTAAAAACTTTGCTAATTCTAATCCGCTTGTGTTAGGACAATTCCTTGATACGATTAAAACAGATACAATGAAAGAGGAAATAGGTAAGAAAATATCTTCAAAAGATTTTGAAAAATTAGCTACCGATGGAAAAGAAAAAGTGAAAAATTTTAATGGCTTAAATGTATTTTCATTCTTTAAGGAATTGGAATCAACAAAGTAACTAAAATTGGAAAAGAACTTATGAGTAGGATTGATAATAAATATTTACAAAGTTTTATAGATATAATCAGTGAAGAAAACAGAGTCTTTTCGGTTTTAAATGACAATGATAAAACATTTTGTAAACGACTTTTTGAAAATTATAGTGAAGTACAGAAAATATCAAGTGGTGAAGATATTTTTTCTTTTCATTACATATATCTATTAGATGAATTAATAATAAACAAACTAAAATGTAACAATTCACTTTGCATAGATGAATTTGAATGCAAATTGTCTGTTGATTATTACAAGTTGCTAAAAGATTATTCAAATACACTTGCTGAAAATAATATAAAAGAGCCAGATAAACCTGCGAATCCTTCAAATGATACACAGCCTTCAAACCAGACTGGTACAACAAAACCAAGTGAATATTCAGATATTTCAATGACAGAAGAAACTTTTGACTTGGATAATATTCCTTGGGTATTGGAAACATTAAAATACATTGACATAAAGTGTGAAATGCTTTCTCATGCAAGTTCTTTAACAAATGTATATACCGATGATGCTGTATCTCAAAATTTAAAAAACTTAAATGAAGTAAATAAAAAAATCACTGATGTTAATGGCTATATTGATGAAATTGCCAATAATTCTGCTCAAAAGATCACTGAAATTGAAAAACAATACAATACTCTCGATAATCAAATTAAATTACAGAAAAAATCGTACAAAAAACAAAATGAAAAGTTAAAGCATCAAGAACAAAAAGCAACAGAAAATTATATTACTATTTTAGGTATATTTGTTGCAATTGTAACAGTTTTAATTGCTGGTGTGTCATTCACCGGACTTGTTACTAAAGAATTGCTAATGGCAAACCCAATAAAATCCTTAATGTTTATTGGAATGATTAGTATTATTTTATATGATGCTTTGCTATCTTTATTTTACTATTTATCAAAATTAACAGGCAAACCGATACATAATACAGATTATTGCAATTTTTGCTGTTCAAAAAACAGTTTAAAAAAATTGATTTGTCCGATCGCTCATAATTATAAATTTGCTTTTTGGTCAAATGTGATTCTTGGTTTATTTATGTTGTTTTTATTTAATCTTTATTTATTAACCAATAACCATATAAATATAGGCTTTACTTCAAATGGAATTTCGTTTATGAATGTTTTTATTTCAATGTCAATTCCTGTGTTAATCATAATTTTGTTACTTATTTTTACAAGACCTTGCCAAGAACATATTGATGAATTAAATTCTTCAAAACAATCAAGTAAAATTCATGTTAAAAAAAGTGAAAAGTCAAATAAAAATGAACAATAGACCTTAAACAGCAGCAGGAATTCTGCTGCTTTTTCTTTCTTTTTTAATTGTAAAACATATGCGAACTTATCCATATCGACATTGACACTATGTACTCCGTGCGGTATAATTTAAGTATAGAAAGGAACGAAAAATTATGAAGAAAACGTTGAGTTTTTTACTTGCTTTTGCATTGATATTTTCAACTGTAATTGTACCTGTATCTGCTTTTGCTGATACGGATTTTTCAAATTATTCTAAATATGTTTATGATTCAAATTCTGATCCTATTGACTACAATAAAGTAGCAGTATTCAAAGATTATGACGAATTGGAAAAATACATTCAATCTCTTAATTTAAAATTGGAAAATAAGCCTGAATTAATTGATGGATTAGTGTGCTATATTACGTCCGGATATGGTGGATATGGTTCAGATCAAGATTATGATAAACCTTTAGTAATATCTTTAGGCTATGGTCCGACAAATACTTTCGATGATGGCATTTATGATCAGGCTCTTGCAGGACCGTATTCTGTTAAATTATATCCTATTAAATCAAATTACATGAGCGATTGTCTTTTTCAAGTTCGTGTTGATAATGGCATTTACACAACCGAACAAATCAATGAATATTATAAAACAATAAAAAGAGCTTTTGACGAAATGGACCTTTATGATAAGTCTGATTATGCAAAGGCTACTTCTATTGTTTCTTGGATTGGTAATAATATTAGTTATAACGATGATAATTATCAAAATGTTGCAACGGCTATGCTTATCAATAAAGACGGTATCTGTTCTGGATTTTCAAGTTTAGTTAATTATTTTTGTAATATAGTAGGAATTGAAAGTTATGAAATGGGTAGTATAGCTCATTCATGGAATGTGTTAAAAATCAACGGTAAATATTATTTCACAGATTGTTCTAATATTATTACTGCAAGGCTTATGTCAGCTAAAGATTTTGGACGTGTAGATGAAAAGACTTGGGTTGGCGGACAATCAAATGATTATTATATTGAAATGATCAACACAGCTCCATATGTCAAATTGCATATCGTAGATGAGGAAACATGGAATGATCCGGGTTGGAAGTCTTTAAAGCAGTTTGTTCTTGACTTTATGGATAATCTTACGTTAGTTGGTATTGATACTATAGGTCTTGTTGGAGACACTCGTTATCACACACATTCCTCTCCGTATACAATTAGTAAAACTAAAATAAAAAAATCAAATTCATCTTCAAATAATTTAATTTCTGATGATAATTGCAATCTTAAATATGAAAACATTGACGAGAAATTTACTCAAACCAGTAAATGTAGTGTCAATGGCTATATGACAGGCTATTTTACCGATAGAACAGCATATTATACTGACAATGATGTTATAACAGAAAATGCACGTCCTATTAAAGATTGTATCCTTAACGGTAATACCGGCGATAAAGCAGTTAAACTTACCACAAAGGAAACTCAGGTTGACCAGTTTGATAACCCAACTGATAAAACTGTTAATTTCACGGAAAACCGTGTAATTGAAACCGGTAAAGTTATAAAGAACAACAAGACTTCTCATAATTATTACAAGAGGACAATCAAAAATTATACTTGTGATAAAGATACCGTAATTGAATTTGTATGTAAGGATTGTGGTGAAAGATTTTGTCTTGTAAAATATTGTGATAATCATCAGTTTAAAACTTATGTTGACGTTACACCAAATACATGTACTTCTGACGGCAAAATTAACATTTATGATGGAAACGCAACGGATTATGATTTTAAGTCGAAGTCTTTTAAAGGTGTTTCATTGAACAAGCTTAATCATAATATTAAGACTGAGGTTGTTGATAATGGTACATTAGAAAGAACTTATTGTGATAATACTTCTAATGAAATCACATTAACAACCGATGATATTAAAAATAATCTTATGAATTGCTTGTATTCCAGCGATTATGACGGTGTAGACGATTTAAAGTGGAATAAAACTCAAGACCGTAGATTTTGGGAATTTAATTGTGATAATCAAAATGGTCAAACACCGACTATTACAATGAAACTCCTCGCTAAAGGTATCAGTGACGGTGTAAGCAATTATGGCACATCTCTTTACTTCACAATTAAAGATGATAAAACGAATGAAGTAAAGACATATAATTTCTGTTATAACGACAAAACGAAAGTAGCAACTCTTACCAATGTAAATGATAAGACTGATGTATTACCGGCTGAAGCAAAAATTGATGGTGTAACCATTACTCTCAGTGTTAAGGCTAATTCGGTATATAAGAGATATGGTTATAGTTACTCTTATCTTAACGGAAGATTTTACGAAATAAGAACCAATGGCGCATTTTCGGATATGTTTGGTACAAACTGTTATATCAAATTTACATACGATAATTGTAATTATGAAACTACTAAAGAGTTAGATCATTTTTATCAGGAAAGTAACAGAACACCTGCTTCTTGTACCAAAGAGGGTACAGTAGAGTATACTTGTAAGCACTGTGGTGCTAAGAAATATGATACTTTACCATTAGCAGAACATACTGCTATAATTCAAAATAAAAAGGATTCTACGTGTGCTGAGGAAGGCTATACAGGTGATACTGTTTGTAGTGTATGTGGTAAAACACTCAAAAAGGGAACAGCAGTTCCTAAAAAGGACCACACGTATAAGATTACAACCGTAAGTGCTAATTGTACTTCTCAGGGTTATGATGAATACACTTGTATTTATTGTGGCTATTCGTATAAAACAAATTATGTAGAACCTAACGGTAAGCACGTTCCTAAATATGGTGTAAACAAAAAGGAAGCAACTTGTACCGAAAAGGGCTACACCGGTGATACGGTTTGTACTGTTTGTAACAAAGTGATTGAAAAGGGTAGTGAAACAAATCCTAAAAATCACAGCTATGTTCTTACAACTGTATCTGCAACGTGTGTATCTGAGGGATACGACCTTTATACTTGCTCAAATTGTGGTGATTCATATAAAACAAATATTGTTGCACCAAATAACAAACACACAGTTGTAGTTGACAAGGCAGTTCCTGCTACTTGTACTACTGATGGATACACTGCCGGTACCCATTGTTCGGTATGTAATAAAGTTATTTCTGCTCAAAAGGTTATTAAGGCTACAGGACATAAGCCTACCAAAATTGCTGCTGTACCTGCTACTTGTTCTTCTACCGGACTAACGGAGGGTTCAGTATGCTCTGTATGTAAAACAGTATTGGTAGAACAAAAGGTTGTTCCTGCACTTGACCATAAATGGGATAACGGTACTGTTACCGTTGAACCGACTTGTACAAAGGAAGGTAAAAAGGTTTATCATTGTGTTAATTGCAATGAAACTATGATTGAATCAATCGGTAAAACAAATCATTCGTTTGGTAATAATCTTCCTAATTGTTCAGTATGTGGCGCTGCTAATCCAAATTATGTAGCGCCAACAAAGCCAACTGAACATACTACAAAGCCTGCTGCTCCTTCACAGCCGCCACAGGCACCGATTCAGCCGAGTGTAATACCAAATGCTCCTGCTACAACAACACCTGTTCCTGTGCCTACACAGGCTCCTACAAGAGCTGTAGTAAAGGTATCAAAGCCTAAAAAGACTAAAATCAAAAAGGTAAAGGCTGCTAAGAAAGCATTAGCAGTTACTTGGAACAAAGTATCCGGCGTAAAAGGTTATCAAGTACAGGTTGCAACGGATAAAAAGTTCAAAAAGAACAAGAAAACTGTTACAATCAAGAAACAGAAAACAACTAAGACAACCGTAAAGAAGCTTAAAGCTAAGAAAAAGTATTACGTAAGAGTAAGAACTTACAAAACTGTAAAG